TCAATACAGATGAGCGTACGGGCGTCTTTCAGCGTATCATCCACATAGTCGTAAAGATATACATTCTTTCCGATCAGATCCGCTGCGGGAAGCTGCTTCCCCTTTTCCCCACTGACGAGCTCGACCAGCATTTCATCGTTCACAAGCAGATTGGCAATCTTCCGCTTGAATTCCGTAAGTTCGCTTAAATAGGCCATAGCTTTCCTCCGCTTTACATATCAATCCATCCCATGCCGTCGCTCGGCGGCACTTCTTCCGGCGTCGGGTATCCGCTGTTTTTACCGTACTTTTTGATCCATTCCGCGTTGTCCGCAACCATGTGCTCCACGTCGTCTGTCGGCCGGAGCTCGTCTTCCACCAGCATCAGACGCACCAGGCCGTAGCCGCCCCAGTCGTCGTTCTCGGTGTCGGTCTGCGCGACCTTCCACGCGGAGGGATGCAGACGGTTTTTATCAATCAGGAAACGGTAGTCGTTGTCGATCAGTACGGTCTCTTCGTTGCAGGGCAGGTAAAGCAGCCGCTGAGAAGAGATCGTGAACAGGTAGTCCGTGTAGCGTTCGCCGCTGTTGTACTGCGTGGCGTTGTGTACATACGCCGGGTACTTGACCGTTTCAAAACTGGTCAGCGACGTAAAGTACACAGGCGTGTTACAGTACCACAGGATCCCTTTGCTGTACAGACGGTTGTTGTCAAACAGGGTGATGCAGAGCCACCACCGTCCGTCGATCCACAGGTAATCCCCGCAGCACAGTTCTCCGACGTTGCAGAGAATCTGCCGCTTGCTCATCGTGTTGTAGCTGTTCTCCACCTGATCCAGCACCAGCGCCCGGATCTGTTTCCTGGGCTTGCCCGTCGGGTAGTTCCCGTATACATACACATCCCTGGCAACTACGCTGTTCAGGATACTGTTCTCGAACGATCCTTTCCAGAGCTTAAACTCCTCGTTCTCAAAGCCGCCCAGTACGGACGGTTCCATCAGGTACCAGTCCTGTGCCATCCGACCACCTCAATTCCCGAACCATGAGGTCTTCTGTTTGTTGATGTAGTCGGCGGCCGCGGCGCGTTCTTCGAGGAGCTCGTTGTAGGTGTACTTCTTGGTCTCGCCGTTGCCGTTCAGCTTGATGTCGTTGGTGATGATGTTGTTGATCTTGTTGACCCGGCTGAGCTCCCGCTCCACGTACATGACCTTCATCATGTAGCCGAGCGTCGTGATCACAGCCCGGTTCACCGTCTCCGAGAAAGCTCCCGCCTCCCGGTTGTATCCGACATCGCCGATCTCCAGCTCGTACTGACCCAGCGCCTGTTCAAACCAGAGCTCGACCAGACCCTGCGGCAGCGGCGTCCGTTCTCTGATGAGTGTCTCGAACGAATCGATTACGTCGGTCTTCGTGAACAAGCGCCCTTCCCCCTTACATGGTGACGCTGACCCCTGCCAGCTGCTCGGCGTAGCGCACCTTGGCAAAGTCGTTGACCTTTTTGCGCTCGATGTAGCTGATCAGCCTGTGACGTTCATAGTCCATGATCACCAGCTCGTCGATCTTCGCCGTGAACGCGCTCTGAGACTTGATGGCAAACAGCTTGTCCAGCAGCTCGTCCGTCAGCACCTGCTGCTCCTCCGGGATCTCGAACTGGGCCTTCAGGGCCTCGTCGTTGACCACCAGCTGAGCGTGCGCCCCATGGCCGTCCGTGCCCACCAGCAGCCGGTTGCCGTCATAGAACTGGGCTTCCAGCTCCGTCCGATCCATCGGGATCGTACCGTTGGCCGGTACCTTGACATCGCCAGTATTCAGCTTGCGGGAAAAATACACAGGCCACGGGGCCAGGTTGGTCACCGTCACTTTTTCATTGAGCTTCGCTTCATTCATGCTTTGCTTCCTCCGCTTTATAAGACCATTTCTTTTTCTGCCACGCGTCCAGTCCTTCGTCCAGTGCGGGCCCCCGCTCAAACGCCCAGTAGGCAGTCTGCGTACGGCGGTTGATACTGTTGAAGGCGGGGACGAGGCCGCGATCCATCAGATGACGGGCCACGGCCTCGTTGTAGCAGTAGAAAAGGTTTTTCTTTTCGCTTTCCATATGCCGAAAGGGGTGCGTATCACCCCATCCCCCTGTTCAGATTACAGCGCCAGGCTGGCGGCGGGCGTGATGTTGGTGTCGTTCAGCAGGCCGATCTCATATTCATGGCCCTTGGCGACGTCGGCAGCCACGACCAGGTCGAACCGGGTCAGCACGCGGCCGGTAGAAACGTCGTTGCCGCTGAAGCTGGTCAGTCCGCCGACCGTCCAGGTCGCGACGGGAGACCGGAAGCCGCCGGGCAGCACGAAGAGCAGGCCTTCGGGCAGCATGGTGGCAAAGTCAGTGCCGGCAGCGTTCAGCTTGGTCAGGTCATAGGGAGCGGGGGTCTCACGGACGATACTGCCCTTGTAGTTCATGACCAGGCCGTTCTTGCGGATCTCTTCCATGACGGCGTCAGAGATGCCGGTCACGGTGCCGTTGCTGTAGGGCACGAAGTTGTTGATCTGGGAGACCACGGCATAGGCGCCCAGGATGCTGGTCGGGCCAAAGCGGCGTACGGCCTTCACGACGTCGTCCAGGGAGGCCTGGTTGATACCGGCGGCCTCGGCGAAGTACTTGACGCCGGTCGCGTTCTTCACAGAGTTGTAGATCTTGCGGATGACATAGTCGGTCGCCATGTTCAGCATCTCGGTGCGAACCTGGGCCATCGCGGCGTTTTCGCGGGAGGCATCGCCGTCAGCCAGCGTGCGGTAGTCCACCTGATAGCCGGCGCCGATGCTGATCGGGGCCACGGTGTAGCGGACAGCAGCATGCATGGGGACGCGGACGTCACCGTTCACGGCCTGCATACGGGCAGCGCCACCGGCGACGTTCCAGATTTCGCGCTCGATAGTGTCACCGGCGCCCAGCTGGGTGTAGTTGCCGAACAGCTGGAGCATCTTCATCTCTTCCAGAACAGCGGGCTCGAGGATCTCGCGGCGGATCTGGTTGAGCTCGGCAGAGGCGCTCAGGTCGCCGTTGCCGGCCTTGCTGGCAAGGCCCTTGATGTATTCAACCGCCTTGTCGGCGACGTCGGCGTCCTTGAAGACGGGCAGCTGACGGCCCTCGACCATCGCGGAGAAAACTTCCACGACGGGAGAGGTGCGCTTAATTTCGGGATTACCAACGTCCTTGCGGGCGTTGTTCATTTCAAAGGTATAGCTCATAATCCATTCTCTCCTTTCCGTAGATTACGCCACGACGATCTTGACGCGGATGGCGGGGGTGCCGAAGTAGTTGAGCTTCTCGACCACGCTGAAGGTAACGGTGGTGTTGATGCCGGCCTTGGCCAGCTTGCCGGTAGCGTCCGCCTTCAGGGTGTCGCCCGCAGACAGGCCGGAGATGGCGTCGGTCACGTTGGCCTGGGTCACGATCAGTTCCTTGTCGTCCCAGTCCTTGACGCGGTAGCTGTTGAGCTTCGCGCCCTGCTTGATGGTGGCGTCGGCCAGATAGCGGTCGTCGCCCAGGAGGGTGTTGATCGCCACCCAGAGTTCGCCTTCCGCGGTGGGGACGGCAGAAGAGCCGTTAGAAATGATGTGGAAATAACCGTTGGGGACATTGGCGTGCGCCACGACGGTAGGATCATTGTGAGCGCTGTGCTCAATCATCTCGATGGTGCCAAACTGTACCATAGTGATTCACCTTTCCTTTCTCAGATTAAAAAATGCTGGAGCTCTTGAAGTTTTTCTCGGGCTCAACGACAGACTCGATCGCTTCAGGCTCTTCAACCTTCTGCTTCTGGTTCTGCTCGGCGGCCTTCGCGGCTTCCTTGTTCTTTTTGCCGATGCCGATATAGATCGCATCGACAACCTCGCTGACCTCATGGTTCATCGGGTCGGCCTTGTAGGCGTCGATCTGCTCCTGCGCCATGTTCAGCTCTTCGGCGTTGAAGGGCTGCAGCGCGGTTTCCAGATTGTTCAGCCTTTCCTGCAGCTGATACTTCGCGATCTCTTCCTCCAGAAGATGCTTCTGGTTGTAGAGCTCGGACAGCTCCTGATCGCGCTTCTGCCACTGCTGGTCGAACTCGTCGCACTTCTGCTGCAGCTCGGCCTTGACCTGTTCAAGCGCGGCTTCCAGCTGGGCGACTTTGGCGTTGGCTTCATTTAGCTCGGCGTCTTTGGCCTGAGTCGTTTCGTTCAGGCTGTTGATCTCCGCCGTGAGTTTCGTGTTCTCATCAAGCACACTGTGCAGTTCCTGCTTGATCTCATCGACAAACTCGCGGGCTTTTGCCTCGTCCATACACGCTTCCTCCTTGTTGTTGATTTCGAGCACATAGCAAGCTTTGTCAGCCGGCTCCACACTGGCCGACAAGATGGCATAGCCCGCGTACTCATATCGCATCGGGACGCGCCCTTTGGGCTTGTAACCGTCCTCGTAAACGATCTCATTGTTGTTCTCCGGGCAGCCGACGATCTCGACGCTGCCCATCACTTCCCCTTTGGGCACATGGAGTTTCAGCCACTCCACCAGCCCGGGGTGCCGGTGCTCATAGATATACCCGTCCGCCATCAGCACCTTGACGCTGGCGCCGTTCAGCTCCACGGTCGTGATCTCCGCGCCGGTAATGGTGCCGACCACTTCCGAGTCCGCGTTGAACGCTGGCATGGGGCGGCCGTCATAGTCCGTGGTCTCCCCGGTAAAGCCGTGACCACTGATCTCGATGTCGTCCGCAGTCGCGCCCTTGCTCAGGTATTCCACGGCGATGTCCGCACCGACGATGCCCTTCATGGCTTCCCGGACATACGCTTCCTTCCAGCTGACGCCGTTGTCCTGCCAGTCGTCCGCGCTGTCCATGATCCTGTGCAGAATCATTTTGATCGGCCGTTTGCCGCCTCGCGCCTCGCTGCTCAGCTCAAACAGCCGGGTGTTCCATCTCTCCATCTACTCACCCCCTTACTCCGTCTCAGGATGCGGGGTGTCGTTGCTGGCGTTCGCCCGGTTGTTGAGCGTCTTGGGGTTCTGGGTGTCCTCGTCCGTCGGCCGGCCGGCCTCATCGCTCTTGCCTGTATAGGTAAACGAAGTCTGGTGCACCGGGTACTTATGCTCGATGTCGTTCTCCAGCTCTTCGTCCAGCATGTCGAAGAACGCTTCTGGGCTGATCCCGACCGCGCTCGCCCACAGAGCCAGGCTGCCCTTACCCTGCAGGTAGAGATCCTTCGCCATCTCCACAAAGGCCTTGCGGTTGCAGTAGGTGATAGGAAGAAACTGAATCTCCGTCCGGTACTTTGGGTTTCTGATGACGCAGCGGTTGATAACCTTGTTGAGCTCGGTCGTCAGCATGCCGATGATCTGGAAGATCTGCGCCGTGATCAGCTGCAGGTTGTTCTCCTGCGAGCTGAACGAGCTGGTGCCCTCGCCGGTCAGCAGACTGCCGGCAAAGCCAAGGCTCTGGGAGATCTTCTTGCGGTTGCTGTTATCCGTATCGTCGTCCAGAATCGACACGTCCGGTTTCAGGGCGTTGATGTTTGTGCCTGCTGCCACAGAGAAAAATGTCGTAAAGCTGTCTCCGTTGGTATGGCGCTGCAGGGCGTCCCTGACGGTCTCGTGCTGCTTTTCCTGCTGCGGCCCGGTCAGGGCAGACTGGCCCTTTTGAGCCCCCTGCGGGAACTCCTGCCAGTAGATGCGGTTCATAACCTCAGCCAGAGCCGCCCGCTTCGCCTTCGTATCGGAGGCGTCGTAAAGCACGTCATCGATTGCCGCCAGTGCCAGCGGCCTGCCATAGGGCTCCGACCGCTTCGCCCGGTACTTGACGGCCAGCGTGTGATCGGTACTCAGCACCGCCCACTGCTTGCCCTTCCCGTTCTTCCAGTCGTTGTATGCCCTGCGGATTTCCTTGGGATACTGGCGGAGCTTGACCTCTGTCGGCACCCGGTCGTGCAGGTCAAAATAGGACAGGTCGAAAGCCAGCCGGTAAGTGCCGTCTACGATCCCCACGATCCGCGTATAGTCCGGGTTCAGGGAGATCACGGCGGCGTTCACGTTGGCGTCGTTGATCTCGACGATGTTGGCGACCGTCCAGTCGTCCATGCTCCTGTCCTTGGGCAGCGGCCGCTCGATCGTCTCAAAGTAGGCGAAGTACACGCCTTCGAGCAGCGTCCCGTGCAGACCGTCCCGGAGCACCTCGTCCCCGCGTATGGAGCGCCAGATGTCCAGCACCGCCTGCTTGTTCTTCTGCTTCTTTCCGGCGCTGTCGCCGTGCGGCACAACGACCGGGTTGAGCACAGGCAGGGCGACCATATAGTCGATCACGTTGGTGATAATGCCGTTAGAAGAATAAAGGGCGCGGCTTAACGCACGCGCCTCTTCGTTGTAAGACATGGGATCACGGATGATCCTGAGGATATCTTCAATCCGGTAAAGATCCAGAATGGTACATCCACCGGCAGGTACCCAGCTGACGTTGCTCCACATGCTGTTCATTTCTTTGGTTTCTTTTTGGCCCATCGCTGGTCACCTCCTTTGTGTTCGTTGATCTGCTCGTCAGTTGAGCATGCATTGATAATCGTACTGATTTGAAATCGACATCAGATCCCGCTCCAGCAGCGACGCAAAGTACAGGCCGTAGCTCACGCTGGTGAACCTGTCCTTGGTCATGTTGCCGACCTCCGAGATTCTGATGATGCCCGTGTCCTGCAGCCGGTCGTACCTGAGCGACACGCTTTCGTTGATGAAAGCAGCCGTCTCGATGTACGGGGCTTCGTAGAACATCGTGGTTTCCATATCCACAGAATCCGTGTACGCCTTGATCTTCGGCAGCACCTCATCCGTAGCCATGTCATAGGGAATCAACAAGCTCACCCGGCCGTCCACAAACTCACGCCGCATCAACTGCGCGATGTCGCTGTTCAGCTTTGATGTTGCCACCACCGCGAACAGCACATCCTGTGCGCCTTCTACGCGGACGCGGTTGGCCGTATTCTCGTCGTTCATGCACCGCCATGCGGGCATCTCCACACCGGCGCCGTCATCATAGGTTGGCCGCGCCAGCATGTCGTAGACGCCGATACCGCCCGATCTGGTATCCAGCACGACATAGTCGCACTCGGTATCGTAGAAGAGCTCCTTGATCCTGCGGGCCTGAGCTGCCGTGTCGCCGCCCTGCTGGGACTCCATGTAGCTGACGACTTTCCGGTACATTACCGTGTTGTCGTCCGGGTGTTCCGGGAAGCAGCGGATGATTGACGCGATAGTGTTGTCGTTGCCGTCGCGTGTGACAAAGCTCAAGTCAACAGACAGAATCCTGATCTCGCCCTTCTGATGCGGCAGACAGCTTCCCTTCTTGGGAGGCGGGTCGTCGATCTTCTGGCGCGGGTAAATCGGCGGCTGCTTCCACGTCTGAGCAGAAGCAAGCAGCTCGTAATCGTAGTAGGCGTTTTCGCCCGTACCGCACATGATCGCACCGTACTCCATATCAAAAAGCGCAGGATCCATCCTGCGTTTGTCCCGGGCGATCTGAGACCTTGTCTTCAGTTTGTGGTACAGGCATATCTCATAGGAAAAGGCAAGCAGCGCATAGCGCCTGTCCCCTGCGGCGACATGGGCCGCGCTGTCTTTGATCCCCTGCCACATCCAGTGGCTCCGGTACCATGCAGATGACAGCTGTACTGTCTTGCTCTCTTCCGGGTCGAGTGCCATATACTCCGGCCGGTCTTTGTACGGCGCGTTTCGGACATGCTGAAACTGGGTCAGTACCGAGTCAATGATGACCTTCTTCAGCTGCCGGTACTCGTCCAGCACCAGAATTGTCGAACGGTTGCCGCGGGCGTTATCATTGCCGACAACCACCAGAATGGTACTGTTGTTTTTGAAAATCACTTCGATCTCGTCGCCGTGCGTCCTGATCTGCAGGATCTCCCGCCTGAGGTTCGGAGAGACCGGCATCAGCTCACGCTCGATCTTCTGCGAGACGATGAGCTTGCTCTGCTTCAGCGTGCCGGCAGCAATGACGATCTGACTGCGCGGCCGGAGAATCGCCTCGCAGCAGGCAAAGATTGCGATTACGTAGGATTTGGCCGCGGCACGGGACGCGATCACCGTCGTGTCCTGCGCGTTTCCCAGCTCATACAGCATGAGCCGCTGGTATTCGTACAGCTTCAGCCCAAGATAGTGGGTGGCGAACCGGTGAAGATTCGTCCGGTAGAAGTCCGTCCATTCGATCAGCCGGTTGATGTGCTCCTGTTCGCTCAGGTATCCGTCCGGGAAACGCCCGGCAAGACTGCGCTGGTACCTGTCCAGCAGTTTGTCATTTGTCCCCATCGTCGTCACCCGTGTCCAGCATACGCGCCTCCTCGTCGGAAATCGACAGCTCGTCTTCCTGCTTCTGGGAAGACCGGTTCAGCAGATTCTCGACAGACCGCTTGACAAAACGGTCGTAGTATTTGCCATAGTTGTCGACGTCCAGGTACGGATGCTTTTTGACGTACTCGGCCGGCGTGTACTCTTCGATGTCGGCCAGCCACTGGCCGTACATGTTTTCTTCGCCCGACGTTTCAGGAGCCTGTACCGTATCAAACCCGCTCTCCTTGATGGCACGGGTCAGCGAAGAGCTCAGTGCGGACGCATTCGGCTTGTCCGCCTTGATGGCTTCCATGCACCTGTATTCCAGCGCCGCCAGAAAACGGGCAGACTTCACCTGCGCCGCCGTCACCGTATCGCCCAGCGGGTCGATATAGCCGTGGTATGAGTGCAGCATCTCTGCGTACGCATCCGCCGGGAAGCCTTCGCCGAATACCTCGACGCCCTCTTCGACGACCGGGGACCTGTCTTCGCCCACAGTCATGATGGCGTTTACATCCGAGCCGACGATCTGCGCTTCCTCTGCCAGCGTGTCATCCCACGAACGGTAGATGAACGGCTTGCAGTTTTTATCCATATCCGCCAGATAGCCGACGATCCCGTCGCCGCACGTCCCGGCAAGATCCCTGTCGTAATAGACGTTCAGCCACTCACAGCACCTGCGGATCGCTTTCTTATCGTCCCCGTCAAACGCCTTGAGCCAGTTCTGGTAATACTGCGTGCAGCAGGTTCTGCAGACCGGTGCGTAGGAGTTGTTACCTCTGTACATTTTCGTCCGGATCTTCGGGAAGAAGTCCGGCTGCTTCGGGTATACACACCCGCAGATAAAACACTGGTGCGGCTTAGCTTCGTCTGGTAGCTGCGATGTCTGCCGTGTGTTCTTCGGCTTCGTAGACGGTCTGGTTAATGGTTGAACAGCAGGCATATTGCACCCCCAAAAATCAAAAAAGGCCCGGGCGATATACCCGGGCTCGCTTTATCATGTCCAGACGTGGTTCGCATCCGCGATGGCTCAGCGTGTCTGGCTCTAACCTTTTTACAGCGTCACGTTGTACAGGCACTCAATGGGTGCTCTGTCCGAAACGATCACCACGCTCTGCTCCGGCGGCGCAAACAGCCGCTTGTTGTAGGCGTAGTCGTCCGTCCCACACAGGCAGCCCGTCTGCACCACCCGTGTCCGCCCCTCCGTCAGCAGTCCGCTGTTGTGGCGGTGGCCGACGAGGATGACGTCCGGGATGTACCCGATTAGCTGCGTGGCGTTGTATGTCGCCCTATCGGGGGCGTCGAGATCGCCGTGCATCATCACGAACTGCCAGCCGCAGGAGACGAAGGCGTTGGAGTATTCGTCCAGCACATTTTCGTCCCAGCAGATTTCCACCCTGCTGCTGTCCTGAAACACGGCCTTCAGATAGAAGGGGATCAGACTGTCCAGGTTATCCCCGGGCAGGTTGTCTTCCTTTTTACTGTTCACCCGGCTGTGGTTCCCGGAGACACTGTATACGGAGATCTTCGGGAAGTACTCCGTCAGCGCCCGGATGAACTCGGCAATCTCCCGGCAGGCAAGCTTCAGCTGCTGCACGGTGTTCATGGTGTTCTTCGCAATCAGCGCCGTGTGAATGCTCCCGCTGATCTGATCGCCCAGCAGGGCCAGCACCAGACGTCCGGCGTGGTGCCGTTGCTGAATGTCTGCCAGCTCGGCGGCGTAGTGTTCCAGCCGGCTGTGCAGCACGCTCTCGTCGTACACGTTCTGGGCGTTGTCCGTGGTCAGCCCGGTGTGCATATCCGACAGGCAGGCGACGACCTCCGTCTCCTGTGCCCCGTCCAGCCTGCACTGGCTGATCGTGATTGGCGGTACGTCTACCATGGCGGCGGCCAGCTGCGCCACAAAGTTCCCCTTCCGGGCATCCTCGCGAAGCTGCCGGTTGTACTCGTTCCTCTCGTCCCGCAGAAGCGTCCGCTGCTTGTAGATCTCCTGCCGCTCCTCCCTGATCTTCTGAAGTACAGCGGCGTTATCCTCGGCGGCGAAGACTTCGTCCCGGTACCGCTGAGCGTTCTGGAAGGGTTTGCGGTAGGCAGAGCTGCACTGGTTTTTCCCGAGCTCCTGGTTAAATACCTCAGCCAGATCGTCCCACGTCATATCCAGCAGCCCGTCTTCCCGGGCAGACGCCAGCCGGTACACAAACTGGGTTTCCGTTTCACCCGGCATCCTTTTGAGTGTGATGTCTGTCATGCTTTCTCCTTATCGGGAGCTCATCGGCCCAGGTGGCAATCTGTCCGCGATAGTTCCTGTTCAGCTCGCAGTAGGCCGCCAGCCCGCTCCCCTCAAAATGCTTTCTGTATGATGCAAAGCCGCTCTCCTCATATCCCGGCAGGTCGCACTGAGCGTCGTGTCCGATCACAATGCAGACCCCGCCTTCGTCGTTGAACCGTGTCAGCACGGTCTTGAGTCGCTCGGCCGTATAGTTTTCCGCTTCATCTACAATCAGCGCCGTCCGTTCTCCGCGGTCCGGGCTGTTCAGGTTTACACCCCGCAGGAAGGTGTCCGTCATGCAGAAGACAGTGGCGTCTGTCGCCCCGCTGTCCATCATGCCGCCGTAGTCCACGGTGCGCATCGGATCTTTTCCTATTTTCAGCAGCGCCTGTACGCATGGCATGGCGTAGTACTGGGATTTCATGGCGAGGTCGCCGGGCAGGTAACCCTGCTTGCCCTCAAAAGTGCCTGCGGCCGACAGGTAGATGATCCTGTCCAGCAGCCCGTACTCCACCAGCAGCATGGATGTCGCTACAGCGATAGTCGTTTTGCCGGTGCCGGCCCTGCTGTTGACAAAGATCAGCTTCTTCCCGTTTCCTGCAACTGCGTCCCAGATCAAATCTCTGAACTTCCGCTGATCATCGTCCATTGTTTTTGCCAGCCCGTAGAACACATGCCCGTCCAGATTCTCAGGTGCGCGTTCAACGACGGGCTCCGTCCGGGGCAGAGACTTGCGTGCGCCCAAAAGCGCTCACCCCCATATTACAGGATGCCAGCCGGGAGTATTCCCGGCTGGCGCGATCTCTATTCAATACTGGCCATATCTTCGAGCAGCACGTCGTAGGAACTGATCAGGTCAGTCAGGATGCCTTTCTTCAGCGCTTCGTCCGCAGAATAGTAGGTATCCGTGTCGATGGCTTTCTTGACTTCGCGGGATGTCATATCCGTACGATCCACCACGTAGTCGGTCAGCGTCTTCACCTGAGAGCTCCACTGCTTCATGAACATCTCGGCAGCCCGCTGGTCAGGCGCGCTGACTTCGCCGCTGCCGCGGTGCATCATGTAGCTGCTGTGCTTCATGCCCAGCCGCCTGTTGCAGGCGAGTAGCACGTAGAAGCCGCCGCTGTAGGCGATGCCGTTGACCACGCCGATCACCGGCGTCTGGCTGGCCTGAATCGCGTCGATCAGAGCGAACGTCGTATCCAGCGCCCCGCCGGGCGTGTCGATCATCAGATAGACAGGCTTGCGCTCTTCGGGAGGCCTGCCGATGTCTTCCTGATTCCAGTCGATCAGGCGCCGGATGAACAGGTTGTCCATTGCGGTGATCTCGTCGTCCAGCCAGTAGACCCTCCGGGCGTCGTCCCGGTAATCCTGCAGAAGCTCCGGGTCGGGGAGCTGCATGTTCGCAAGACTGCCGCACGTCTGGATGACCGGCAGCATGATTTCTCCGTCAAGTTTCTTCATCGTACACCACCCCTTCTGTATTTATCCAGCGCGCCAAGGACCTTTCGGGATTCCTCGACGTAATAGCGGTGGCGTTTGCTCCTCTGCTTCATCGTCCGGGTAATGGTTACATCCGGAAACCGTTCGCGCAGATAAGCCGCTTCATCCTTGTCGATTCTGATCATATAGCCTCCGTAGTTCAGCTTAGTGGCAGGAGATGACGCAGGTCAACTGACGCGGGTCAAGTGACGCAGGTCAACTGACGCATAATTATTTCCTACCCAATAACAGGCGCGTTAAAACGGCTCATCGAAAACCTGTGTATACAATGTCCGGATATCGTTGTTGCGTAGCTCCCATTCCCCGTCATCACGATACGGCACTTTCAAGCGAAGCCTGTAAGCGTTGCGGTAATAGTTTTTTTGCCAGCCGCGAATTGTTTCCTGCGTCGGGAGCTTTTCGATATAACCAATCTTAACAAGCCTTGGGATATAACGGCTACGCACATTACCAGCGTCCATCCCAAGCCAACTGCCAATGGCGCCGCTGCTGGCCACAAACGAACCGTCGGATCCTGCATAGCCTTTCGCACAGCACAGCAGCGCGAGGGCCACCCGTCTGTCTGCCTTGTTTAACGCGTACAGCCGAATGGTGTCCGCATCCTCTTTGGAAATGCGGACGACATTTCCGTTGCGCAGTTCCCTATCGTTCATATACGCCGCGGCGATACATCCGGCCAGAGAAAAGCCGAGGGTCAGGTTGTACGTCCTGACCCACTCGGCTGTCTTTTGAAAGATCGCCTCTTCGTCACAGCCGAGCTGCTTGTAGTACTTGGCGACCATATAACAGGCGCGATACAGATTTCCCTTCTGCTCGAGCTGCTGCCCGCTCAAATACTTTCTGGCTTCCGCCATTTCGTCAACCATTCCATCCCTCCAGATCATCAAAAATATCCGGCTCCAGGCTCAGCTCCAGATCATCCGCCAGTTTGGGCACCAGCTTGTACGGCTTGCCCAGATAGGTACACGCTCCGTCGTCGCACTGTTCCGGTATATACATCAGGTCTTTCGGGCGGATGTTCTGAATCAGCCCGTCCGGCGCCACAATCCACGGGAACTTCTTTCCCCGGGATTTATACTTGACGTACGTCAAGATCACACCGATGTTGGCCAGCACCCGCTCGTCCGGGCAGACCTGTTTTCCCAGCTCCTTATACCGCCGGTACAGGCTGTCCCAATCGGCGATATAGGAGGACGCTTCCGCCCTCGTGTACTTCTCCCGGATATCCTTCGCCTGATACTTCCGCACCAACGCCTGATATTTCTGGACGCGTGATACCTCCGCGCAGAAATCCAGGAAGAGCTTTTCCACTGCTTCAAACTGTTCGTTGGTGTAGGTCACGTTGTCATCATACATCAGATGCCAGTCGAACCGGCCTTCCTTCTTCCAGCGTATCCCACGCTCCCACCGCTCCAGCTCCCAGCACAGCCGGTTCATGTTGCTCGGTGCCCGGGCCAGCTGCTGTCTGGCGTAGTAGGGTGAACGGTAGCGCATGAAGTATGGAAGCGGCCGGCCGTATTTGCTGATCACCCGCGGCATGGGGTACAGCACCCCGGTCTTTGCGTAGTCAATGGATTTTCCGACGGTCACGCTGATCGTCGACAGGAAATCGTCATACCGCTTCTTCTGCTCTTCCTTCTGCGGGATGCGGTTCAGATACACGCTGGCGTAGTTGCTGAACTCGCCGATCATGTTCTTCGTGGTTCTGGAGATCAGGGCGATCCGTCCGATCTCCGTGTCTTCTTCGGCCAACGCCGTCACCTTGTCCTCTACGTCAATGGTGATCAGCGCGTTCTTATCTGACCCCTGCAGCATCAGGGGGTGGTCATTGATCAGGATGATGTCCCCGTCAAAATCCATCCCGTTCAATCTCTGCGCTACCAGACTCTTTACATTCACCATCGCCACGTTGGTCAGATGCCCGCACCACTTCAGGATCTCCGGGTCGTTGTTCTGCCTGAGCACCACGTTCTCCGACTTGCAGATGTGCGGGTTGCGCGTCACCAGATATTCGCCGTCGTACTTCACATACTTTGCCTGCGTCCAGAATTCGTCCGGCCCCAGCACACCTTTTACCGGCAGGCCGCCGATGTGTTCCAGAAAGGCGATCATGTCCGGCATGGCGAACTTGAAGCATGACTTGATGTACAGCTTCCCGCACTTCATGTCGTCCATGTACTTCTCGACCAGCGAGATCACGTACCGCCTGATCGTCGGCTCCCGCATCATGTCGTCATTCTTCGCAATGGCTGCCACGTACGGGTTCAGGGCATTACACTTGCCGTCCACGATCCCGAGGAAGCACTTGGTGTACAGCTCGTCGCCGTCCACGATCTTGTTGATCCAGTATACACTCTCATCCGCCAGACGCCTGAAATCCGCATACGGGAGATCCATCGTCTGCAAAATCTGATAGTTGCTCCGGGTGTACACCGGCTCTTCGTCTTCGGTGAAGTTTGTCCGGGCGATCGCAATGCAGTGGCCGTACTTCTGAAACAGATCCCAGTACCGATCCCAGTCCCGACTGTCACCATAAAGCTTGAAATACTTGAGGCCCTTATACATGCTCTCCGTCAGGATAACCATTTCATCGTGGACGCTGTGGTATCTGCCCCAGATATCCTGAATGTACTCAACCCCGCGCTCCTCAAAGAACGCCTCGTAGTCGATCGCATGCAGGCAGCCCTTGATGAAGGGGGCGCGAAAGATACAGGTGGTGATCGGCGTGGTGCTGTGTGTCCGTCGCTCGATCTCGGCCGCGATGTTCCTGTGCATGATCCCCATGCCGTCGAACGCGTTAATCGTGATGTCGCGGATGTCGCTGGCCACGTTCTTCTGCGTCCACTCGAAGGACTTCCCTTCCTGGTTGACGTAGGTCTTTTTATCATCGTACAGGTACCGGATGTGCTGATTGCTGACGGTCGTCATCCAGTCCGGCACCACAATGAATTTCGGCAGGTAGTCCTCCACGCAGTGAGCCGAGCTCAGCAGCAGGCCGCGGTAGGCGTACCATTTGCTGAGCACCGTTTCACCGATGCTCAGCCCCATAGTCACCTTTTCCAGCATGATGTCCGCGATCCCGGCGTCGATAAAAGAAAGCACGCCCTGGCGAACCATGGACGCGCTCCTCTCTGCCATCACAAACTTCCTGCCCCGCACCCGGATCCCGTTCCGCACCAGCGTCGAGATCACCAGCGCGATGTCCTTGTGGTAGTTGATGTCAACGAAGATGATGAACGGGTTATATCTTGACGTCACCCCGGTCACCTGCCTGATCAGCCGCAGATAGGGGCTGTCCGCCTGCTTGATCAGGTATTTCTTTTCTTCCTCCGGCGAAATGTTGAGCACGTAGTCATTGGCGACCAGCGTCCTCAGATCAATCGACCGGACAATGTACAGCGGCGGCGCCTGCATCGTCCATCACCACCTTCTGGTTCAGTATTCCCTGCACCGCAAGCATCCTGTCGTAGCAGCTGTCGCAGACTTCCAGCCGTACGCCAACCTCGGCGCGGCCTCCCATCAGCAGCACTCTGGGGTGATTCGTCCAGAGCAACCTCCCGCAGATGTCACACTTCATCAGCGTTATCTCCTTCCGGGTTGCCAACCGGCACTTCGATTTCCATTGCTGACATACGGCACTCCTCTGCGATGGTGATCACCGAGAACCCGGCCCGGCCCCATGCGTCGGCATTCGGCCCCGCGTCGTATTCAATCTCCGGCTCCGTCAGATCTTCGCCAATAGCGATGGGATAGAAGTATTCGCAGGCCGTTGCTTCCGGCTGGCATCCCGACAGACGCCAGTAGCACTCTTCACACGATCTCATGCGCCATCATCCCCCTCTGACGGGCTGATGATGTGAGCCTTGGCTGCCTCTGCCACATAGGCACCCATAGCGTTCTTCGCCAGCACGTTCTGCAGGTGCGTCAGATAGGCCATGGCGTCCTGAATGTCCGGCTTATTCCCGTAACCGGCGGCCAGCGCCCCCATCAGAATCTGCTGAGCCTGACTGAGCGGAGCCATCGGCCGTCGGACGCCTTTGTCGTCCACCATCCCGACGCTGTTCTTTGCGATGTAGACCCGAAGCGGCCAGCTGTCCAACCCGACACCGGTGTTCTGAAACAGTCCGGCCAGGTCTATCAGAATACGATCTTCGTCAATGAAGAACTTTTGAGTGCAGACCGTGTACTGTACGCCGTCCTCCTGTTCGCCCCTGACAGCCGTTAAAAACCAGTGCTTCACAGTTCGTCCTCCTCGTATCCCGGGTCGGGCAGCCCGTACTTGCCAAAGATCTCACCGATGATCCTGAACACCGTCTGTCTGGTCTCGTCGCCCGAGACAGTCCGGTCGCGCAGGTCGATGGTCGACCCGTTCCAGATGGCGATCAGCGTCTGGAAGATGGGCACCGGCGAAAGGTGATAGGTAATGGCCACCAGCTTCGCCAGCTCATACATCGTGTCCGCCTGCGCTCTCTGGTCGTTATTGTAAAGGCCCTGCAGCATCCGCTCTGCAAAATACCGGATGTCCAGCAGATCCTGTTTTATTTCTTCACTCATTGGATGCTCCTATCCGCTGGGTCAGGCTGCGTACCATCGCCTCATCCAGCTTTGCGATTTTCTGTATCCGTTCGTCCAGCTTTCCGACGAAGTCTTCCAGCGTCTTCGGCCCGTCGGTCATCAGCACGTCGATCGACAGATACCGGTGCAGGCCGGCTGCCAGCGACTTCAGACTGCTGTAGTAGCCGAACGTGACGTAGTTCTCCCTGCCGACGTTCTCCTTGCGCTTCGCCTTCTCCGCCGACACCACCTGCCGCTTCAGCAGCAGCAGGCTCATACCATCCGTCCCGAGGTACCAGTCCCCGGTAATCGGGATTACGTTATCCTTCCTCATCGCTTCTCCCCGTCACCTGATCAATGATTCCATCCAGTGTTGCTTCTGTGATTTCCAGCTCACCCTGTACGCGGTCGGTTTCTTCGCTGCCGATGTTCCACGCGCCGGCCGCCCCCTCCATGGTCTTAAACGCCGCCGTGCTCAGACCGCATGTCGTGCAGACGATCCAGTAACATCGCAGCATGTGACGCCACAGGGGCGGCGACTTGCAGGCCGGGCACTTCCTGACCCGCGGCTTCTTGTCCGGCATCGGTTCCCAGCCGGTAGCCCACGGGGCGAGCTCCTGTGCTCTGATAGCATTCACGCCCCGTCACCCCGCATCGGCATGATGAACGCCTGTATAACGTTGCCGTCATCGTCTTCCGCCCACAGACATAGCGGGTTAAACGCAGAGCGCGTGTCCTTCTGCCCGCTGAACTTCGCCAGCTGCAGCGCCATTTTCAGGTACCTGGCCTGCACATCAAACGGGTAGGTAGCGCACGGCATGTTCTCGGCGGCCCACTCGGCAGCCAGCATATCCGTCGCCGCCAGATGGCAGCGCACCGGGTATTCCCTGTCGCGCCCCGGCTTCAGCTCATCTGCCTTCGGCAGGGGCACCCATTGCATGTGCCGCTGTGCGTCATCGCTCCAGAGCCTGCTCTGCACAAGCTTCACTACGCTCTCTCCGGTCTTACGATTTTTCTCTTCGCCGATCTTGAACGGCACGATAAACACAAGGTAGCCGTTTCCGAAGATCGTGCGTGCCCCGTCGTCCTCCTGGATATGGGTAAGAAAAAATTTGTCCTCGGCCTTCAGCTTCGCGATCAGCTTCGCCACCCTCAGGCCGCATACCTCTATCGTGTAGCTCACCATGCCGGCCGCTCCCTTCCTCCGAGCGGGCCATTATCCTGCGCCTCCTGATCCCGGCGCTGCGCCCACAGCATCATCTCCATCGTGTAGCTCTGGGCAGCCATGGCCATCAGCAGCCTGCCGCTCGCTCCGGGATTGTCGGCGATCAGTTGCGGCAGCTTGTTCTCCAGCCAGTAGCAGAAGACCTTGTACTGGCCCAGCGTCTGCAGGATCGCTTCCTTTTCGGAAGTCAGGTGGTTGGCCAGCAGCCCGTTGACCGCACCGAGAATCCTTTCCTCCCACGGCTGGTAGGGGCCGATCGGTTCATCGCTCATCTCGATGCCGAACTGAGCCAGCGCCGCTTTCATCTTATCCCGGTCGTACGGCATCACCCTGCCGACGATCCGCTTGTGCTTTCTCATTTTCATTCGTCGTCCTCCTTCATCAGCCGCTCCAGCTCTGCGCGGCCATCATCTGTCAGCGTATAGACCGCGTCGTACTCGTCGCCTTCCGGGACGTAGTTCAGGAAATCCCTGCGCATCTGACGGATCTCGCGGCGCTCGATCAGTCGCCCGCAGCCTCGCGTCTGCAGCTCCTCAGCCATGTCGTCGCTGACATCCAGCAGGTTTCTCAGCTGTACACGGTAGGTCATGTCGGGCAGCTTGATGATCACCGGTATCATCGGCGCGTCTTCGCCCAGCAGCTGCGGGTAATCCCGGAAGTATCCCTCCTGCGACATCAGAAAGTCATTCCACGTTCCCCGCAGGTCTTTGGCGCTGTATACGCAGTCCGCCGTGTGCGGCCCGGTATCATCTACATACTCCGCTGTCAGGCTCATCCTGACGATGCTGGCGGGCACCTGCATCAGCACGTTGATCAGATCCAGTTGATCAGGTTTCATATCCCCACTCCTCTCGGTAATTCTTCGCGGCCTTTGCCAGCGCCAGAGCGCCGAAGTACTTCCTGATAGCCGGCGCGTCTGCGTTCCAGCTCATGTAGGCGTCCCTGAACGGGTACTTGTACCATCTGATCTCAAGCCCAAGCCTGCGATCCAGGAAGTTGGGCTTCTCGGCTTCGTCCGGGTCGTCGCCCCAGTAATAGGGGTTGATACAGATCTCGCCGTCGTCATAGCCGCCGCGGTCGTTCACGTAAGGGTTGTCCATCTCTGCATACCCGTAGTGATCCAGCCCCAGCGCATTCAACAGAGCCAGCCACTCGTCGCCGTCTTCGATCTCACGGTCGGGGAACTTATACGCGCCCATGCTGTGACCGAAGAGCAGGTTGCCCATCTCGATGTCAGCGTACTGGTTCATTTATCCCTCCGTCGCAGCCACCAGATCTGACGCGCCGCGCACCACGGTGTTGCTGGTTTTGCTGTAGGCATCTACATACAGCTCATCCTTCGCGGCGTTATAGGTCACCTCATAGATGCGGTTATTTGGCCCGTTAGCGATCATAATCGTCTTCTTGTTGCCCAGCACATGAGCAAACCAGACCACCTGAATGTCTCTGGCATCGTACTCCTCGCCGTAGTTTTGTACGCACACTGCCGCGACAGCCGCCCTTGCTATCATGTCAAACTGATTGCTCGTCATTGTCTTTCCTCCATCAGATTATCCAGTACCGCGTACGCCTTCAGCCGCTTGCCGCACAGCGGGCAGAACTGAATCGGGCCGTACATGTCCAGGTCGTTGCTCGCCCAGTCGCCACTCCTCGCGAAAACATCCTCGCCTCTGCCGTGCTTCGAGCAGAATGCGCAGGGTGGCGCCGGGATCGGCGCATGCGCCGCCAGCATCTCTTCATACATCGTTGTCATCATCAGTATCCTCCTTCGCCGGGCAGATCCCCAGCCTGGCCAGCAGCCCGGCTACGTACACCGGGTCGTCAAAGGAGCAGATCCACTCCTCCAGAGTTCTGATTCCCCGCTCCTGCATGGTAGACCTCTATATAAAAAACACCGCCTGTTTGGCGGCAGTATCGTCAGCATAGTCGTAGAGAAGCCTCAGCTCAATGTGGTGGCCGGTGTACGGCCGTGGTGGATACTTTATAAGGGTCACAGGAAAGGCCCCGTCACATGTCGCTGAAGTCGATTTTCGGTTTGGTACCATATGAGATCAAACAGCGCGTTGATTTCCTTCCATGCCGGCAGCGGGCTCATGTCGCCGTCGGCCTCAACATAACGCGTCTTACACGCAGGGCAGTCGGCGATATCACCGCTCGTCCACCGATACCCGTCGTACATGCGCAGCTCCAACTGCCCGATCGCCATCTCCGCCCCGCACTTCGGACATTTCTCAGCCATCGTTCTCGTCCTCCTGCAGAGACTGGATCATCGCGCACTGCCACCTGATCTCCTCGGCCCACCGGCTGACCAGCTCCGGGTCGCCCTTCGCGGCCTCGTATTGTCTGTAGATCGCTTCGGCCAGCTCGCCGATCCTGCTCCATGCGGTGATATAGTATGGCTTGGCGCCGAGCGGGGGTTTCATCAGCTCCTCGATCTCGAGCTCGAGCTGATGAGCTTCGTCCACAATAGCGTCGTACGCGAATTCGTCGGCCAGGGCCATGCACGGGCCGCCGGCAGTGCGCTTTTCCTTATAAGCCTCAGCGCGCTTCAGTAACATGTCCTTTTTCTGCATGAGTTCCGCTATCTGCTGCATGTTTTCCCTCCGTCCTTCTTGAGCCGCATCAGCTCCTCATGCTCGCCCCGGCTCTCCCAGCCCATGTCCCAGCCTCTCGACCACTGATTGCCGCGCTCTAGCTCGTCCCGCTGTTCAACCGCCCAGGTAGCGTAGAAGGCAACGCACATGCCGATGAAGAGCCCGCCGATGATTCCGATCAGCAGGGATGTAATATGAACCGCCATCATTCCGCCGTCACCTCCTCATCTTCGCCAAACCGGTTGGCCGATACCAGTGCAATGATCAGGATACCCGTAAACACCCCGGTGAAAAATCCGCCAATAAACAGCCACATAGGCAACCTCCTTAAAAATCCGGCTGTTATGACCGCCTTTCGGTCAACCATCGGATAACACTTAGCCAGCCCTTCCCCGGCGGCCGGCACCGGATGTATTCATGTTGTTGGTGCAAGCACGACCTGATAGCCGATGACCTCTGCCCGGCTGCAGCCGAGCTCGTCCTTTAGAGCCAGCTCCATATCTTTCACCTGCTCGTCCTGTGGTATCATATCTCCGAGCGGCTCCTTGAGATCAAATTCCAGACGACAGTTAAAAGTAACGATTGCTTTCATGACGGTCTCCTGTGTGTTAAGAGCGGGTGAGGATTTGCACCTCACATGAATTCTTATGCCCTTCGAATTCTGACGGCACATTCTCCGTAGTTCCCACGTCGCATTTGTCTTAGCGTCTACCTATTCCGCCACCGCTCATGTTCATTGTTCCGGTGCGGCCGGCAGCGGCATCCACGCTTTGACACAGCCCGGCCGGTTGTAATAGCACCGCTCAATACTCCATACCTTTCCGTTCCACTTTGCAAACATGATGCCGCCGTGGTGCTCCCGGTGCGTTGACGATCCGCCGGTATAGTCCGGTGCGTACACCCAGTACCAGCCGGATTCCTTCGGAGTGCCGGTGTTCCAGCCGGCGACAGCAGGCGCCGTCATTGCGGCGAACCGGGCGGCGGTAATGCCGTGTTTGTACTCGCCTGTGCTGTATCTGATCAGCTCGGTCAATTCATGAACCAGTGCGTCCCCATCGATCAGTCTCATGGCGCACTCCCCTCCGGCTTAGCGGGCAACTGCATATAATGAGTGACCGAACATCGTTTGCCCTCGCATTCCCACCAGTGATAATCCGCGGCACCGCCCCAGTTGGGCATCACCTGAGCCGGGACATAGGCCTTTGCCACCCGCATGACGCCACGAGCGCCGACCGTCAGATAACGTTCCCCACTTTGCGGCGGCTTGTCATTTTCACTGACCCATTCGCTGGCGGTGGGCGCCCGATCAATCAGCCGCAGCACGTCCTCTGCTGTAAGCAGTGCGCAGTTGCGACAATTCTCAAAAATGTCCACACGAGTGTCTGGTACCATATTTTTCAGCGCGTCAGCATCTATCAGTCTCATTGTGAATTCCTCTCCGGCGGTTTCGGCAGCGGCATCCAGTGCGTGACAGGAGAGCCGACACCTTGCCATCTGTCCTCATCAAATTCATACGCAAGTGTAAGTACGGTTCCACTCTCAAGTGCGACCAAATACCACTGCCGCCTAACAAGAAGACCACAAACATCAGGTGGCCGTACAGGTAGTCTATCCTTGACGCTGATCCAGCCGCCAACAGTCGGGGCGACGTCAATCGCGTCATTGATTTCGTACATCATCATCGTGCCGTAGCTGACGGCCTGCTGCTCTCTGTCCGCGTTCCCGTACTTCACGGCGTTTTCACAGCCGATGATTTCTTTCAGCTCCTCGGCATCTATCAGTCGTCCCAATTCAGATCCCCTCCTGTGCGCACACTTCGGTTATCAAACGGCAGTCTGGTCGCCATACGGATGCTCTGGAACAGGGCGCCGCAGTGCTGGCATTCCGCCGGCTTGATCAGATAGTCAACCACGTTGTAGCCTCCGCTGCAGTAAGGCTCCGCCTGGAGGATGTCGACGATACCGTCGACCATCCTCCCGCAGTTACCGCACACCGGGCGAAACTCAATATCAGCAAACATCGTTCTGCTCCTTCCGGAAAATCTGATCGACCGGGAGCTTCTCCATCTCGGCTCCACACTTTTCACAGTAGTTGCCCATCAGCCCGGCCAGACCGACGACGTTCCCGCACACACTGCATGCCCAGTGCCACCCACGATCTGGCTCCGGGATCCAGCGCCCCTTCTTCGGCTCCAGCATCTCGGCGGCGATGTACAGCACCTCGGCGATGTACCCGGGCTCCTCCCCGGTGACTTCGGCCAGATACTCGCGCTCCCGGTACGCGATGTCCTTGAGCTCGGCGATAACCCGCTCCCTCTGCATCCGATCACTCCTCATAGTCGGCCAGCATCATGTTGATACTGTCCAGCAGTTTCGCGAAACCGTCCGGCGTCAGTTCGTTCAGCGCTTCGTCAAGCAGCTCCTGAATCATGCTCTCATATCCGTACACGGTAAGTCCTTTACTCATCCTCAGATCCTCTCCCCTCCATCGCGATCACCAGATCTTCGCGCAGATGCTTGGTAAGAGCGTTCCGCTCCTTTACCAGCTGAAGCATGTCGTCGGCCAGCTGCCATGGGATCTCCACGCTCAGGTCCGAAAACTCACCGCAGGCGGCGTAGCCGTGCTCAACCCAATCCTCTGTCTGGTACGGGCAGCCGTCGCAGTCGGCGTCCAGCAGGCCCTCGTCACTGATCCTGATGCACCGCTCGAAGGCGTCAATGATTTTCTTGGGCGTCATCTGCGCTCACCCCTCCTCCGGCTCGATCAGGCCCTTCCGGCAAATGCTCCGGATCATCCAGTCATAACCACAGAAACCATCCGACCTGCGCTCGATCTTTCTGGCTTCGTTCGCTTTCAACCGGCGCGTCGTCACACAGGCCGTCCAACCGTCATCCCATCGGTAATAAAACTCATTGTTCCAATACGCCTTCGGAACGTCCCGCTCGCTCTTCACCCTGACATGTAATCTTTCCGCCTGCGACCATCTTCCGTTCCATGATCCGCAATGCGGCATCGTCAGTTCAAATACGATCAAGCCAGTCCACTTCCTTTCCGCACCCACCACAGAACCGCTGCAGATAACGCAACCCAAGTTCTCCGCACCGCGAACATCTGTATTTATCCAGATGCGGGTCGATACTCAGATATCGTCTTTCCGGCTGCACCGTTATCTCCTGCTCCTTCAGCAGCTCAATCGCATCCTTGGTGACCTGGGCAAAACAGTCGCAGTCCGTTTTGCCGTAGTACGGGCACTCAGCTGCGCACTCCCATGAGTACGGGTATTCCAGCTCCAGCTGAAGCGCGGTGATAACCTTCTCCCTGTCAGTCATCCGTGCCATTCTCCATTTCCGCCCCGCAGCCGGGACAATACTTCGTCAGCACTTCATGCCCCATATGCAGCGGGTCATACGGCGCGAAGCACTCACAGAGCGAACAGATCTTGTGCCCATGATACTCAGGTGGCGCCATCCCGGTCAGGGGTACCCACCTGCCCTCGCGTACTTCCTCGAACCGCTGGTCTTCCTCGATGTCACAGATCCTGTCGAAGAATTCATGCGCGAGCTTGGGGTCGGCGATGATATCATCGCACTTCTCCTTGATCATGTACCGGAGATCCTGCAGGTCAACCTGTAATTTCATCCCACGGTTCCTCCTCCCTCTGCTTATCTGTTGGCCGGGCAGACCAGCATCGCCAGTCGCGGCCATATCGAAACCAGTCCGCCGCCTCATCAGAGAGCCGCTTCCCGCGTGTCATCATGGGCTCGATGAATATATGGTTACGCGCCTCAAACCATACAACCTCTGCGGCGTCGGCCTCGTCCAGCGTCAACACCCGCGGCTCCTGCTCTTTCAGCAGCGCGATTAGTTTATTTACTGTAAGCAACTCACCATTATGGCGAAGCACGAAATCCTTGTAATTCCCTTCGAGAATCCTGATCGCTTTCTCCCTGTCACTCATCCCACTTCACCTTTCTCCCGCACTTGTGACAGTAGACATTGTTCCCGGTTATTTCTTCATTGCATATACCGCAGTAATACTTTTTTATGAATTGTACAGTGTATGTTGTAAGTGGAATAGCACATTGATCAACTATCGGTTTCACCGCTTCCTGTTCCTTCAGCAGCTCAAGTGCTTCGCGTTTCAAACGCTCGACGTTGTGCAAATCCAGGCCCATGTCTCGGTGCTTATCAATCCAGCTGTCAAAACAGGTTTCAACAGCTCTGATAACCTTCTTCCTGTCAGTCACCCCACTTCACCGCCTGTCCGCACTTCCAGCAGTAGTTGATCTTGGGGTGAATGGCTCTCCGGGTTGTGATCTGTTTCCCGCACCCCGGGCACCGCACCGTGCTCGTTGTGTAAACCACGGGCTTCGGCTCATTCAGCAGTTCAACTGCATAATCAGGAATTTCTCGCTTCCACCATTCGGCTGCTATGGTGTAATGGTTTACTTCGTCGAAGAAAAGCCACACGCAAGTGCTATTTTCTCTGACCTTTACATCAGGATTCATGACCGTGAAAAGCTGTCCGAATGTCATTCCCACTTCACCGCCTTTCTGTAAAGCGCAACGACCGCATCCATCAATTCGCCAACCTTATCTTGGAAAACAGGATGATCTATTTCACAGTCCCAAATCGAAGAAAACATACCCAGAATTTTTTCCTTGAATTCATCCGGGGACATTATTTCCTGCTCTTTCAGCAGTTCGACTGCTTCCTGAATACAAGACATGATCTGACTAACCCGTACCGCGGCATAAGGCCGTTCGTCAAGACATTGCTGAAGCAGGGATATCGCTTTTTCTGTGTCAGCCATCCCACTTCACCGCCTGTCCGCATTTCCAGCAGTAGTTGTCAGCGCGGTAAACGCTCCAGCCGTTGAACGGCGTGTTACAGTTCGGGCACCGCGTCATGTCCTCCTTACGCACCACACGTTTCGGCTTCAGCTGCTCGATCGCCATTTCCAGGTATGTAAACTCCGGGATCGTGACCGTCCGCCCGAAGTAGATATTCTCCGCCAGACTTTGCAGTCCGGCTATCATCTGTTCCCTGTCCATATGTCTCCTTTCAGGAAGATGCCTTTCTCATGCCTCCGAAGAGGTCGAGCTTTCACGGTCCGTCCGCAGACTTCCGTGGGCATAGGGGTCATTCTTTACATACTTAGCACTCTGCCTTCACGTACCACCCAGGTCTCTGCGTGGTTGAACCAGTAGATCAGGCTCTCCTCGCAGCTCGGGCAGAGCACATGCGTGATTTCATCGTTTGCCAAGGTCCACAGCCAGGTCTCTGCGTAGTGCACGCGGTGCCTGAGGGCGGCATGCATCTTTGGGTCGATCTCCCGGCCACAGCGGTCACAGAAAGTTTTTGTCATTCACACCACTCCAGTAACGTGCCGATCCCGGCGTCCTTCAGGGTATCCATCCTGTCGCCGAAGTACAGCTTTGTGATCCCATCCGCGCCGACCCAGTGGTCGAAGGTTTCCCAGTACCAGCTGTCGCCGCTCACTTCCTTCGGCACGATGATCAGGCATGGCACCCGGCGGGCAACCATGTCTTCCTTGGAGTACTCGGAGTTGAAGGCGCCGTCGCAGGGTTCCAGTACCAGAGAGTCAAACGGGAAGGCGATGTCGACGTGGCCGGCGACGTACTGGTCGTACACCCGGCCGGCGTTGTGTTCATAGGGGCGGTCGTTCCAGTCGTCGCCCCACCACTCGACAAGGTCGTCGTTGCCGATGTACAGGCGGACGACATTGCCGCGGCGCTCGAAGTCAATGATCTTCATGTACGATCTCCTTATATAAAAACGCCACGCGGATGTACCGCATGACGTAATAAAAAAGAAACCCGGGGTCTGTCCCCGGTGATGACTGTATTATACCACATCCGGCTCCGGCTGGCAAATCACTGCGGCTTCCGCTTGCTGACAATCCCGCTGATATCCGCACCGTTCTCCGAGCAGTACGCTGTCAGTGCCTGCAGCACGCCCGGGATTTCTTCTGGCAGGATGAAGGAGTACAGGCTCCGCTTCCCCGACGGCGTTCCGACGCCGCGCCCCAGCTGCCACATCCTCTGCCTGTCACGCAGCGGGATCCGGCACCGGCTCTCGATCACGTCATACATTGCCAGCGTCCCTTCGCCGAAACGCCCGCCATACAGCTTCGAGCTGATCGCCCGGGCGATGGCCACTACAATCTGATCATCACTCAGGTGTTCGGCGGCCCGCTTTGCCGCGTTGGTTGCTTTGCGTTTGGCGTTTCCGGCTACCCGGTTGTTGTACTGCTGCATCGCCACCCGGATCTCGTCGTCCGTCTTTCCATCCATCAGGGCCTGTACATCAGGAGCTATCAGCCTGGCCCCGGTCGAGTAGGTGCCGGTCTTGCGCAGTGTCGGCAGGACATCGGCCGTGACCCATTCGACAAAGTCGTCAGCGGCCTTGAGCCTGCTGTGGAAAATCAGCCGGTACATCCCGGCTTCGTCGATGATAGTGTGGTGTGGGTTGCCGCCCATGCTGGGAGTTCCTCCCCGATTTAGGGTAGAACCCTCTGAATCATCCAGCCGCATCAGACGTTTATGCTTCTCTGGAACATGCATGCGGAGCGCGTTGGCAGGTTTCTTGTACCCAAGTGACACAGCAAGATCGCTGCCAACAAACCACGGCTTCCCGTTGATCTCTCCGCCGCGCACGGTACCAAACATCTTGTTGTCAAACGTCGTCACGCTCAGTGCTTTACTCATGGCCGACTTCCTCCCTCAGCCTCAGCTGATAGATCTTCCCGTCCTGCCTGATCAGCTCGTAGCGCTCGTTGATCTCTGACCACGGGGTGCTGTCGTCGATGGTGGCGTAGACGATGGTCTCGCGGGCGTTGTGCAGCCTATCTACCCCGCGCCAGCCGAAGACGATCATGAGCAGACAGAGCGCACCGCTAAAAACCACCAGCGCTGCAAGACCGCCGTCGAGATCGCGATCTCTGATGGCATCGAAAAGCTGATAGATCAGATAACCGAGCGCAGCCGCTGCCAGTGCCATGAGAACGATGAGCAATGCCATCAGCGTTCCGGTACCGGCGGGGCTCCCAGTTACAGTGTTCAGAATCTCCATAGGCTCATGCCTCTGCCAGAAGTTTTAGCAGCTGCGTGAGAGCGGCCGTCTGCTGGTCGGCGTCCGGCGCCTTCTCCAGCTTTACCAGCTCGGTGTAGCTGTCCGCTATGCCGCTCATCGCGTAGCTGAGATTCGGGATCTTGTCCGGTTCAATGGTCTCCGTGAGCTCCTTCGTGATCCGTCTGGCGCAGTCCAGAAGCAGTTCCTTCATTTTGTCCATATCGGTCTCTCCTTTCGATGTAAATGAAAAAGCCGCCCGAAGGCGACTGGATAAAAGTTAAGGGTCGGAGCCATGTGGTCTCCGCCCTGAAACATGCCGGCAGGGATCTGCACCCTGCATGGGCCGTGCACTGCCCGCATCGGAGGGAGTCGAACCCATAGGAGCTCACCGTTGGTGTTTAAACCTGCCCCTGTCTCCTGGCCTCTGCGCGTCTACCTGTTCCGCCACGGCATGAATTTGGGTATTGTGCCAGCCTGTGCTCTGAAGTGCCATCTCATAGAAGCGGTGCGCATATCCAACCGTGGTGCCCGGCGAAGGCACGCAGCGGCAACAACCGCAACAGCGTTCGCCCGCCCCGAGGGACGGGATCGCCGCGCTGAGGGATCTGCAAGATGGTCTGGGTGAACAACCACAGGAAGATGGCTCGCGCAGCCCGATGAGGGCGGATATGTTGCGCGGGTCATTTTCTTTGTGCACAAAAAGAACGCGGCCGAAACCGCGCCCCTGCTGACATGGATATTATACCACGGGCGGGGTGGCCGGTCAAATCGAGCAGCGGGATACCGGGACGTACGTCCCGGTTTGAAACTTTCCCGGCAAGCAAGACACCCCTTATTATATATTATATATAGAGAAACATTACAGCCTGATTACGTTACAGGTCGATTAGCAATGTGTGTCGATTTACAATAGGGCTCAAGCTTCTATTCACGATAGATACATGACTAGTCCTGCTTCTATTCAAGAAACGGTACAGGTCGTTATACTATAGGGCTCGACCTCCGATGTACACAAGTACCTATTCCTTAGAGTCAACATACCAAGTTGATATCCTATTCAAGTTACACTACTAGTCCTGATTCCATAGGGCTCGATTAGCATTACAGCTCTTTATACATTGTTTCCCGATTTAGTTGTAAATTAAAAATATATAAATTATTTATAGGGGGCTTTCGCCCCGATTTATTTTTTTTAAAAAAACCACTACGACGATGATTCTCAGGCCCGTCGCTGCCCGCTCCGTCACAGCTCGTAGCGGCCCGATAGTCGTAGAGACGCTTCAGCGACGTGTGACGGCCCCTGTCTTTCTACCCTACCAAGATATCCACCCGACCGCTACACCGGTCACCACATTGAGCTACGGTCGCTCTACGGCCATCTGCGTCTCAGTCGTCGATCGTCTCCCATGTACCTTCGACGCTGCGCGTCTCGGTACGTGGGAGCTGGTCGTTGTCAGGCTCAGTCGTCCACGAGCTCCCACGAATACTGCGTCTTCAGGCTGCGAATCTTGGTCCTGCCCATCACGAAATCACTTACGGCCTGGCGCAGGGACAGCATCCCGGACTTCATCGTGCCCATGTACGCCATCGTCGTAGCGGCGTTCGCGTGACGCAGGGCGATCTGGCAGGCGGTAGCGGGGTTGATCCCGGCGCCGGTCATCGTGGCCTGGGTCGCAAAGGTGTGAATGATCGAGACGAAGGTCTTGCGCATCGTATGGGTGGAGCAGTGAAGGTGGGGGCAGACTGCTGCGAAGGCGGGAGTCAGCACTTTCTGGATCGCCCTGATGCTCATCGGTTTGTTGCCATGCGTATACATGGACGTGAACAGATAACGGTCAGGCTCGAGCTCTGGGTAGGGCTTCCTGTCCATGTAGCGGCTGAAGGCTTCCTGCATCGCCTGGGTGATCAGCATGTCGTCAAGGTGGCCGACCGTGCGCTTGCCGGTCTTCTGCTCGCGGATGTCGATAGCCCGCTTGAAGACCATGGGCTTGATGCTCTCCACGATGTCGCTGATCTTCAGGTTCAGCAGGTCGGAGATCCGCAGGCCGGTGCAGAACCCGAAGGTCAGCAGGCAGGCGTCGCGGTAATCCTGTTTGCTCTCGAACCAGTCGATCAGGCTGCGCACCTGATCGTAGCTCTCCAGGGGGACGACAGCCATGTCACGGCTGTCGGGTTTGGCGAGCTCCTTCTGGCGGGGCGTCAGGTGATCGTCGGTCGTAGCGGCCTGATAGAGATCGGGCGCGGCAGTGTCCATCGCTTCGCTCTGGCCGAAAAATCCCGCACCTGACGGTGCTCTGTTCTCGCCCATCGCTTCGCTCTGGCCGAAGAAGATCCTGGTAAGGTTGCCTTCGGTCTCCGTGTAGATGTTGCTCTCCTGATGCCTGTAAGCCAGTTCGCTCATCCGTAATCCCCCTTCTGTAGTGGCCCCTTCAGGGCACCTTTATTATACCACGACGGGCCTGTGAAGTCAAGCGTTTTGGCCTGATACATCAGGGATTTTTGTGTGATTTTCGGGTGTCTGGCAATGCTGTCGTAGCGGCTTTTTGAAAGCAGTAAAGCGCGGATCCGGGAAGTGAATATAAACAGCCCGCTCGTCTGGGATGTATACAAAAGCGCGGTGTGGCAGTGGTCATCGTGTGTATACAGATAGTGAAGCTGAAAATAATATTTGGTGACGAAAATTGGGCGCGATTGTGGCGGGGGTTGAATTTCGGGCTTTGGATTTCGGGGTTGGATTTCGGGGTTGGAAGATGGAAGAGCTTACCTGGCGAGCCATTTTTCTGGCGGTTGCCATGCCTTAAAACCGCCGGGGGATGGGCTTCCCGCCGGGGCGGGGTTCGCGTTTGTGGTGAAGAGCGAACCGCGCGCGCGGTGTACTGATCAGGGCGGCGGCGCGTCCATCGCTGACGGGTGACGGCTGACGGCGGCAGGAAAAGACGCGCGGCGCGGCGGTTGAATATGCTGGTTTTATGTGGGGCGGTTTTTCGTCCATGCCAAAAAACACAAAAAATCCGCCGTCCCTGTGATGGGGCGGCGGCGCGCTCGCTCGTTCGTCAATCGTTGATTAAAAAGTGCTTCCCGATTCCCTTTTTCACGAGTCCGGCGTTTAGTCCGATTTGCTTCAAGTAGTCGCGGTCGCGCGGGGTGCTTTCCTGCTTCCCTTTTACTATGTCAATCAATACGGCGCGGCGTTTCTCGTTTAGGCGGTTCTCTGCTTTGATAGCGTCAATCATGGCGGCCTGAAAAGCTTTTGCGTCAAACGCGCGGTCGATGTCGTGTTCCGGGATTTCCGGGGCGGGCTTCCTCGTTCTGATACATTCATCAACCGGGGCGGCGGCGGTCGCTTCGCCGTCTTTGTAGACGATGCGGCGCGCGCGGCTCTGATACTCGGCGCGCTCGATGGCGCGCGCGGCGTATGTCAGGGGCTTACAGTCAACCGGGTTAAGCTCGTTGAAATTGTAGACTGTCCGACCGTCCGGCAGGGTGACGGCGCGCAATGTCGACCGGGCAATAGCTGTCTGATACTCAAGGGCGGCGATTTGTAAAAAATCGTTTCGTTTGATGGGGTCGCGGTAGGGGTTGCGCGCGGGGTCGACGTGGCGGCGGGTTTCCGCGCTCCGTATAACCATGGCAAGGGCCGTCCGCGCTGGCAGGTATTCAATACCGCGCGTGTCTATTGCGGGGAATTTTTCGCGGTGGGTAGTCAGTGCTTTATAGGCCTTGACGGTTGCCGCGCTCTTGACGGCGGGGCGCGCGCTGATACGGTTGTCGATGGCGGTCAGCTTTTCAAGGCGCGCGCGGTGGGCGGGTGTGGGGTTGCTGATGTGGGATAAATGATAAATCAGGGCGGCGCGGCGGGTGTCGCGGATAAATCGCGCGGTTGAATGATCGTCAATGAATTTCGCGACGGTCAGGGCGCGCGCGGTGGTATCTGCTCCGTGGGCCTTCAGATCGTAAAGGCGTTTTAAGATGCCGCGCGCGCGGTTCATGCTGATGCGATACAAGGTGCCCGGGTTGCTGGTGATGTAATTCTTCATGGTGTGTTTCCTCCTTCATGTAGTGGTGTGGTGTATTGAATTACACTATACATATTCGACAAAAAGTGAAATTCTCCTGCCTGATCAGACGATTTTCTCTATTTTTTTGAGATTTTTTTATACAATTTCAATGTATATCAATGTATAAACTGCCGTTTTATATGTATTTTTATCCATTTTCTGTATATAATTATTACATTTTTGTAACATTTATACCGTTTTTCCTCTGACGGCGGGGAAAATGGCGTTTCCTGATCAAAAATAGCCCGGAAAATGCCTGTTTTTCGGCGTTTTTTCGCTCTTTTTGTCGTATCTGGTCGATTTTAAGTCTGAGCGCCTGTTCATATGTTAAAACGCCTCATTTCACAGGCATTTTCATCTCGATTTTAAGACGGGCTTTTTTTTATGCGTGAGTATTTCCCCGCTTTTCTGATCAAAAATCAAAAATCATGTTACGAAAGTGTTACTTTTCCAACCGTCAGCGTATCCGCGCGGCGGTCGCGGTCGCGTTTTCACTCTTTTTCTCGTTCATAATTTGTTCACAGTTTGTTCATACTTTTTCTCGGTCTCGTTCCCGTCCATTGTGAGCGCGATAATAAAGCGCGCGGCGGTCGCGGTTGGCGCGGCGGTCGCGGCGCGGGTTTCGCGCTCGTGTCGCGCGGTCGCATAGCGGCTGGGCGGCATGAGCATCGCAGACGGGAAACTGTCGCATTTTTTGCGCGGGGTCGTCTGTGGTCCGCTGTGAAGCGGTCAGCCTACCTGTACAGACTGCTCGTGTAGTACGGGGGTACAATCTGGTAGTGGCACCATACCGAAGTTGCCGTTACTCGCCAAGTGTCAGCGCACTGGCGAATCGTCCGCGATGGGGCAGGTTTGTCATCTCTCCTGTCTGTTACTGGCTCTTAGTATCTGGGAGCGGCTTGTGGGCGATACGCATAGTAACTGGCATAAGTGTTAAACCATGCGAAATTCTCGGCTTCGGCCGTGCGCATATAGTACTTCCTCAGGCCCTGCTGATTTCGATCGGCCGGGCCTCCCTGTTCGCGCCGCCTGCAATGATGACGGCCCGAGCTAAAAAACTGCGCCACTGGCGCCATGGAGGTACACTATGTACACAGCTGAAGAACTGAACGTCGCTATGAACAACTGCAAGTCCGCCGCTACCGCTTACAAGACGGTTGCCAACACTCCCGCCGTGACCAAAGTCGCCATTGATGCGGCCGAGAAGAAACTGCGTGAAGCTCTGGCCGATTACAACAAGAAGGTCCGCACGAACGCCTACGAGACGATCTGTGCCGGCGAAGACGTCGTTGCAACCGCCGCGAAAGCGTTTTCCTTCTCTGGCCTCGCGACCAGAAAGATCACCAAGGAAAGTGGCACCGACCGCATCAAGAACGTCGAGATCGAGACCGAAGACACTGAGCCCTACCGGCTGAAGCTTCTGGAAAGCACCTACAGCGACCTTAACCTCGGCGACCTGATGCACGACCAGAAATGGTCTTCCCGCACCTACCGCGCCCGTCTGTATGCGGCGGCGGCAGAGTGCAAGCTCCTGAAGTGCGACATGCAGAAGTTCCGCGATGCGTTCGCCATGACCGGGGACATGCTCGTCTACACTGACGACGGTCAGCCGATCGACGTATGTGACATGACCGAAAACGAGAAGAACGCATGGACAGAAGAGCTGACCATCAACCAGATCATGAGGCGCCTGCAGACGATCGTCGACAATATCCTGTTCGACACGACCGGGCGCGACGACGGGCAGAACCGTTACCGCATCCGCCGTGAAGACGCCCGCTTCTTCATGCAGTACATGTTCTGGCTTGACGACAAAACTGGCAAGCCCCACATCCGCACGCCCGAGAAGACCATGCACCTGATGTTCGTCGTCCTCTCCCATGTAGTGTCCGGCGTTGCCTACGACGTGATCTGGCGCGAAGAGAAGTAAGCTCCCCGCGCTTCCCATACCTGCGGCCTGCCGGGGGCCTGATACCCGGCTTATATGCCCGCTTGCGTCCGCATGAAGACGCTATGGGCGAAAGGGGTTTCCTTATGCGTAAACTGTTTAAGATCATTGCCCTGCTTGCCTTGGCCGCCGTTATCGCTCACAACGCCTACGCCCAAGGTGTACGCCATGCCGCCGCCACTGCCCAAGTATGGGCCGAAGGTGACGCGTTCCTGATCGACTTTGATGGGGAGGTGCATGAGTACAGGTAACCGCGCTTGACAGCGCATGTCACAACGTTTATACTCTGAGCGAAGGGAGCGTGATAACCTGCATGCTATATCTTGACGACCTTGACCCTTCTGAGCTGACTGATGAGCAAAAAGAAGAGTTCCGAAAAATGTTCAATGAAGACCCTTATCACTTTTACAACCTGTGGCGCGATCCTGACGCCGCACAACGATATTTTGAAGGAGATGATTTTAAGACAACGCCCGCATCTGAGGTGTACCTGAAACTTGGTGCCCTGCAAATGGCGGGCGCTCCGCAGGCAGTGATCGACAGTTGGGCCGATGTGCTCAAGCACAAAGGGCGGCAGACTGACGACGCTGAGCAGTTACCACCGAAGACCAGACCTGTCGAAAGCAGGCTGACACAGATCGACTGTCTGTGCAGGCATATCAACGAAGAATTCAACTGTACCATCGACAACGTGACGCCTGTTGAAGGCGATTTCCCTGACGAAGTGTCGTTTGCCGCCAAGTGGCAGCAGGTGATGAATTTGGCCATGGGCAAGCCCGAGGTCAGCGAACGCCATGACGTCGTTGCAAAGCACTACAAAGCCACTGACACGACCCGTGCCTATTACGGCGTCGAAATCTTGGAGATCAACATCATAGCCGAGTCTGCTGACATCGACTTGGGCGACTGCTTTGACGATGTACTGTCTAACGATGCTCCAGCTCAGGAGCCGATTCACCCCGACGGCGTGCGCGTCGAGCGGCATGACCAGTATGTAACCCTGTATTTCGAGTATTTCAACTGTTACGAATAACCCAGCTTCCGCACCCAACCGCCTTCGGGCGGTTTTTTTATGCCAAAAATCGCCGCAAGAGGCGATGATGGAACCAGAATCCATATCGGAATCAGAAAGGAAAATGCTTATGCTCCCGCCCAACTGGCTCATTGCAGCTATCCCCTTTGCCCTCCTCTGCTTGGCCTACCTGATAGCCTGCATCATCGAGTTTGTGAAGGAACAGCATTTCCTGCACGCCGTCTTCGACGGAGACAGAATCCAGCAGGAACGCGCCGAACGCTGGCAGGCAAAACAATTCAAACGGAACATTCGCAAGCTCGCCGCCCGCTCTGGACGGCGTTTTTATTAAGAGCGGAACCGGAATCGAAACCGGTTTTCATAACTCAACGACAGAAAGGAAGGTATCACTATGGCAAACTTAAAGTGCAATGTAACGATCATGACTTGGAACGGAACCAGCACCACAAAAGAAATGACCTATGCGGAAGCGGAAAGCTTCGTCCATTTCGACGCTCCGAATGACGGACACATCAAATTTGTCGCAGTGGCCACCGGAACCAGCTACCTTTTCGATTGGGACGCTCGCCGCTGATGGAAGTCGAAACCGCCTTCGGGCGGTCTGGCGGAACCAGCCTACCGCTACTGATGAGACAGGCTGTATTTTTATGCACAGGTTCATAACAGAACCAGAAAGGAGATAACAATGAAGATTACAGAAACGATGGAACGGAATGCTAACGCCCGCTTTGCTCTGGCAGAGGCAGAAATCCGTGAGAAGATCGCCCAATGGAAGCAGGGGCATATACTGGAATCGGAATTGATTCTCTTCATCGTTGGTAAGATCAACGAGGAAGAGAATTTCTATGTCAAGCGTCAGCTTGCTTGCTACCTTCAGCTCTCGGAACCGGAACAGCCTTACATGCGGGTTTTCTGATAGGTTCAACGGAACCAGAAAGGAGATAGGATCATGAGCACCTACAAAGGAAAGCACAACGGACTGGCATGCGTAATGGATTATCGGAACGACCGTCATTATCTGGATTGCGTCAAGATCGAAGACGTCGTCAAGGTGGACGTAACCATCATATCCGGCGATGAAGTCATTAAGTTCTATATGCGGAACGGGAATCAGGTCTGGGCTGACGCTGGCGATTTCGTCGGCGGACGGCTCGTGGATTTCAACGACGGATCCTACACAGTGGATCTGGACGCCGGAGACAACCGCCTGAAGTGGCACCAGCGGAACAAGGTTTACGATGCACAAGACCACGTTTGGGCGAAACGGGAAGCAGCTGAACAGCTTGCATAAGGTTCAACGGAACCCGAATCGATTCCAAAATGCATAATTATACACACAATCTTGCATATTATACACATAGGTAAACGGAACCCGAAACGATCCCAAAAGGTTCAACGGAACCGGAAAGGAAATCGAATCATGCTTTACGCCTACGTCAAGGGGAATCAGATCACACCCCTATATACCACGCGGAACAGCAAATATTGCTCGCACCGTCAGCGGAGCACCGTTTGCGACATCCATCTGCCCAACGGAATCAGAACCAATTCGGAAACCTTCTGGAAGCTCTTCTGGGCTATGGGCATTCTCACATTGGACGATCTGGACTAAGGTTCATCGGAACCAGAAAGGAAATCAAAATGAAAAATCTGTATGTGTGCGACCACTGCGGCCAGACCTACGAAGACTACGATCTCTGCTATGAGTGCGAACAGAGCCACGTCAAGAGCTTCGACGACTACGCGCTGGAACCCGAATTGATAAAACGTTACCAGTATAAACCAGGCCAAAAGGCCCCCGATAAGATTATTAAGGCGTCCCGCCGTTACGAGTGGGACGAGGAACAGCAGAATGGCAAGGATGCCTACACGCTGTACGTGTACAAGCTGGTCGGCGAAGTGTCTCCCGCGGAACAGGAAAAGATTTTGAACGAGAATGCCGAGCGGCGCGAGCAGGAACGTATCGCCTCGGAACGGTGGTGGGCGGAACGGGAAGCGAAGAAGGCTGCCGAAGCCGCCGAGCAGACCGCATAAGGTAAACGGAACCGGAAAGGAAATCGAATTGTCGAAACCGCCTTCGGGCGGTCTGACGGGAATGGCCGCCCGTTACTGACGAGACAGGCTACATTGTACAGGCTCAACGGAGCCAGAAAGGAAGGTAAATTATGTCTGATCCCACCCGCAACATTCGCATGAACCGCAGCTATTTGGAGAACGCCGTCATAGTGGAAAAGGAACAGCGCTTCTCCCGCACGACTTCCGGCAAGAGCTGGAAGACCAAGCCGGACTCAGAAACGGTGCGCAAAATCTCCTACGAATTCTACCACAACATCTTCGACGCCATCCCGTTCTTCCGGAATCTCGGCGGAACGGAGCGCACCGAGTACGGCTATACCTACGCCGGCTACCTGCCGACCCAGTTGACCAGTGTGTCGCCGGATCGGGAAACGAAAATCATTCGCCGGTACTGGATCGTAGACACCGAAGCGACCGCCCACCGGGTGTACAAGCTGGAATGGAAGGAGAATGACGCATGAAAAAACTGATCGCCGTCCTGCTGGTCGCCGCACTGGCATGGTTCATCGGATTCCGCAGCGGCATCCATCACGTCGTAGCGGACGCCGAAATCTGGCTCAACGAATACGTTCGCCCGGCGGAAGGTGACTGGCTCATTAACGTCACAGTGGACGGGCAGACCTTCGAGCAAGCCCTGTGGATCTACTGACGGAAGGAGAACCCAACATGAGAAGCATCGGCGCCAAGCTGAACCTGTTTGCAGTGGAACATGATACCGCGGACTCCGATGAGCGGATCGTCACCGTTCACGGATACTCGAGCAACGTCTCAGCGGATCGGTTTTTCACCGACGTTTCCAAAATCATTGCCTTCGATGACTGCACGAACGATGACGTCACCGAGATCTACTGGCACGGAGAGCGCGTCTGGTACTTCGGATGGGAACCGGGCGAGCACTTCCGCTTCGGAGACATCTGCAAAAACGTTGTCTGGGAAGGATGGTTCCCGGAATTCGACCATTGACGGAAGGAGAAGTAATAATGGAAAGCGACATCAAATATGTTCTCGTTGTGACCTACGGCGGAAAGCCGGTCCTTTGGTCGGACATAGAAGATCTCAAAGTTATGCACAGCTGGGTGATGTCTGGGAAACGGCGCGCAAATTTTCACATCCTGAGTGCTCAGCGTTACGTAATCAGTGCCACCGGAAAGGTAACCATTACCGACATCCGCATTGATTGCGATAAAGGCGGACTGTACATCTATGACAAGTACGGCATAATCGACCAGTATGAAGTGGAAGAAGAACCGATGTACGAATATGAAGTGGAACGGCGCGAAACTTGGGTTAATCGGATGTGCCACCGGGCACGCACCGACGACGCCGCCATCAAGGCCATCGAGCAAAATGTAGCGGACGGCACCTTCGATGTGATGGAAGGCTGGCTCGAGGACGTCGCAACCGTCATCATCAGCAAGAAGCCCGTGAAGGAAGGAGAATAAACTATGCCCGACATGAAATCCCGCCTGAGCAATCCCGACTGGTGCTACTGCTTTATGAACGCGATCGCCAAGGCGGTCGATGAAACGTGGACTCACATTCCCGAAGTCACCGCCCATACGATCATCAATCTTGCACAGGAATCAGAACCCGCCGGCACTCTGTTCGGGGAGCTGGTCGGCTACTATCTGGAAGACATCATCGCCAGAGCGGACGCAGAAATGGAAGGAGAGTAAACCATGAAACGTTATCTGAAAGTGAAACCCAACGCCGGAACCACAACCCACCTGAAAGTGGATATGTCCTACAGCCTTGGCGGCATGAACCTGTTCACCTACAAGAACGAGCGGCGCGGCTACTATCTGACGGTCGTCCCGGTGGAACGACGCTCCTGCGGCAACGGCGTCATGATGGAAGGTTTCGTTGCCTTCAGCGGCACCAAGCTTCTCCTGAAGGAAGTCGCCCGCAAGTCTGCCAAAGCGGAACAGGAAGCCGAGCGCATGGTGGATCAGAATCTGCCCATGCTGGTGAACGCCATCCTGCAGAAGAACGGGCTCGAGCTGGAAGAAGGTGAGCTGTAATGGTACTCATGGTTGACAACGGCGCCACAACCGGAATCCGAATTCGGCGCGACCTTGGTCAGGTGGGATCCGTCCTGCACTTTGAAAACGGCGACCATGTTTACTCCCCCATGGTGGAGCAGTACGTCGTCGAAGACATCGGCGGCGGACAGGAAGCTTTTGCATCTGCCACCCGGAACGCGTTTGAAGCTTTGACCCACGCCATGTGGCTCCGTACCGGAATGTCTGTAAACGAGAACCACACCAGAGCAGTGGTCAGCGGAACCAACAGTCTGTTCTATGACATGCCGGATCTGAGCGGGGAAGTTACGATCTCGTTCACGGCGGAAGGGAGCGTCGTATGACCCACGTTAAAACGGAACAGGAAACCGGTTACGACTTCGGAGAGTACTGCCCGGAATGCGATACCGATATCCCAATTGTAATTGATGACGACGACATGGAAACCTATGCCGTCACCTGCCCCACCTGTGGACGGAAGACGATGCTCTGCACGCTCTGCCACTGGGATGCCGCTGATGAAGGGCATGACGAGCGCTGTGACTGGTGCCCGGCACATGGATGCTGGCGTGGACGGAAAGAGAAACCGTGGTGGGAAGGAGAATCCAAATGATTGCGATCGAGCTCTTTAAGCCCGGCATCACCGGACTGAGCAAGCCCCCGAAGCGCATCTACGCCAAGCGGAATCAGATCCCGGCCGTGAATCGCGGCGTGCTGAAGGGAGTCAAGGGAATCAACGTGGTGCGGATCCACGAAGACCACATCATTCAGGTCGCCGGGTACAACCTGCGGGATGGGCTGTACTGCTACCTGACCAACCCGGACGGAACACTGGCGCGGAGCTTCTGACGGAAGGAGAACAGCCATGGAAATCAATAAATACCCGGAGCATCTGCTCCGCCTGGAAAAGCGAATGCTGAAGCGCGGCTGGGTTCTGGTCTTCCGGGCCCGGCCAGTCGGACGACATCGGCAAACGGCCTACCTCTTCAAGAACACCGAGACCGGCGAGTCGATGACGTTCGATTCGCAATCCGCCATCGAAGCGTGGCTCAAACAGGAACCGTAAACGGTTCTTTTTTAATGCACAAAAGGTAGACAACTGTCTACGAAAGGAAGGTATCATATGGCGTACAGACTTGCGATGACCATGGCGAACGGAACCACAGCGGAGCTCATCCAGACGGAACACGATTGCAAATCCAAAATGGCCGGGCTCCCGTCCTTCTCCACCTGCTGTCTGATGAATCCCCGGTGCGTTGCACGGATGCTGAACGGCGAAGCGGTGTGCGCTCACTGCTTCAGCTGTGCCCTGCAGAAGATCCGCCCCGGACTTAAGTTGACAACCGGACAGAATTTTGCTACACTGAACGCAACGGAAATCGAAACGGCGCCCAAGGTCAAGTGGACTCCGAAAGCATTAAGGATCAATCCTGACAAGCTGACCCGGGTGGAGAGCTTCGGCGATGTCGCCAGTGTCCTGCAGGCAGTCAACTACATCAGGATCATCAAGGCCAATCCGGACTGCCGGTTCGGGGTCTGGACGAAGAATCTGGATCTCTGGGTGGAAGCTCTGAAGCAGGAAGGCAAGCCGGAAAACATGACGCTCGTCTTCTCCAGCCTGCGGATCAACATGCCGGACGCGATTCCACCGTGGGCTCTCCCATATGTGGATCACCGCTTCACCGTCTACACGAAGGAATGGCTGCTGGCCCACGGCGTGAAATCCAACTGTGCCGGAATCAGTTGTGCCACCTGCAAGCGTTGCTACCGGAAGGACACCGAGTTCGATATCCTGGAAATCCTGCGTTAATCGGAAAGGGGAGATGCAATGTTCGGATTAGTTGCCATCGCTATTCTTGCCTGTTGTCTCTTCATCGACATGTCGTCCGGGGATTTCGCCCGGGCAGGAACCGCCGTCGTGATCGTGATTATCATCCTGATCTGGTTGGCCTGCGCAGATGCAAAGGAAAAGCGCGAGAAACGTGAAGCCGAGGAACGGCAGGCGGAATCCAACCGGCGGTACGAGATCACCAAAGCCAGAGCGATGGAGATACTCAAGGAGAATCCGAGGATGCTGTTCAAGGACGCATATAACCAAGCAAAAAAAGAACTTTGGAAAGAGGACGCCTGACATCGGGCGTCTTTTATAATGGAAGGAGACATGAATATGATTATCATTCGGAACGTTGCTGGCATGAAACTGGAGATCGAACTGACCGCGGAAGAGATTAAAGAAACCATCGCACAGCATGCGACCATCACCTTGAAAACCAGCTCGGACACGACGGAGCCGAAGATGGAACCGAAGATCGTGGCGCTGGATCCTCGGAAGCCGGAACCAGTTAGGAACTGGAAGCCTGTGCGAACCAGTCGGATCGGCGTCCTGCCACAGTTTGAGAAGGAAGTGCTCGAGATGTATCAGCAGGGCATGTCCTGCCCTAAAATCGCGACAGTCTTTCATGTGGCGGAACCAACCGTCAGGAATTTCCTGAAACGCCGTAACGTGCAGATGAGAACAGCTCAGGAAGCGCAGCAGCTCCGCTGGCAGGAACAGACCACCGCCTGAGAAAGGAGATGAGAATATGAAGCAGATCATGATGAAGCAGATCATGAGAATCAAATGGAACGGGATGGACGCCGCCAATTGCGGAGTCGGAGCTCCCGGTGAAGACTACCAGCTCCTGTACAACGTAACCTATAACGGATGCACGGTTGACGAATGGTGGCGCATGATCGACGACCTTCAGAAGATCGCAAAGGAATTCACAACAGAAAACGATGACGGAGAGACGCCATGTGAGCTCCTGTATGATGGCGACCGCCTGAGTGCAGACGACTACATTATCGACCGCATGTCGGAGCTGTGGCCAGACGTGGAGATAGACTACATACACCCCGAAGGATTCACCATTGAGATCGATTAACGGAAGGAGATACCTATGGGCAAAGGATGGAAGAACACAAACGCCCGGGTGAAGGTAAAGCGGAGCGAGAATCTCCCACCGGACGCCGAGCGGGTGTACAGGAAAATCCGCATCGCCACTGAGCGGTGCATGAACGAAGACTACGCCCGGGAAATGTTCGAGTACCGTGTCCGCTACCGTCACGGATCACCGGGCAGGATCCATTACCGAACCAAGACCAAACTGCTCCTCGACCTGCTCAACCGGGTGGCATCCAAACAGGTCAGCCACCGCTGGGCGCTCAGAGAACTGGAAGCAATCGAACGGGAACCGTAAGCCGGTTCCTTTTTTAATGGAAGGAGATAAGAATATGCATATCACAATTTACGGAATCGCAGAAAACACGGACAACATCGACAAGATCGCAGCCGACATGCTGGATGATGACTCCTATGCCATCGGCCACTATGATTACTGGCAGGACATCTCGACTTCCGACGAAGAGCTGGCGCAGGAGATCAGCGACTGGCTGACCGGCGGACGCGCCGTTGTGGATCAGGATGAGAACGGCTGGTACGTCCAGCTGGATCAGGAATCTATCGACAATTACTTCCACGGTATCTGGCAGGAATTCAAGAAAGCGCTTGCTTTGCTCAATACCACAACGGAAGAAGATATGAGGGCGTACAGTGTACCGGGCCTGTACCGGCTCAGCATGTCCCATGATGCTACCGACGAGAGCATGTTTTTCTCATGGGACGACGGCTGGCTGACGGCACAGGACTTCATGCGGGCAGCGGAGCCTGGCAAAAAGTACTACATCTGCGGCGCCGTGGACGCCCATCTGTAAGGAAGGAGATAAGAGTATGCCGAACTGGGTTGCAACGAAGTTGAGGTTTGTAGATGTCACGGACGAAGAATTCAGGAACATTGTAGATCAGTACTGCACAAAGGAACCCGATGGCGATACGACTCTGGATTTTCAGAAACTGATCCCGATGCCGGACACGGTGTTCCGCGGGCCGCTGAGTGCGGAGGACAGAGAGAAGTATCCGGGCGAGCTTAACTGGTACGACTGGAGTGTCAATCATTGGGGTACCAAATGGAATGCCTGTCATGGCAACGTTAATTATCAGCGCCATGAAATCAGATATGATACAGCATGGTCATTTGCTGAACCGCCGGTGTGGGCGCTGGTTGAAAACACCAAAGCACAGATCGATGTCACAGCCATGAATGAAGATATCGCTTGCGGAGCGAAATGGCATGTGTTCTGGTTCGAGGATGACATGGTTTGTTCAGACAGCGACGACTACGCATACGGAACGCCGGAGTTCTGGGAAACAGCCGCCGACCTTTGGGGAATTTACGAAGATGAGATGTGTGACGACGATGAGGAAGAGGAAGGAGAGTAAATCATGAGCATCAAGCTGATCCATATGCACAATGACTACGGCGACGACGACTTCGCCCTGATCGAAGCGCCGGAATCGGATGATGACTTTGAATACCTGATGGACGACCTCGAAGAAGAGTACCGTGAGTCAGTCGCCGAAGATGACTTCACCGTGCTCAACATGGAGAACTACATCATGGATACGCTGGCGGAGCGCGGATACAAATTCCTGCCGCACAGCGTGATCTCAAAATACTACGAAGGATATTGATGAAAGGAGCGTGCCCCATGTATCTTCCCAACACGGACTACGAATTGCAGACCACCTTCTGGATGGACTTCTCCATCGCTGACCGCTTCGGCCCTGCCGCTGTGCAGGATACCTTCGATCGGGCTTTCGCGGAATGGAAAGACAACTGTGTATACCTGACCGAGCTGGTCATGGTGCTGAACCACAAGCTCTGGCAGTGGTACAACTCGGGCAGGCAGAACATGGCGGAGATGTACAACAAACTGTACGGTGAAGCCGACACCTATGCACAGGAACACCTAACCGGCGAAGAAGCCGACTACTATTACCGGACGACGGACTGAAAGGAGATACACCATGCGCATCATTCTGAAAGACGGAACCGTGATCGAACAGGAAGCCAAGATGGAAATCGACACCGCACTGGGAACCCTGCTGGTGGAACCTGTGGACGTTTCGCCGAATGGTGATTACCCCGGTGTGTACATCAGCCTGAAGCGGCCGGACGGAAATGTCTTTGCCCCGATGCTGGTGGAAGTGGATCAGTGTGATCTGACAGATGTACAGATGAAAGCCCACTACTGGTCGCCGGAATCCCACTGGGATGAACCCGTATGGGATGTGAATCTCACGGCGGAACAGATCGACAGCACGTTCAAGGAGGAGGAGTGAGCGTATGAAAAAGGATCAGAAACCCTACATCGTATTTGAAACCGCAACGGACTGGGACGGAAACAAAATCGCCATCCTCGGCCGGTTCCATAAGGGCGATCAGGTAACCATCTCCACGGATTTCCTGCGGCGTGTCTCGGAAGTTAACCCGTTGCTGGCAGCTAAGCTTGCCGGCGTGCAAACCATCGACTACTGCCATCGCCAGTACACCATGACTGTCCCGCTCCGCTACTGGGAAAGTGGGCTGGCACAGTACACAGTGAGCGGATGCAGCTGGCTGATCCCGGACGATCAGCTCGCCCCTGCCACCAGCGAAGACAAGCGGAATGAAATTCTGACGCGGATCAATCGGGAAATCGGGCGGCATTTTGAAGCCCATTACGACGACGTCCAGCCCGTCTTGCAGATGGCGGTCTGGCGGGAACTGCCGAATCATGAATCTGTGACGGACGCGGAGATCCAGTTAACGCTGGAACGTGTGATCGCCCGGAAGCTGGGCGTGGAAATGAAAGGAGCCGTCCTATGAAAACCTACTACAAACTGATTCCCCTGTGCGACAAGCCCCGCCTGCTGGACACCCACGAAGAAGCCATGGCCGCCACGAAAGCCATGCGGAAACAGAACCTGGGTTACTTCCTCTACGAAGCCACGAAGCAGGATAACCGGGAGCGGCTGACCTTCATCGGCGGATGGAACCCGAGAGTGTGAAAGGAGACAGGAACATGAAGTACTACTCGCTGTTCATCCACAACAACGGCGGAGCCAGTACCTTCACGGCGGCACTGATCCACAAAATCTGGCAAGCCCTGTACAATCAGGATCTGTTTGACACGGCGCTGTTCTCGGACTACGACCGTGTGTGGGTGAAGGAACCGGGAGAAGAGCTGGTCTTTGAATCCAAGGGACTCTGCGAACTGGATGTCCACAGCATCATGCGTACGATCAGCAAACAGTTTCCCCAGTGTACCTTCTGCCTGCGCTCCGCGGATCGGCGGTTACTTAGTGTTGAAGTTACCTATTATAAGGGCTGCAGGTTTGAGAGCCGGAGTATCATGGATGAATGGTATAGCGAACTGTGGTGAAAGGAGATATGAACATGATCAAAACCGAAAAGATTACCGCGAAAGAACTGGAGCAGCGGATGCGCAAAATGGAAATCGGAACCGCGATCGATCTGGTAAGAAAGCAGAATGATGAAGAGCAGTGGTATGGAATCCGCCGCCTGCCGGACAACATGCTGGATAATGGCAGTTGCTGGATCGCCGATGTGTACGGCGGCGGAGCAGCGAGGGTGTTCACGGACGGAGCGCATGGGGTTTCTCTGAAATCCCAGTTGTTCACCTGGTTGTTCATGGTACATCTGATGGGCGATGATGGTGAAACCGTACAGGTGGCAATCAAAGACGGAACCGAGCAGGAAATCCGATACGATTTTCAGAGGACGGTTGTGGAACCGAAGAAGAATCGCTTGGCCTGCATCAACTTCGAGATGAACCGTCCCTTCAATATGTACATCTCCGTCCCGCCGGAAGCGACGGACGAAGAGATTCAGGACGCCGCCAAGAAGGCTCTGTGCCAGATGGTGACCGGCGAATTCGAACAGAAGGTGACCGACGACAGCGAAGGGCGGGATCCCTTTATCGACATGGAAGACATTAACTGGATGGAAGTGGATCAGGATTTCGTAGGCTTTGAAGACTGCGAAACGGAACTGCCCGTGGGAACAGTAGTAAAGTGAAGGGAGATATGAATATGTACAAAACAGAAATGATTACCGTGATGGAACTGGTTGACCGGATGCGCAAGATGGATGTCGGATCTGAAATCGGACTGGCGGCGACCAAAGACGGCGAGTATTCCTACGGCATCCGCCGTCTGCCTGACGCCATGTTTGACAACGGCATGTGCTGGATCGCAGACTACTACGGCGGCGGAAGCACAGCGGCGTTCTCGGAAACGGAAGAAGACTTTAGAGAGACCCCGAGCCGGCTCCGGGACGTCGTGTGGAATTGGGTGTCTGAGTGCAGGCTGATGTGCAGTGAAGTCTGCGTCTATGTCCAGATCAAAGACGGCTCCCTGCCGGAAACCGTCTGGCACTTCACCGAAGAGAAAAAGGAACCGGAAGAGCACGCCGTTGCCTGCATTGACTTCGGCCTGGTTCGCACCTATCGGATGTACCTGTCCGTGCCGAAAGACGCCACGATGGATGCGATTGCAAAGCTCGGCCGGAAAGTGCTGTGTGAAATGACGCCGGAGGAGTTTGGCAGCAAGTTACTGGATACCAGCACGGGTGGAGAGCCTTTCATTGCGGATGAGGAGATCGATTGGATGGGCGTCAATCAGAGCGACAGAGGTTGGAACATAGACACCACCACCGAGCCCGTTGGAACCGTAATCATGTGAGAGGAGATATGAATATGAAATCGAGAGACCAGGTAAGACGTGAAGTCTTCGGCTGGGCGGATGATATTCTGGCGGAACAGAATCTATTTGCGCTGCTGGGGAATACCCTGCCGAAGAAGCCTGTAACAACAAGCGACATGTGGTATGACGGAGACGACATCCTGTGCCGGACGGAAGACGTCGCCGATGCTGTAGCGGACTGGCTGGATGAGCATGGGTATACAACGCTGACCGGGTGCTATGATCCCGAAGGAGACCGGGAGAATGACTGCGTTGATGAGTACACCGGATGGTGGTACGTGACAACCTGAAATCCATGGCATATAAAGGAAGGAGATATTACAATGGCATTTGATTTTGACGACTGGGGCAGATGGGGTCTCGACGACTGGTACGACGGAGTGGAAGAGCAGCTGCGGGCGGCGCTGGCCAGCGGACAGCCGTTTGATACCGGGTGGCACGGCTGGCGCAAAACGGAGTACAGTATGCAGATCCAGCGCAGCATGGACGGAGTCACAGTTGCCGTACACAATTGCATGGACAGCGCACTGGAGGAGTGGGATCTGTCCTATGATTTCCTGACATTCGAAGAGTGCGAACGCCTGACGGATGAAATGATCAATCAGATCCGTGACTACCTGTATATGGGAGACTTCGTCGAAGAGATCACGGAAAGCGAAACGCTACCAGAGGACACCACATTGGAAGAGATTATGCAAAAAGCCGGAGAGCTGATCGACTTTTGTGACAACGTCCTGAGGGAATCTTTCCGGGAGTGCATCTCAACCACACTATGGGTGATGTACGGAGAATCAGAAGACACGATGCGCATAATTAACGAGCGGATTCAGAAGTATTGCCCGGAAGGAGAGTAATCCATCATGACTGGAATGGCATCCATCGATTACAACGGAGACAGCATCAGCTACTATGTCGACGATTTGAACTACTCCAACACGATTGTCGGATGTGGATTTAATACCGGCAAAGCATATAACATCACGTTCAACGAAGACGGCAAGGTCGTCGAGATCGAGGAGGTAGAATAATCATATGAGATTACTGGAACACGATGCCGCTCATCAGAGCTTTGTGGGTATTGCCCGTTCTCTGCCGGACTATCCCGCCAAAGGGACAGATAAATGGTATTCTGGCTATGATTACATCCTGTGCCGGACAGAAGCGCAGGCGATCGAGCTGGCCGAGCTGATCGGCTTTGACTGCTGCGGCCCCTGCCCCTCCTACGATGCCATCGAATACGGTTACTTCGACCCGGAAGACGATGCGGGAAGCGGACTCACCGACGAGACCACCGGCTGGTGGTTCGTACGGGACAACACCTTCTTCTGGGACTGAGAGAGGAGCGCGCCATGCTGAAGAATTATGACCGAGGCGAGTGGAAGACAGAGTACTGGTTTGAAATTGCCTACGAACGTGAGGACGGAAGCGGATTCGTCTTCCCCTGCGATGAATGCGGGAACCCGTTGCCGGACATGAACCCGGCGGCCCTGAAGAATCTCGAATGGTGCCGGAACCACGCTGGCGAGTTTGTCATGGCCGGCGAAGTCGTCCGCCGCAAGCACAGCTACCGGGAGCCGGCCAGCGGCACCTGCTCATGCGGAAACAGGGTGGAATTGTACGACAGATACATGGGTGCCTGCCCCTGCGAAAAGTGCGGCCGCTGGTACAACCTGTTCGGGCAGGAACTTCTGCCGCCGGAACAGTGGGAGGACGACGCCGACGAAGAGTATGAAGAAGTATGGTAACAAAACTGGCCAAAGGAAGGAGAGCTATGATGAAGCTGAACAACAGTGAGCGTATGGAACTGATCGGCCAGCTGGTCGACGTCTTCGAGGATTTTCTGGACGCCAGGGGGATCGCCATCCGGAACCCGGAGAAAAACGAGGATCCTGATGCCGCCAACATCTACGGCACGGACTACAGCGAGATCGCGGACGGCCTCGAAGCGACGCTGATCAACTGGAACCTGATCGAGAAAGGAGAGTAAACCATCATGACCAGAGACGGACAGATGCAGATGATAGTGACACAGATGCGACCGGTCTTGCAAGTGATCGACGCACCCAAGGAGTATAGCTGGAACATCATCTACCGCCGGGCAACAGACCCCTGGCTCGAATCCACTACCACGGAGTGGGAGCGCCAGTACCATCATCTCGTCCCGGGCGACGAGTACTTCTGGATCTGGGAACGGGAAACGGGCGACCTCCTGTACACCATCAACGTCACCGGAGACAGCGTGCTGACCGCCGCATCGGAACTGATGAATCTGCTGGCCCGGAAATTCTGAAAGGAGATAGCTATGGAGAAGATCGCATTGGAAACCTACCCGCCGCTGCTACTGAATGACGGAAGCGAAAATGAGGACTATGACAACGAGCTCCGGGTGTTTGAGGTCTCGAAGGAATGGGTTGCCCGGTGGCTGGACGGAACACCTCTGGAAGAATTTCTGGACACGTACACCTGGGATGACTCATATTTCCTCTATCAGGAAGCCGTTGCGGATCACGCCGTGATCTCTGACGTCATCCTCGGACGGTAAGGAGAATGCGTATGAAGAAACATTACTGGATCAGGCGCGGAGACTTCGCCAACCAGTACTCTTTGGGATACACTGAGACGCCCGAGCAGGAAGAGCGGGCAAAGCAGGCAGGTTGCGAGCAGATCACCCGGAAGGAAGCCGAGCAGCTGTGCCGGGATGAACGGTACCGGGAAAGGCATGATTCCGCTTTCTCCTGCTACGCTGATTCTGTCATCCTCCCTGTCTGGTATCCGGCCGACCGGGACTGGCAGGACGATCCCAAGCGCACCCTGCGCGGCTACATTGTGGAGAGGAGGAGCAGCAGATGACGCCGTATGAATGGGTAAAAAATTACTGGCTGAACAGCCGTGTAGGATATGATCTGGAGCTGGACGTAAAAACCGCCGCCAGCGATCTGGTGCGTTTCCGTGCCGCCGGGTATGATGTCCCGGAAGATCTGACCGCAGAGGATTTCGCGGAATGGTGGAACGAGTTTGTGGACGAGCAGAAGAAATGGGAGGCGGAGCAGGATGAATAAGGAACGCAGAGAGAGAATCAGCACCGTGTTCGATGAGATCTGTGATGTGAGATCAAGGCTGGAAGAACTGCGGAGCGTCGTCGGGGATATACAGGACGAGGAACAGGAGGCGCTGGACTGTATTCCGGAGAATCTGCAGGGGTCGGAGCGGTATGAGAAGGGCGAGGAGGCTGTGGTGAATTTGGACGATGCGGGGCTCACGCTGGACGACGTGCTCGTGAGTATAGGCGAAGCGCTCGACAGCCTGGGGTCGGCCATAGAATAGCGGTTTGACGGAAACGGAGGCCGCGGAGCTGGCAAAGATCGTTGCAGAGTTACAATGTAATCGGGGCAACTACCCCGGTAAGAGACATTATTAGGGCTAACCGGGACGTACGTCCCGGTTAGCCCTCTTCATTTGACACCACCCACACAAAACTGTATAATGGAACCACAAAACAGCATCCGGTCGCCGGGTGCTTTTTTATTGGAAGGAGAATCGCATATGGTAAAGGAACCGCTGACAAAATCTGTTTCTGTTGCCGAGCTTCTGCACATGCGGAACGAGGATCATCTCACCAACCGGCAGATCGCCGAGAGACTGGACGTTCATCCTGCCACCATCCTCCGCTATATCGGCCCGGACATTCGCCAGCCCGTCCAGCCGAGGAAGGGCAAGCGTTGTGTCGTGACCACCAAGCTCGTTGATTCCATGCGGGAGATGTACCTGGACGGCAAGTCGATCAACACCATTGCGGAACATGTCGGCCTGAGCTGGAAGACCGTTAAAAAGTACATTGCTGATCTCGGGCCCAACCGGAAAAAGAAACTTCAGCCGGAAGCGCAGGCTCCTGTGGAAGTCCCGGCGGCACCTGTGACTGCAGCCCCTGTTGTCACAGCCCGCACTCCAGTCTGCACTGTCGTAAGCAGCAGACGTACGGTGAAGCTGAAGGGTCTGGAGTGCCAGTACGAAGTGGAAACGGACGGAAAGACCGGCACCCTGACGGTTACCAATGGATCGTCGGAGGTCGCCATCTTCGACGCAGGATCGCTGGACGCCTTCATCGCCGAGCTGACGATGATCAGGAAGGACTACCTGTCAGAGGTGAGCGCGTAAGATGCCTGTTGATCCACAGAAAATGACCACATCAGACGTCAGCAAGTTGATCGATTATTATTGCATTGATTGTTGTCATTCATGCGATGAATGCCTGCTGCAAGACTTCAACCGTGAGCTGGATTTCACAATTGAAGAGTACAACAGGAAACAACATGGTTAAATAAATAGGAGTTTTGAATATGAACAGCAGAAACACATTTATACCATTAGAGATTCAATGTTTCTGGTGTAACGGTCAAATGGAAAGAGGAGCGACTATATCTGGTGCGCTCAGTTGTGTAACGTATTTTTGCAAACGGTGTGGTGGTGTGTCACACTTCGCGGTAAATAATAAACAAAAAATAAATAGCATAGAGGTTGACTATGGATTGGAAGCAATTTGCGAAGAGTGAATTAAATAAATCACAGACCCCCAACTGCCCGACATCGGGCACTCTTTTTTTATGCCTTTCAGAAAGGAGAGACTCAGATTGATCACCATCAAAGACGTTGAAGCCGCGTGGGATCTGATCCGTACAGCGGACAGGGAAGCGGCGTCTCTTTCAGACGAGATTCTGGAACACGAAGGCACCCAGCAGGATATCCTGCACGAGCTGGAGCTGCTGACCCCGCCCTACGCGGAACGGGCCAAGCTGGCCCAGCGCCTCGGCAAGGTACGGCGGAAGCGCCGGGTCGCCAAGGATCAGTACGAGCTGCTGCAGCCACTGGTTGCATGGGCCAATGCCAACCCGGACGCAGTCAAGCGCTTTGGAGAAGTCGTCGGGCAGATGCGGAAGATCACCGAGAAGAATTCAAAACGCCTGTACATGTGCCGCGGGGAAGAACGCGGAAGAATTATCGGGAAGTGATGAAGTATGAAGCAACTGCCGGACGCCCCGTGGATCCGGGAAGCCGAGCTGTTCGGCCCGCCGGAAGGGGATCACGTATACTGCCCCTATTGTAATGAAGAAGACCCGGAGTATTTCGTACTGGACAGCGGCGGAGACGTCATCGGCTGCTCCTGCTGTACCAGTCAGGCCGATCCGTTTGAGCCGGAATACATTGAGAAATACGGAAAGGATCCATACGCATGAAACGTACGCTGATATCAGCCTTTGCGGTGATCGTGTTCACCGCCCTCCTCTGTTTCACGGGCCTGTTGATTCGCAGTCAGCCGGCCCGTGTGCATATATATGACATCAGTCATCCTGTCGGAATCCGCTGAGCCGGAGAAAGGAACCATATGAAAAACCCTTTTGTGCAGTGCGTCGACCTGGAAGGCCGACCCATCTGGATCAACCGCGACAACGTCGCAACCTTTACCGTGACAGAGAACATGACAGCCATCGTCATGGCCGCCACCGTCGAGCAGAACGGTTACGTGTGGGTACAGGGCGACGTGTCCTACCTGCTGACCGCAGAGGAATGAAAGGAGAAACGCTATGAAGCAGAACACTGAAACCGCAACGCAGTATACCGACCTCAAGTTCCCCATCGGACTGGCACAGGTTCTCCAGAACGGAACCCGTTACCTGTTCCGCGTTCCTGTAGACGGTGTCAAAAAAGGCGACCACGTCATGTGCAAGACGAAGAACGGGGAGATGCCCGGCGTGGTGGATTCCATCATCGCCATCATCCCCACACAGGAAGTGCTCGACTTCGTCCTGCAGCTGGCCAACGTCTCCCGACTGGAGCCCGTCATCGGCGTCACGCACGTCGCCTACATGGATGACCGGAATACCTACTACCGCGGAAAGGGAGTCCCGGTCCCCGAAAAGCCGAAGTGCGCGGGTAAAACTTCGCAGTGTGTCACCGTCCACCTGCCGAATGGCGACATCATGTTCGGCGCCTGAAAGGAGAAAAGCCTATGAGCTGGTACTGGATTGTCCTGATCGGAATCGCCGCCTTCGCCCTTGGATTCGCCGCCGCCCTCTTCTGGCTCCGTGATGTCATCCGCCGCCGGAAGAAGAAAGAGTTGCCCGGTGCCAAAACCTATACGCAGATGAATCCGTATCTGTAACCAGTGACTGGGGAGTGATGACCATGAATCCGTGGATGATCGCATTCTTCGCTTTCGGAGCCGGCACCTTCTTCGGTGTCATTCTTGCTGGAATCACAGTCACTTTGTTAGATATGAACGAATTATGAATTTGCATGTACAGAAAATACCAAACTGTACAAATCGTGCATCTGTATTCTGAGGATCGGCAAATCAGCCTGATCCATCAGCATAAATAGTCGACAAAAAATTTTTTGAAAATCGTCAAAATCTTGCAGCACGGATTTGCCGGAACGGCGTTATACTGTCCGCGGAACCGGTTCCCAGAAACTGTGAAGGAGAACAAAGCAAATGCTGATTGAAAAGAAAGTCGCTGACCTGAAGCCGCATCCGATGAATGAGTACCTGTTCGACGATATCGAGGGAGAGAAGTGGGAAGAGTTCCTGACCTCCGTCCAGCGGGAAGGCATCCTGCATCCACTGATGATTACCGAAGATGGCACTATCATCTCCGGTCATCAGCGCTGGCGCGCCTGTCTGGCACTGAACATTCCCACCGTCCGCTGCTACGTTTACCAGCCGAAAGGCGAATGCCCGGAAGACGATATCCTGCTGGCCCTGATGGAATCCAATCTCCGCCAGCGCGGGATAATCAACTTTCCTTCCGTCAAGCTCGGACGGATCATGAAAGAGTATGAGCGGATCTACGGCGCGGATAAACGTTCCTCTGGCGGAAAGCCCGGTGCGGGCACCGTCAGCCGCAAGGATATTCAGGAACATCTTGGCATCGATAAAAAGGTTGCCAACTGTGCGAAAGCGTTGTCTGTGATGCCGGAGCCTGTGCAGGACATGGTGGAATGCGGTGTAATTCCACCGCGTGTCGCCTACGATGTGATCGCAAAACTCCCGCCGGAGCAACAGGTGGAGCTTGTGATGCAGTTGGACTCCATGCAAAAGTATACACAGGAGGAGATCCGGAAACGGGCAAAGGAACTGACGGAGAAGTATATCCCGCAGGCACAGAAGGTCGAAGAGCTTCAGGCAAGACTTGCCGAGTACCAGAATGGCGACGGGGAACTGGAACTGCGTCAGAAGATTCAAGATCTGCAAACCAAGGAACGCAACACTTACGAGGCGCTTCAGGAAGCGAAGCGTCAGCTGAAAAAAGCTGAAGCGGATCACGAGAAGCGTATGGACGCCATGGAAAAACTGCTCGACGAACAGGGCGGGGATTCCGCCGAGATTGCCCGGCTCACTGAGGAACGCGACCAGTACATGAAGGATGCAGACGAAGCTCAGGCAGGGGCGGACATCGAACTGGTCAGCTCTCTGATCTCCGCCTGTATGAGTGCCTTCTCTGAGGTCGCCAATGATCCGCGCCCTCTGTGCGGAGACCGCGCCGGAACGGCGTACCTGATGGTCAACAACCTGATCGACCGCCTCGAACAGATCCGCGATCGTCTGGTCGCCGGAGACGAGTCTTTTGCATCCTGATATAGGATACTCCCTTATTATGCGTCAGTTGACCTGAGTCATCCCGGCCGGCTGACCTTTTTTATTGAAACTGCAAAGGAGTTTGTATGGCAGAAAGCATCGACACCGCCACCATGAATCTGTGGCAGAAGCTGGCGAAGGTCCGCTCCATTGCGGACGTCATCGCCAAGAACAAGTCCGGCTACGGCTACCGCTACGTATCAGAAGACGAGGTTCTGGCCAAGGTCAAAGCCGGTCTGGACAAGTACAACCTCTTCATTTACCCCATCCCGGACATGTCGTCCTTCAGCATCGAGCGCCGGGACTTCATCAAGAAGAAGTTCGACAAGGCGACCCAGTCCTACATCGACGATCCGCAGTCGGAATACTGCGTGCGCGGCTGGCTGAACTTCAGGGTCGTCAACACTGACAACCCGGACGATGCGATCGTCGTCCCCTGGCCGCTCGTCGGATCGCAGGCGGACGACTCTCAGGCCGTCGGCTCTTCCTTCACCTACTCCAACCGCTACTTCATGATGAAGTTTTTCGGCATCGCCACGCCGGAAGATGATCCCGACGAATGGAAACGCAAGAAGAGCGAAGCAGCGGATGCAGAGGAAGCCGCAGCCGTCACCCTGCTGGTCGGCCAGCTGGACACCCTGATCCGCGCCAACCTGACCGAGGAAAACAAGGCTGAGATCACCGCCCTGATCAAGAAGAACCTGAAGATCGACGGAAAACCGTCCAGCAACTACCTGAAGATCAAGTCGCTTGAGGACGCGCAGAACATCTACGCCGCCGTCAGCGCTTATCTGGATAAGCAACAGAAGTAAGGAGGAACCAGCACTATGGCATTTCGTGACAACGCTTTTGCAACCGTCTGGGAAGTCAAACCTACCCGTGGATCTTCCATGAAGGTCCGTATTTCCACGTCCTATAAGGACAAGAAGACTGGCGAGTACATCAACGACTTCGGTGACTACGCTTTCTTCAGCGGAGACGCCGCCAGGAAAGCAGCGAAGCTGAAGGAGAAGGATCGCGTCAAGCTCCTGCAGACCAGCGTCACCTCTCAGTATGACAAGGAAAAGAAAATCAACCGCTACACCTTCTGCGTCTGGGACTTCGAGATGGCCGACAGCAAGGGTGGATCCGGAACAAAGTCTTCTGCTGCCGCGCCCAAGGCTGCTCCTGCAGTGGAAGAAGACACCGACGAGCTGCCCTTCTAAGGCGGTGCCGTCATGGCAAGCATACTTTTTGACGACTGGGTCTGGAGCTACTCCAGACTCCAGTCCTTCGAGCAATGCCCGTGGGGCTTCGCTCAGAAGTATCTGTACGGGGAAGCCCAGCGCGGGGAACAGAATTTCTTCTCCGCCTACGGCTCCCTCGTCCACGAGCTTCACGAGCGCTGGTACAAGGGCGAGATCCAAAAGGAACAGATCATCCCTACTTTCATCCGCCAGTTCATCACCCTGCCGGAAACGGATTCCAAACGCAGAAGCCGTTACCTCACCAGCGGACTCAACTACTTCGCCCAGGACATCTACACGCCGGACGACATCGTCGGCGTCGAGCAGCGGCTGAAATTCCATGTCGGCAAGTACCGCTTCATCGGCATTGCCGACCTGCTCTACCGTGAAAATGGCGGGCTGGTCATCATGGATCACAAGAGCCATGACCTGCAGCCGCGCTCCGGCAAACGCAAACCCACCATCAAGGATCAGGAGCTGGATCGGTATCTGCGCCAGCTCTATTTATATGCCCATGCCTGCCGGGAGCTGAAGTTCGGGCAGGTGACCAAGCTGGTCTTCAACTGTTTCAAGTCCGGCATCCGTATCGAGGAACCGTATTCGGCAGCCGGCGAGCTAGAAGCCGTCAACTGGGCCATCGACAGCATCAAGCGGATCGAGAACTCCAAGGTCTTCCTTCCCATGCCGGACTGGTTCTTCTGTCATAACCTCTGCGACACCAGATCCGTATGCGACTACAAATAAGGCGGTGATTTGATGGACTCCAATATCAGCCGGGAAAGAATCGAAGAAGCAAAAGAGCGTCTGGGCGACCGGAATGCCGAGATCATCGCCGATGTCATGAAGCTGGAAAAGTATAACCCTCAGCGCCGGATCGGGTGCTGCCCCAACCCTGCCCATCACGACGACACCCCAAGCTGTTCCTATAACCCGAGAGCCCACAACTTCTACTGTTTCGGATGCCATGCCACCTACGACGTCATCGACGCATGGATGAGCGCAGGAGATACCTTCCTGCAGGCGGCCGAAAAGCTGTTCCAGGAAGCTGATATGCCGCACAACTTCTCCTACCGCGGCATCCCGACCGACCGGGACTACGCCTACCCCAAGCCGGAATGGGCCGACAACAAGGATGAAGTCTACGCCTACTGGCGGAAACGCTGTATCTCTCCTGAAACCATCGACGCTCTTGGTATCATGCAGGACACCGGCGGCAACACCTGCTTCTGCTACTGGGATCTGGAAGATGTGCTCCGCTGCGTCAAGGTGCGGCCCAGCCGGCCTATCCGCAAGGGCGTGGACAAGATGAAGTGCTGGTGGATGAAGAGCGACACCATGCACCTGCTGTTCAATATGAACCACATCAACATCACCCAACCCCTGATCATCTGCTGCGGAGAAGGCGACTGCGCAGCCGCATATGAGTGCGGGTTCACCAACTCGACATCCATCCCGATGGGGGACGGAAATTTGCAGTTCATCACGCAGAACTGGGCGTGGCTGGAGCAGTTTTCCGAGATCATCCTGATCCATGACAACGACGAGGCCGGGCAGAAGTTTGTCAAGGAAGCTACGCGGCGCCTTGGCGAATACCGCTGCAAGGTGGTGGATGTGCCCGACCACTGGACGGACGATAACGGCGTTCCGCATCACGTCAAGGATCTCAACGAGCTGCTGGCCAGGGGCGGGAAGCAGGCCGTCATCGACGCCATCAACAGCGCAAAGGAACGGGAAATTATGTCGGCCGCTGACTACACCAAGGTCAGGGAATTCAACATGGACGACGTGGACGGCATCAAAACAGGATTCGAGGAGCTGGATTCTTCGATCGGCAAACTGTTCTGCGGAACCACCAATCTGATTACTGGGATCACCGGCTCCGGCAAAAGCTCCTTCCTGTCCACCATCATCAACCAGTCAGTGGATCAGGGTTTTCCGACGTTCGTGTACTCCGGGGAGCTTAACAACCCACTTCTTAAATCGTGGATTGACTTCGTACATGCCGGGCAGGCCAACCTGATCAGCGAGCAGAAGGACGGGCGTACGGTATACCGTATCAAGCCGGAGGCCAGCAGGCGCATCAATCAGTATTATGAAGGCCAGCTCTACTTCTACAAGGATACGGAGTCTCCGCAGATTTCCCGCATCATGGAATCCATTGAAGCCTGTGTGAAACGCTACGGTGTCCGCACAGTTGTACTGGACAACATGACCAGCGTGGATCTGGAAGCCAATGAGGAAAACAAATACCACAAACAGGACGTCTTCATCCGGGACTGCGTCGAGATGGCGCGGCGGCTGGATATCATTCTCCTGATCGTCCTGCACCCGAAGAAGATGATGGAGATCAGGCCGGTTGATCTGTTCGATCTGTCCGGCGTAACGTCCAGCGCCAACCTGGCACACCGCATCTTCTCGCTGTACCGCGTACAGGACTCAGACCGGGAGCTCGGCAAGACCGGGCGAAGAAAACCCTTTACCAACTGCAACGTCCAGCTCCGCGTCATCAAGGACAGGTTTGGAAGCGCTCTGGGCAAGATCATCCCGCTGTTCTACGACATCCCGTCCCGCCGTTTCTATGATTCGCCGGAAATGCTGGCGAAACATTATAACTGGGATAAGGAGGAGCATGAGGACGAGCTTCCATTCTTCGATATGCAGAAGTACCTGACGTTGAGCGGACAGGGAGGAGAGCCTTTCTGATGCCGGACTGGGAATTCACCATCCGTCAGGTGGCTGAAATGACGGGCCTTCAGTATTTTGACGTCTGGGACATGTATAAGCAGGGCTGGACACTGGAGGAAGTGTTCGCCAGACACCCCATCATCAACCAACAGGAGCAGTCATGAAGAATTACGTCCCCTATCACGTACATACCATGCTGTCCAACTGCACCACCAACATCGACTCGGTGTCCCGGTACTACCAGTACACCGCCCGGGCGGCGGAGCTGGGCATAAAGGCCTTCGGCTTTTCGGAACACGGGAACATCGACGAGTGGCTGCACAAAAAAGAATCTGTCGAGCAGGCCGGGATGAAGTATCTGCACGGCGTGGAAGCCTATGTCACCATGCACCCGGAGGAAAAGGTGCGCGACAACTATCACGTCATCCTGTACGCCCGGAATTACGACGGCTTTCTGGAGCTGAACCGTCTGGTCTCCGGTTCCTTCGAGCGCAAGGAGACCACTCACTTCTACTACGTTCCCCGCATCTTCATGGACGATCTGGAGGGGACATCGGACAACATCCTCGTCACCTCCGCCTGTCTGGGCGGCCCGCTCAACGGTAAGTCGGAAGACGAGGAGCGGTTTCTCCGCTTCATGCGGGCAAACAGGAGCCGCTGCTGGCTGGAGATCCAGCACCATCTGGTCGCCGAGCAGGCCCAGTACAACCAGAAGCTGTGGGATTACTCCAAACGCTATGGCATCCCGCTGATCGCCGGGACAGACAGTCACGCCCTCAACGAGCGCCATGCCCGGGGCAGGGTCAAGCTCCAGCAGGGCAAGGGCGTCCGGTTTGACAACGAAGCGGACTGGAACCTGCGCTTTATGAGCTACGACGAGCTGGTCAACGCTTACCGTGCTCAGAATTCCCTGCCCGAAGCTGTCTTCCTGGCCGCCATCGACGAGACCAATCACTTCGCCGACATGATTGAGCCCTTCACCGTCGACCGCTCCATCAAATACCCCAACGTCTTTGCCGACCCGGTGAAGCTCTGGCGGGACGAAGTGTATCAGGCAGCGGAGCGCCACCCCTACGCCATGCAGCGGCACGGGCGGGAAGCCCTGTTCCGCCGTCTGGACGAGGAGCTGGCCGTGTTTGAAAAGTGCGGCGCCTCCCCCTACATGGCGCTCAAGTATCACCAGCACATGTGGGAACAGGAACACGGCATCGCCACCGGCTACGGCAGAGGATCCGTCACCGGCTCCATGTGTGCCTACGTCACCGGTATTACCGACGTGGACGCCATGGAGTACGGCCTCAACTTCTTCCGCTTCATGAACCCGGAGCGCGTATCCCTCGCCGACATCGACGTGGACTACGCCGAAGCAGACCGGGAGCTGGCCAAGAAATATCTGCTGGACGACAAGATGGGTTTCTCCGGGATTCAGACGGCGGAGATCATCACCTTCAACACCATCGCCACCAAGGGCGCCATCCGCGACATCGCCCGGGCAGACAACCTGCCGCTGGATGAAGTGGATAAGCTGACCAAGGCGGTGGACGCAGATGGGAATGTACCGGACGAGGTGCGGGCAAAATACCCGGAGCTGTTTGAGTACGTGGATATTGTCAGCGGCACTGTCGTTTCCTACGGGTCTCACCCCTGCGGCGTGCTGGTCACCGACCACGACGTCGCCGCAGAGATCGGTCTGTGTACCTCCTCCGGCTCCAACTACCCCATCACCTGCCTCAACATGAAGGAGCTGGACAGCCTGAATCTGGTCAAGATGGACGAGCTCGGGCTGGATTCCAACGACCTGATCAACCGCGCCTGCCGTTACGCCGGCATCGAACGGCTGACGCCGGACAACATGGACATGGAAGACGCAAAGGTCTGGCAGTCCATCCGGGAAGACACGACCTGCATCTTCCAGTTTGAATCCGCACAGGCCACGGCCTATCTGAAGAAGTTTCTGTCCCCCGACATCATCGCTCTGGCCCGCTCCCGCAACCCTGGCTTCCGCATGATCGACTGGTTCGCATTCGCCTCTGGCCTTCTCCGGCCCGGCAGCGCATCCTACCGTGATCAGGTAGCGGAAGGGAAGGTGCGCGACAACGGCTGTAAGGCGCTGAATGATTTCCTCGCAGACGAAGCCGGGTTCGCAACCTATCAGGAAACAGTTATGAAATGGCTGGAGCTCTTCTGCGGCTACTCCGGCAGCGAAGCCGACAGCGTCCGCCGCGCCATCGCCAAGAAGAAGGGCACGGAATCCCTTCTGCCGGAGATCGAGCGGCGCTTTGTCGAATACGCTCCGGCCCATTACGACGACGTCACCAAGGAGAAGGCACAGCAGATCGTCAAGCCGTTCATTCAGACCATACTGGACGCCTCTTCCTACAGCTTCAGCCGCAACCACGCCCTGGCCTATGCAATGATCGGCTATGCCATCGGCTATCTGCGCTATCACTACCCGCTCCCCTTCGTAGCGGCGGCGCTCAACGTCTACGCCGACAAGGCGGATAAGACGGCGGCCGTCATCGCCTACGCCAGAAGCCACGGCGTCACCGTTTCCCCGCCACGATGGGGCCACAGCCGGGCCGACTACATGTTCGATACCGAAAACGGCGTCATCTACAAGGGGCTGCTGTCCATCAAGCATCTGAACGCAGACGTGGCTGACCAGCTGTACGAAGCCGCTCAGCATCTGCCGCAGGACGCTTCCTTCATGGATGTCCTGAAGGTGATCGACCAGGAGACCAGCCTCAATTCCCTGCAGCTCGACATCCTGATCCAGCTCGACTTCTTCGCCGCCTTCGGCAATCCGTCGGAGCTGACCGCCATCAACGCCTACTTCACCGAGCTCAACAAGGGCACGCTCACCCGCGTCGCCAAGGACAAGGTGGAAGCCTACCGCCTGTCGGGCATCATTGAGTCGGCCGCTACCGACCAGGGCAAGGCGGGTACGCTCAAGAGCTGGACGATCACCGACATGCCGAAGCTCCTGTCCCTGTGCGAAGCCCATGTCCGCTCTCAGCATCTCCCGCCGCCGAAGCCATCCGAAAGGGCCCGCGCCCAGATGGAGTACCTCGGCTACGTCGAACCGCTGGGGAACGACGGCAAAGCTCTCCTCTACGTCACGTCCGACGTGCGCGTCCTGACGTCCAAGAAGACAGGCAAGCCGTGGGCCTACTCCTTTACGGCAGTCAGCCTGAAGGACGGTGGCACCCATGAGTGGACGATCAAGGACGGCAGCTATCTGGAGCAGTTCGCCAAGGGCGACATCCTGCGCGTCGTCCCGGAGACCGGCAGCGGCAAACCGGTCTACACCAACTCATGGTACCCGAAGACCTACAACGGGCGGACATATTACTACCTGTGCCGTTACAGGCTGGCAGAAGCCAGCTGACACCTTGGAAAGGGGGTGCTGCCGTTGCCAGCACAGCGCGCCGCGCCCACGGTCTCAGCGCTGAAGAAAGAGATCCGTGAGCACGAAGAACTTGAGCGCCTGCTGTACACAGCGCTCATCTCCGACCACATCGCCCGCGGGACAGATATCCGCGGAGAGCTGTGGGATTACGCAGAAGGAATGTCCGGGTGCGTCCCGGATGACATGGAAGATTATGGATACAACGATGACTGATTTCCGTCTGCCCGAGCCGCCAGCGTGGCCGGACGACATTACGTACTGCGGCGCCATGGACTGTGTCGCCGGGTGTTACCGCAAGCAGAGCTGTATCAACTGGGAAATCCCGAAACATAAATACTACGGCGCATCCATCGCTGACTTCGGCGAGATCTGCGCCAGCTATTACAAAGCAGGAGGACATGACCATGACTGAAAATGAAATCATTGCAACGACGCAGGAACAGCTGGTAAATCGTACCCGTCTGGTCGACGGCTGCGAGGTACAGACATGGGGCACAGAGATCGCAGACTGCAACATCCTGGAGGCCGAGGCCGGCACAAACGGATACCACGGTGGCGATTCCGGTTGCTGCACCTATCTGCGCCTCGAAGATATGGGAAGCACTCAGTGGTCTATCGACGTCTCAAATCACGCTGGTGCTTCTGCCATTGAGATCGTGATGCACGGCGACGCTGAGCTGGACACCATCAGAAAAGCACTGCGTCATATGCTGAACGTACTGGATATGCAGGCTTCTGCCGGGAGGAAAAGGGATGTATGTTGAACTGATCGCTGTCACGAGCGACCCGGTCGCTACCTGTGAGCAGGCGGCGTCCACCTGTTATGACAGCCAGCCGTCCGAAGACGGGCGGATCCTCAAAGCCTGTGCCCGCACCGGCCACCTGTCGGTCTGGGAGCACATGAATTTTACCTTCCGTATCGAAGGCGTCAGCCGTGCCCTGCTGGCCCAGCTGACCAGACACCGCCTGATGAGCTTTTCCGTACGCTCTCAGCGCTACTGCAAAGAGAATAATTTCGGCGTGGTTACCCCTCCCTCCATCGCTCACAACGATGCGGCCCGGCAGCTGTACAACAACGTGATCGATTACATCCGCAACGCTTACGGCCGCCTGCTCGACTACGGCATGCCGCCGGAAGACGCCCGCTTCGTCCTGCCCAACGCCTGCGAGACGGAGCTGACGGTTACCATGAACGCCCGGGAGCTGATGCACTTCTGCCATGAGCGGCTATGTACCAGAGCCCAGTGGGAAATCCGCGAGCTTGCCGGGGAGATGGCAGCTGCCGCCGAAGCAGAGGTACCGTTGATCGGGCCGTACCTTGTCCCCAAGTGTGAAATCAACGCCGACTATCCCTTCTGCCCGGAGCGGCAGGGGTGCGGACGGCATAAACATTTAAGCGAGGTTTATCAGAATGACGACACAGCAGATTGAGCAGGCGGTCTCCCATCCCGTGTACTACACGAGAGGAACCATTGAAACCTGGGACTTCATCTCCGACTGGCGGTTGGATTTCCTGCGGGGCAACGCCGTCAAGTATCTCGTCCGGGCCGGGCACAAGGACGCGCTCGAACAGGATCTGCGCAAGGCGCTCGAATACCTGAAGAAGCTCGTTACCAACACCACCTACCCCCGGGAGACGGAGTGGGCGGATTATACCCCGCAGATCGACCCGGTGGCCTTTGCCCGGGACAAGGAGCTGGATCCTCCTCTGGCTGCTGCCGTCGTAATGATCACCCGGTGGGACATCGCCGGCGCCATCCATTTTGTCAGCGAAGTGCTTGACCGGATGGCGGAAGATGCCAAGCGTCAGAAGCCGGTTGTTTACGGCACGGACGAGGAGCGTCTCTCCGACAACCGCAACGACCCGCGCATCGTAGAATTTGGAAAAAGGATGGGAGAGGACCGATGAAAGTAATCCTGTACGGGGTGGATGGATGCCACCGCTGTGCTTTCCTCAGCGAGATGCTGAAGAAGCGCGGCATTGAATACACAAAAATCAGCGACGTAGATCAGATCGTCGCCCGAAATCTTGACAGTGTTCCGGCCATCGAGGTCGACGGAGAAATCCTCTATGAGACTGCCGCCCTCGCCTGGCTGGCTAAATATAAAAAGGAGTGACCGACTATGAAGAATTCCAAGGCCATCGTCGAAGCGTACCTGAAGAAGTCCGACTGGCGCACCAAGGAGAATTCCAACAGCCCGTTTTCCTTCGGAGCGCTCAACAAATACATGACCGCCGAGGTCAGCAAGGACTACTGGCTCCGGGAGGTGTACCCGGAGTACATCTCTCAGGCCTACGTCGATGGCCATATTCATATCCACGATCTGGGCGGGCTGACGCTGTACTGCTGCGGGTACTCCCTGAAGGACATCCTCTATAAAGGCGTCCGTGGCGTGTCCAACATCCCCGTATCCGCCCCGGCCAAGCACTTTGATTCCGTGCTCAACCAGTGCGCGAATCTGGTCACCGTGTTTCAGAACGAGATCATGGGAGCCGTTGCTTTTAACAGCTTCGACACCCTGCTTGCTCCGTTCATCAAGGCGGACAAGCTCAGCTACAACGAAGTCAAGCAGTCGATGCAGAACTTCATCTTCTCCGTCAACAGCAACAGCCGCGGCGGGGCTGAGCCGGCCTTCTTCAACCTGACGTTCGACTTGACGCCTCCTGCCGACATGATTGACGACTACGCCATCGTCGGCGGTGATCTGGTCAGCTTCACCTACGGGGACTGCCAGCAGGAAATGGATCTGCTCAACCGGGTTTTCTTTGAGATCATGCTGAACGGCGACGCAGAAGGCAAGCTGTTTGCCTACCCGATCCCCACCTACAACATCCACAAGCGCTTCGACTGGGATAATCCCAACAACAAGCTGCTCTGGGAGATGGCCGGGAAGTACGGCACGCCCTATTTTGCCAACTTCATCAACTCAGATATGGATCCGTCCGACGCCAGGAGTATGTGCTGCCGGCTCAGGCTTGACCTGCGTGAGCTCCGCCGCAGAAACGGCGGTCTGTTCGGCTCCGGAGACAGCACCGGCTCCATCGGCGTGGTTACCCTGAATCTGCCGCGCATGGCCTACGAAGCCCACGGCGATCAAGCGAAGTTCTGGGAGTCTCTGGATAAATACATGGACATCGCCAGAGACAGTCTGGAAATCAAGCGCAAATGGCTGCAGGAAAACGTCATCGACGCCAAGCTGATACCTGCCTTTATCGAGTATGTCGGTACCCTGCGCAATCACTTCAGCACCATCGGTCTGGTGGGCGGTAACGAGATGTGCTTGAACCTGCTCGGCAAGGACATCCGCAGCGAAGAAGGCCATGCCTTGATGCGGGACGTGCTCAATCACATGCGCGACAGGCTGGTTCAGTATCAGGAAGAAACCGGAAACCTGTGGAACCTGGAAGCTACCCCCGCAGAGGCCACCTCGCACCGCCTTGCCCTGATCGACAAGAAGGATTACCCGGACATCATCACGCAGGGCCCCGGCGGCAAGGATGTCTACTACACCAACTCCTGCCACCTGTGGGTAGGCGACGTCAAGGATATCAACTCCACATTCGCCCATCAGAATGATCTTCAGACGCTCTTTACCGGCGGTACGGTTATCCACTGTTACATGGATGGTGCCATTCCCGGCGAGCATGCAAAGGAAATCGTCAAAGCCATGTTCGAGACCTACAACGTCCCTTACATGAGCATTTCCCCCATCTCCCGGTACTGCCCGGAGCACGGCTATGTGATGGAGCGCGTAGATAAATGCCCCATCTGCAAACAACGCCTGCATAAATTCCAGCGCATTACGGGTTACCTGCGGGATGTCGACAACTTCAACCGCGGCAAAGCCAACGAATTCAAAGACCGCAACCAGCTGACGGAGTAAAGCCTATGAGAGTCAGAAAGATGCTGACAGAGCGTTTTCAAGACTACAAAGAACCGTCCCTGTATCTCGCCGCCTGCTTCTGCGACTGGAAGTGCTGCCCGGACAACCCGTATGTCTGCCAGAACCACCCGGTCGCCAGGCTGCCGGTTACCGAGATCCCGGACGACGAGATTCTTGACGCCTATCTGACCGACCCCATCACCAAAGCCATCGTGATCGCAGGTCTGGAGCCTCTGCTTCAGATCCATGAAGTGTGCCGTCTGATCCGCCGTGCCGTCGAGCGCGGCGTTCAGACCACCTTCGTGATCTATACCGGCTACACCAAGTGCGAAGTGCAGAGGCTCGGCTTCTTCGACGAGCTGAAGGGTATCAGCGGCGTACAGATCGTGATGAAATACGGCCGGTATGTCCCCGGACAGCAGCCGCACTTTGACGAAGTGCTCGGCGTGGATCTGGCGTCTGATAACCAGTATGGAGAGGTGATTTGATGCGTGCCTTTATTGATCTGACAGGCCAGCGCTTCGGCAGGTTGGTGGTAGTCGGGCGTGCTGATCCTGCGTGTGATAAGCATGGTACTGCCAGATGGCGCTGTCTGTGTGACTGCGGCAACGAGAAGGATGTTCGGGGCTCCGATCTGCGCAGAGGGCGCACAACATCCTGCGGATGCCTGCAGAAGGAACGGGTGAGGGCAGCTCACACAATACACGGCCAGTGCTACTCACGCTTATATAGCATCTGGACAAATATGCACACAAGATGCGAAAACCCGCACAGCACGAATTACGACAACTACGGCGGGCGCGGGGTCTCCGTCTGCGAGGAGTGGCATGATTTTGCGAACTTCATGCAGTGGGCGGAGCGCACCGGGTATCAGGAGAATCTGACCCTTGACCGCATCGACGTCAACGAAGGATATAACCCTGTCAACTGCCGATGGATTACCATGGCCGAGCAGCAGCGTAATAGACGCAATAACATCAAGATCACCTATCATGGCGTTACGCGATGTTTGTCCGACTGGGCCGCGACGTTTGGAATCAAAGTGGTGACACTGTGGCAGCGCATATTTCGGTATCATTGGGACGTCGAGCGCGCCTTCACTGCGCCGGTACAAAAGCACTACAGACACCACAAGCAGGAAGAGCAGGTGGCGTCATGAAATACCATGATTTGCTCCACCAACTCTTATCCGACCACATTTACTGGTGAAAAAAGCAGAAAGGAAGCTACTATGCCATCCGAACAGGGCGCCAAACAGGTCGCCATCATCAATAACCAGGGCGTTGAGTATTTCAAAGAGTTGCGCCGCAAGCGCCTGAAGGCCATCCTCGAATTCGCCCGCAAGGAAGTCTACACCGGTCAGGTCGCCCTGACAGAATGGCTGGCCGAGCGCGGGCTGGGGTGCAATCAGGGTCAGCTGTCAAAAGATCTGGACACGCTGGGCCTGACCCCATATATCGACCGCTACGGCGAGAAGCATCTCGGCAGGCGCAGCAGGATCCTGCACGATCAGGTCGAGGAGCGCTACGTCAAAATCTTTCAGGAGGCCGTCATGGAAGTCTATCTCCACGGCGACTCCGTCATGATCGACACCGTACCTGGCGGCGGGCAGATCGTCGCTACCATCGTCGAGTCCGCCTGCTGGCGCGAAGTCGTTGCCATCTACTACGGTATGAGTAGCGTCACCATCACCTGTTTCAGTGACGTCATGGCCGAGGACATTATGGACAGAGTAAAGGAGGGGATCCTGTGAACGACATCGAGAAGGTCAACCGCCGCTTTAAGGCCCACTACTACACCCACGGCAAGATGGAGCAGTGCTTCGAGCCACCGGAGTTTCTCCTGTCGAACGGGATCTACCCCACGAAGATCCGGCCCGAAGATCTCCCGCCGTGGTACGTCGAGCTCACTTACTGGAACACACGCTACGTCGACACCAGCCGGGTAACCAACCTGATCTACCGGCCCTGCCGTCTCCCGCACCACAACCATCTGTTCAAGGACGACATGATCTTCCTGCACTACGACGGCACCGAGCCGGTGTGGGACAACAAGTATGTCGGGCTCTTCCTGACCAGCGAGCACGAAACCCTGTGGGGATGGCCGCTGGTCTACGGGCTGATTTCCGCCCGGGAATATTCCGGCATCGACATCTCCGAGCAGCTGGACACGCTGCGGGCCAAGATCCTCCGATACAACGAAGAGTACAGGGAGCCGTGGCCTGACCCCAACATCCCCTACGACCCCGACAAAATCATCGCAGACGCTGAAAAGCACGTCAAAGAAAGAAGGGAAGCCTATGAAGCCTTACATCCGGGCACATATCGCCCTTGACACCCAGCCAGCCATTCTCGATTTCCTCAAGCTGATGGCCGGCGAAGACAGCAACTACGTCGTCGAAAGCAAAGACGGCACGCACCGGGTCAACGCCCGCTCCATGCTCGGCCTGCTCTACATGGCCACCGAGCATCCGACCGAGCTGTTCCTGCTGAACACCACCAATGACGGTGAATTCCCACCCGCGCTGGACAACTTCCGCATGTACGGGACGCCCAGCACCGAGCAGATCACGTTCTGATTTTCCACAGTAAACGCGGTTTACTGTGTAATAACACACCAGAGGAGATCAATATGTACGATCCAATATATTGGCAGCATCTAGGCAGACCGTCAGGGGGCGACTGCGTATGTGTTGTGCAAACACAGACGTGCCTCAAAGAATTTGACGAAGAATATACCGACTACGCGTTCATAGATGATAAAGTATATGTTATTGCTTTATGGAGCGAGAGCGCCGATGTATTCTTAATTCAGAGTTCCTTTGGCATGTATCGATCAATTCCTGATGACGAAATCATAGCATACTGTGTTTTGCCAACTGTTGATAAGTTGACTGATGAAGATGATAATGGCGATCGAAGAGTCTTATGCCCTCAGCCTAATGCTGGTGACATTATATTCGCTGACGACGATTTCGTTTTTGATGATCAGGGGTTATATGTCGCACTCATAGAAATCAGTTGCACGATGCCGGTGTATGTTTTTGTACGATGCGAAGGGAAGGACGATGATACATGTACGTTCACCTTTCCGCTACGAATACAGATTGACAAAGCCTTGGAACGCGCCTTGGTTAAGCAACCGCTGACTTTTTATGGATTCGCACATATAGATACGCCGAAGAGAAGTTGCCGAAAATACGAGTACTATGTTGATCGTTCAGTTGATGCTTCAACTTTTTAACTTATGCGGCCGTTGGCGAAAGATAAACGCAGTGGAAGACAATACACGGCGTCCGTATGCGGGAACATGTGGGGGCGTACCACGTTAAAATAGTCACTGACATCCCGGCAGACGTGCTGCAGGAGTGCGAAGCTCCGCACGGCCTTTACTTCCGACATCAGGAATCTTTACTCTCAGCGCTTTTCCGTATGCGAAAAGTAAAGCTCGCGGTGTCTGGTTCTCAGCAAGAGCACCCGCACACTACTGGACTTAATGGCACGTCCGATTCGTGCCGCCGCACCAACCATCGAAAGGAGAAACCACTATGGCTACCAAAACCAAGGCCGCCTCTACCACCACTCCCAACGAAGTCACCCCCGAAGAGATCGACCGCCACTATACCTTCCGCAAGGTGGCGAAGTTCCGCAAGGTGTCCTTCGAGCAGTTCAGGCACGACATGATCGACTGCGGCTTTAACCTGCCCGACGCCGTCATGAAGGAAGCCTATGACGCCATCAAGCTGCCCGTCCGCGCCACTACCGGTTCCGCCGGGTATGACTTCTTCTCCCCCATCCCCTTTGCGATGAGCAACATGACGGTCAACCCCCGCGGCATCACCTTCCCGACTGGCATTCAGTGCGAGCTGCACCCCGACTTCTGCCTGATCATGATCCCGAAGTCCGGGCTGGGCATCAAACAGTACAGCCGTCTGGGAAATTGTGTTGGCCTCATCGACAGAGACTACATTTTCTCCGACAACGAGGGTGACATCTTCGTCAACATCCGCTCTGATATCCCGGGCAACCCGCCCGTTGAGATCAGGGCCGGTCAGGCCATCTGTCAGGGCGTGATCCTGCCCTTCGGCACGACCGACGACGACGAGACCACTGAAGCCCGTAACGGCGGTCTGGGCAGCACCGGCAAGTAACGTGCGGTTGTGATGCGGGCAGCTGTAAAAAAAAAAAAAGAAACGGTATGCGCGACGTCACACATACCGTTCTGCTGCGTCTGGATTTTGCATTCTGCGCCGTCTGTGTGGTTGATCAGTCCTCAGACGGCGTCTTCCAGGCGCATGCAGTCCCGGAAGGTTCGCTTACTGTGTCAGTCTTTCAGGTACGCTAATACCTCAAAGGCTAACTGCGCGATCATGATGACAAGCACCAGAAGTTGATACTCAGTCATGCGATCACCTCCTCTGCATAAGAATGGCTTTATGCTTTGTCGGCTTCACAGGCTTCGGTACCAGCCACAGCACCCGCATTATAACATACAGGGCGCAGGCTCACAAGGGTTTTCTCCTGAAAGTCTGCGCCCGTTTTTCACGTAGTCTCTGAGCCGCCTCAGCTCAATGTGACGGCCCCTCACCCATGCAGGTGGATAAGTTGTAAGGGTATCACGACAGGCCCCGTCACACGTCGCTGAGGTTCCTCTATACACATTGGCAATATTTCCAAAAATTGCCGAAATGCATTACCACAAGGAGAAGCTATGCGAAACGAATTTCAAACCGTAGGCGACGTCATCGGCGAAAACGACGGGATCTGCACCGTGATCGACGAGATCGAACACGCTACGTCGCTCAACGAAGACACCGTCGCCCTGCAAACGGGCACCGTTGATCTGATCCTTGATCTGCTCGATGGGTACAGGTTCCTCCTGCACAACCTGAAGCTGGCAGGTCTCAACTGACCCCGCGCCCGACTGGCATCACCGCCGGCCGGGCCTTTTACAACTCTGTTTAAGTTACAGTACCGGAGAAAGTTATGATTGACAACCGCGGCCCCACAGGCTATACTGGAAACGACATGGGGCTGACTGCCCCGGCGTACCTTGACAATATGATACCTCAGTGTTCTGTTCAGGGTATAACACGGGGAAAGGATGCCACCATGTTAAGCACTGATTTATTGATACCAACCACACCCCGCACGCACGCCCCTACTCTGATCGAATTCGTCGAGCACACTTTCCGCTCGTCCTTTATCGACAACCTGGAGCTGACCACCCAGCGCAACTATTCCCGCTATCTGGAGAGCTACATCTACCCGTTCCTCGGCCGCGTTCCTATTGATCAGATCACCATCGTCGACATTCAGAATCTGTACGACTGGCTGGCCCACGGCTCGCAGAACGGCTTCAGGCAGGACATCACCAGGCGCACCATTGAGCGCATCGGCGGTTTTCTCGGCCGCATCCTCCGGGTGGCAGAGGCGCTGCACGTCATCCGGGATTCGCCCTACAAACCTGTCCTGCTGCGCAACCACGGCGTCCCGTCCCACCATCACAAGGCTGTGACAGACGCAGAGGTGACCCGCATCCGTGCCGAAGTGCCCGGGCTCACCGACCGGCGGGAGCGCCTGTACGCCGCCCTTCTCGTGTATACCGGTATGCGCCGGGAAGAGATCCTTGGCCTGCGCTGGGAAGACATCAACCTGAAAGAAGGCTACGGCCACATCACCCGCGTCGTCGTCTACCCGGACAACAAACGCACCGTGATTAAAGATCACCCCAAGACAGCCAGCTCCGAGCGCATCTTCCTGATCCCGGACGCACTGGCCGACATCCTCCGCCCAGAGCAGCGCCGCTCCGGTTTCGTAATCGAAGGCCGCACCCCGAAGCAGCCTGCTTCCATCTCCACGTTTCAGCGGACGATGCGGGCCGTATTCAAGAAGCTCAGGATGACCGGCTACAACAACCATGACTGGCGGGCCACCTTCGCCACCCAGCTCAAGGAGTCCGGTATGACATCCGCACAGGTTGCCGACCTGCTTGGACACGCCGACACCCGTATGGTCGAAACCATCTACGCGACGGCTCGGAAGGAAGGAATTCTCAAGTACAGGGGCGCCGTCAATACTGCATTTTTATGCAAATAACGCCCATGTGATACCTCATTTTTATGCAAAACATTTTTCACGTCCGTTGACATCGTGGAGGTCGTAGATTCGAGTTCTACTGGTCCCACCATTCAAAGGACTCTGTGAAATCAGGGTCTTTTGTCTTTTTGGTCTTTGACAGAATCAGAAAAAACCGTATATTATACGCCGTGTTGTATGCTGACCTGAACGCTGGGGCACCCTGTTTTCAGTTGAGCACACAGTACGCACCAGAAAAAATAAGGGATAGCAAGCGATTGAGTTCGCCTGTTATCCCTTTTTTTACTTGCTTCAGCGACGTGTAGAGACGCCTGTCTTCAGACCCTTACAACTTATCCACCCGTGTGGTCAAGGCCCCGTCACATGTCGCTACAGTCTCTCAGTGACTATCTACGCTGGAGAACGTAACGCTGTCGCAGGTGATGTTGGGCGGCCATTTGTTCCACGTCGTCTGCGGATCGCAGGTGACCGTCACCACAGATCCCTTGCCGTCCTGATAACCCTGATCATAGGCGTCCGAAACAATCTTCTCGATCTCCTCTGCCGTGATCAGGATCTTGCCGCTCTGGTCTGCTTTAAGAATTACTGGCTTCATATGCTTCCTCCTTCGGGTACCAGTTATAAAATCTCGCCAGCTTCATGGTCATCGTGAAGTTGGCGACGTCCATATTCACTGACTTGACGATGTACTGGTGTGGCTCGCCCGTGATCGGCGAGTGGTATTCGATTTTCTGATTCACGTCGATAAACGGGATCAGCACCGTGGTCAGCTCCACGTCGGTGTTCATCCGGCACTTGAGATAATTCTCATATTCCCCGCGCTGGTAGGCTAGCTCCGTGGTGTAGATGCCAGCGTACTCGCCGTCGTACAGTACCTGCCTGATCTGTCCCGCCGCAATGGTCATCTCTGTCGTCATACCCTCTGCGTCATTCCTGTCGCAGGCGTACGGGCTGTCAGCGTTGCGCACGTAGCGGATATCCACGCAGTCGTTGAGTGTCTGATCCGCTGCGATGACAGCCGCTGACGGTATCTCATTCATCTCCCGGACGATCACATGGATTTCCTTCTGCCCCAGCAGGTAGAATTTCTTTACGATCCGGGTCTCGTTGTCAATCGTTTCCGGCACGTCCAGACACCGGGCCACGTAGGAATATCCCGCCTTGAGCGCACCGGCCGCCAGCTCATTTCCGTTTGAATCCAGAAGATCCGCCGTGCTCTGCTGCTGGTCATCCGTCAGATCAATGTGAATTTTCGGCGACGCCGGGGAATCCTCTGCCGGGGTAAAGCCGTACTTCTTATTGTTCTCCAGCGTCTCCATCGTGGACAGCACAAAGCCCAGCGTGTATGTCTGCCCGTTCAGCACGCAGCTCGTTGCCGTGTAGTGGCTTTTGATTGACTTGCCGTAGATCTCGGTCGTGTTCTTGATGTTGCTGAAATCAAAGGATCTGTTCTCCGCGATGATCAGGTCGTCCAGATCTTCCGGCCCCAGCAGGCACGGCTCGTTGACATGCATCGGGATTTTCTGCGCGTGGTATGTCCCGTTGGCGTCATAGAACTGCTCGTACCACGGGAAGAGCGCCAGCGCCGTCCGCAGGATGTCGTAGGGGTAGGAGCCGATGCCGAAGGTCAGATCATAGGGCAGCACGTCCGGGAATTCCTCGATCTCAACGTCCTTGTAGGGGAAGAACCGGGAGATGGTGTCGGTCAGCAGTCGCGGGATGTCTGTATTATATACATACTTCACCCCGGTGCCGATCTGACTCCCCCGCTCCGACGTCCCGTAGGCCATCAGGTCGACCAGCGACATATGCATTTCCTGCGTCGCCGTGTCAAACCTGAAGGCGTCCGAGGACAGCAGCAGCGTTCCAAGAGCGTACCACTTCCATGTGCCGTCCAGCTTCTGCAAGCCGATGCTGAATCTGACCAGCTTGTCAACCCAGCCAATCTCGAAGTTGTCCGTCATCCAGCTCTGGTCGGTCACTACCATGGTCAGGTCTGCCGTCCGCCTGATATCCGTCGTGGCGTCGATGTTGAAATTCACGTCCGCCGTGTCGCCGGTCAGTTCGCTCTCCACCTGCAGGTATTTGTTCAGCAGCTCCAGCTTGTACCGTACGACATGATTGGTCTGGTTGATCAGCTGGGAGTCTTCCGATGAATAACTCATGAGCTCACCCACGCTTCCCCGTGATCAAACGGCACGGTCGGCCGTTCCACCTCTCCGATCTGCGTCCAGTCAAACGTGACAACGGACATGCCCGCGATCGCGTTGTAGGATTCCTGCGGTGTGCCGTCAATCCCGACGATCATCGCCTTGCCGTCGCTGGTCTTGAGCAGCTTCTGCGTGTCTGTCATCAGCCACTCCATAAACTCCTGCCGGTATGCGTCCGCCTGATCAAAGGACGGCTCAATGCAGCCTTCGCCAGACGGGTCTGGCACCCACGGCAGCCAGATGGCAGAGCAGGTGCCCGTCCAGTAGTTGGCCTGTGTGTTGCTGACCCTGTGCGGGAATTTCCCGGACAGCGTCACGATATAGTTGACCGGTCGGTTCTTCTGGGTGTTGATGGCAAACCGGCTCTCGCTGGTACCGAAAGCGCTGTGCCATGACCCGGTAGAGTCGGCCAGAATAATGCCGTCGAATTTACATATAATAGTCGTCTCAACGCCACTGCGCCATGCGCCGCGTGCGTCAAAAACACAGGCTTCATACGTGTAGCTGATACCGGCGATGGCTTCCATGTCCACATAGCTGTAGGTCAGGTCATCCGAGCTGCTGACAGTGCCGCTCTTGAGTACCTTGTAGTCGCTACTCCCGGCAAACCGTCTGCGCAGTTGATACGTCTGGATTTCATGCACCGCGAGTCCTTCATCAACATATGCCACCCTGACTTTGATGTTGGCATAAACCGGATCATTCACACAGGTGATGGTTTGGTACTTTGGATCAATTATAATATCCGCCATATATTCACCCCCAGGGGAAGGGGCAGTCCCGTTGTGGGGCCGCCCCATTTTTTAATTCGCGCCCTTCTTGTACAGCGCCTGCAGCAGATACGAGGGCAGCTGATTGATAATCGCGTCGCCCAGATCCTTTGCGTTCTGTACCTCGTTCAGGGTCATGGTGCCGATGTCGATGTTGACGTTACCGCCAATCGACGCTTCAAGCAGCTTGCTCAGGTCGATGCTCTGCAGCAGGCCTTCGAGGAGGCCGGACTGCTCAGACCCGGACACGATGCTCTGGTAGTAGGGCTCGAAGTCAAGCCCGCTCAGCTTGTCCTCTACCGGCACAAGCACGTTGCCCAGAGAGTCAAGGATGCTCGATCCGCTGATCAGCCTCTCGCCCAGCGGGCCGTAGATGTTGCTGTCTGCCTTCGACTTTTCGAGGTCGCTGACGATGCTGCTGAAGATGGCGTCGTTCGCCGCTTCCTGTGCGCTCTCAAGCTCATCCTCGTCCGCTTCGTACTGGAAGCCTGTGTCTTCGTGGTAGATCAGCAGCCTGCGCTGCCTCGCCTTGTCCAGATCATCCAGCGCCTGCATCAGCCGGAGCTGTTCCTTGTAGCTGTCGTTCTGCTTCTTCAGCCGCTCGATCTGCAGGTCGATGATGGCGTCATTCCACTCTTCCTGATTCTTGCGGATGTCCGCGATCGTGTCGAGGTTGCCCGTCAGATCGCCGCGAAGCTCCTGATACTTTTCAGACAATGGATCGAGTGTGCTCATCTGCTCCTCGATCAGCCGGTTCTGCTCCTGCAGGTTTTCGATCTGCTGCATGCCGACAGAGATCATGCTGCGATACGTCCCCGCGTATTTGTCCGACCCCTGCGCATCCAGCAGGTTGTTCATGCCTTCCAGATTGCGCTGGATCTCTTCCAGATAGTCGTAGCCAGTCTTCAGGTTGGTCAGAGGGATGTCAGCAATCGTGTCGTTCATCTCACTGATTTCAATCTTCGTCTGGGTGATCGACTCCTTCAGGTTTTCCAGCGTGGACATGTAGGAGTACCAGGTGTCGCTGCCGATAGCCAGCGGGTTGTCCCACGACGTCGTGAAGAGAGACTTGATGGCCTCAAGATTCTTCAGCGCTTCTTCAGAGCCATCCGCCACATTCATGCCCAGCATCTCGCCGATGGCAACCATGTCTTCATCCGTAGCCGGGGTGACCGGTACATCGACCAGAGAGATCTCTACAGGCGGCAGGGCCTGCTGATTAACCTGCTTGCTGCTGTACTGTTGCTGGGACGCCTGCATCTTATCCAGAATAGCCTGGACTTTGGTGTTCTTATTTGTTGCGTTGCTGAACGTGCTCGTCGTGCCCTTGATCGCCGCCTGCACCGCTGCACGCTGGGCCGCCGGCACCTGATCCAGGTTGATGTTCATCGCACCGGTGGCGATCTTCTGTACGTCGGCCAGCGACAGCTGGGTGACTTCCGGTGTCGCCGAAGTAGCTGCAATATCAGTCATGGAGCCGAGCTTTTCCGTACCGGTGCCGGTATTGTAATGCGCGACCGTCCGGTAGACCAGATTCTCGTCAATGGCTTCCTGCAGGTCGGTGACGCCTTCGTCCACACCCTTCTTGACATGAGCTGCAATGGCTTCCCATACATCTTTACCGCCGTTCAGGATAGCCTGTACCATGTCTCCGCCTACACCGAGCTGGTCTTCCAGCTCCTTGAGCAGGGCCTGCTCTTCGTTCTGAGCGTTGGCCAGAATCTGCTCCATGTTGGTCAGAGAGTCCATGTAATCGGCGCCGGTCAGCTCCTGGCCGTACTGTTTCTTCAGGTCAATCAGGCCTTCAAACCGCTTCTGCTGGTCGCGCAACAACCCGTCGATCCTGTCGAAGTAGGACACGACGTTGTCCAGCTTCTGCTGGCTCAGGGCTTCCATCTGATCATTCAGCGTAGCAAGCGCTTCCTGACAGGCAACCAGTTTTTCCCAGTACTGCTGGTAGGCCTGAATAGCCTTTACCGTTTCCTCGTTATTGTATGCCTCCAGATCAATCGTGCCGTTCTGAATCTTCGCAACGATCTCATCTGACAGCCCGCCCGTCGTCTGCATTTCCCTGAGGAAGCTGCGGTACCTGACCACCGAGCTGATGTTCGCCTGAATTTCTTCTGCGATGTTTTCGATGGCGCTGTCCAGCAGTTTGTTCTGGCTCAGATAATGTACGGCGTCGTCCGCTGCTCCGACAAACTGTGTGGTCTTTTTCTTCAACTCGTTCAGGTACGTCGGGATCCAATCCAGCACCTTCTTGATCCACTCAAGAAGTGCCTTGGCCTTCCTGTCTGAAGAGTTAAGCGCGGCTGCAGCTGCTTCCTGTGCCGCTGCGGCATCACGCTGGGCTTTGGCGATGGCCGCGGCCTGATCGGAGCCACCGGTCATATCTTTGCCATTGCTTATGCTGGACATTGCTCGTCCTGTCACTACGCCGCCGTTGGCCATCGCCATGCCGCGCTTCAGGATCTTCCTGGTTTCCTTTGCATTGTGTACGACGTCGCCAGCATCCAGCTTTACGAAGCGTGCGCCGTTGTTGGTGCCCAGTTCATAGGTGCCGCGGGAGCGGTGCTCAATCAGCTCGGCGCCAAGCTCGTCAACCAGCGTCATGCCGCCGGCTGCATCGTCCGTGCCCCCTGCGGCTGCGCTGACGGTGCGAACTGCGTCTTTGCCGCCACCACCGCCGCCGGTCGGGATTTCACCTGGGTCGCCGTACTGTACCGGGATGGTGACTGTCGGAGGCGTGGGAACGCTGATAGATCCAGGATCCTCCACATTTGTATGGACGGTAACAGTGGGTTCTTCGGGAGGCACAACAGGCGGTGCTTCTTCGGTCTCCACATGTACCGTGGCTGTCGCATCTTCAACAGCCGGAGTCACCGCAGTTTCGGTATAGGTGGCAGTCTGCTCCGTCTGGACACCGGATTCCGCCTTTTGCGCAGTGGTCAGCGCGTCCTGGAGCGCCTGCGCTCCGCCGTCTGTTAGCGCCTGCTCGAGCTGGCTGACCGCCTTGTCAAGCGCACTCAGCTGATTCTGGTTGAGCGGCTGCCCGTCGGAGCCTTTTTTGTTCGCCGACATATCTTCCAGCCGCGACATTGTGCTGAGAGCATCCAGCCGCATGTTCTCCATGTCACTCGCCGACATGGATGTGCCGGTGCCTGTATTGACATTCGTGCTCTTCTTGGATTCAACCGCCGTTGATTTGGTTTCGACGTTCAGTTCTTCCGGCTCGACCGACGCAGAGGTAACGGTATCGACTGGGGACTCTGTGCCCGCGATCGTGCCGGCAGAAGCAGGAGGAGTTTGCGTCAGACCCTGCGTCTGTTCGCTGGTCTCTACGTCGCTCCTCAACTGATTCATCGCGTCGACGGCATTATCATATGCCTGTACAGCCTCGTTCAGACTGGCGTACTCGCCGTTCAGAGATGTCGATATGTCGTCCAGTGTCTGCTGCTGTTCCGGCGTCACATCATGGGCTCCACCGAATCCACGGACCTCGTTGTCGAGGTTAGCCATGGCAGCGGCAACGTCCTCCATGCTCTGGAAGGTTGAGCCGCTCTTTGTAGCCGTTTCGGCAGTCTGTTCTGCTGTTTCGCGGAGGGCAGCATTAAGATCCTCTTGATCCTGGGCCTCCTGATCGGCGCGCTCCCGTTCCAGTTCCGCGAGCTTTTCGTCTTGCGCAGCCCGTTGCTCCGCCAGAGCCTCCTGCTCCTGCGTCTGCAGATACTCCTGCATCCCGTCGATGGCTTCGGTGATCTGATCCGCGATATCCTGTTCTGGGATAACCTTGCCGTCCGTGTTGTATCCGATCAGCGCGTTCGTGGCGTTTTCGACCGACTTGCGGAGTGCCGGGTCGGTAATCCCGCCCAGACCGCCAGCCTGTTCAACCGCAGCTGCCAGCTGTTCCTGCCACTGCGCCTGCTGATCGAGCTTCGACTGCGTCTCCAGCCTGTCCTGCAATGCCTCGCCAGCCGCAGCGTCACTCGCCGCCTGCTCTGCCCGTTCCCGACGATCCAGATCGGCCGCATCCTTCATGCGCTGACGCATAGCCTCGGCTTCCGCTTCCGCAGTATCAATTTGGGTATCCGCCGTTTCCTGTACGCTGTCTTGCGTGTCCTCGAACGACTTCAGCCATGCATCTTCCGCAATACTCTGCAGTTCTGCGAGCTCTTCCTGTTTTTTCTGTGCCTTCAGTGCCGCTTTCGCTGCTTTTTCTTCGTCGCCAGACACAGCAGTCTCCGTGGTCAGCGGCTGATCGAGGCCGGTAGCGACCGTGGTGTCTTCGGCATTCTCAGTTTTCGGCTCAATAGCTTCATCCAGTGTAGAGGCTTCATTGGCCTTGAGCAGTCCCTGCAGCTGAGCAATCTTATTCTGTGCGTTTCTAAGCAGTTCAGTAGATGCTGTCGCCCCGGACTCGCTGACATCTTCCATCTGCATGGCCACAGTTTCTGTTGCCTCATCAATGACAATACCGGCATCCTGCGCCTGAGTGATTGTTTCCTGCAGTTGCTCGCGAATAGCCTGTTGGTCGGTGCCGGGCTTAGGAGTTGCAATATCCTCGTCGTACTGATCAGCGAGCTTGCCAAACTTGAAGCCCGTTCTCGTCTGGGTAGCGGTTTCCGCCTGTTCCTGCAGGTCCTCTGCTACCTGTTGCTCAATAGCCTGCGCGAGCCCGGAGGCTTCCTGCTCTTTGAGCGTACCATGCAGAGCGTTGCCCTTGTCCAGCGCATTGCGTGACAGCTGCTTAGCCGTTTCGGCTTCTGCTTCAGTGGCGTTTGCCGCCGCCTCTTCAAGGTCGCTGCGGACATTATTGAGCTTATTCAGCATGGTGTCATAGTCCGCGCCTTCGGTTTCAATCTCACCGATCAACTCAGTAAGCGCGTCCGATGATCCATATTGTTTTTCCAGAGCTTTGGCTTGTTCGCCAAGATCTGCCAGTGCCTTCCCGGCTTCCTCTGCATCCTGGAACGTGGACGGGCCGGTCGTAAATGCGCGCTTGGGTTTATCGCGAATGGTCTTTGTGTCGTCATACTGATCTGCCAGTTTACCAAACGACCATTTGCTGGACTTCGCCTCTTCGGCCGCCTGCTGCACCGCCTGTTGTTCAGCTTCTTCGACGTTGCTGCGATAATTATTCCACTTTTCGAGAATAGTATCGTAGCTGGCGCCCTCATTTTCAGCTTCACCTATCAGTTCGGTGAGCGCATCGGACCCGCCGTGCTTCGATTCGTAATCCTTGATCTCCTGAGTCAGCCCGGCCAGCGAAGTTGCTTCTGCTTCTGCGCTGGCGAACGTGGATTTGCCAGAAGTGAAGGCTGGTTTGTCGGGGACTTCCTTGGTATCCTGGTATTCGTCCGCCCCTTTACCCTTCTTGCCGCCTTCCTCGTCCTTGTTTTCTTTGGACAGCGTCGTATTCAGTGCGGATAATGTCGCGTCCAGTTTGCCAAGTACAGAGGTCAGCGGGTCAGCCGTTTCCTGTTTATCCAGGTTGGCCAGGGTCGCCGCCGCTGCCGCCGCCTGCTCAGTAGAGCCGTTGGCAACCATATCCTGAAGCTGGGCTTTGGTCATCGCTTCGCCAGCCTCTACCACGCCATCCAGCAATGCCTGCTTCTGAGCGTCCTCCAGATCCGCCGGTGCTTCACGCCATGCTTTTACGGCGTCCTGAAAATTCTTCCGCGCCTCCTCTGCGCGCTTCGACTCCGGTGTTTCGGTACTGATATCATATTTTTCCGCAGGGTCCTGAATGTAATCATTGATGCCCATCAGGATGCTCTGCATAAAGTCGGCGCCGAACTGTGTGCCGTATTTCTCGTTAAACTTGTCGGCCATCTGTCCGGTCGTCATGCCCGCAACAGCAACTGCGCCGGTCTTATCGAGAATGCCGGCCGCTTTCATATCTTTCTGGAAGGCAGCCAGTGCATTTCTCCGCGCCGCCTGATCGGGCTTGCCATTCTTATCCACGGCGCCAAGCGCCTGCATGTACGACATAGTCTTGGAGCTCAGGTCACCCAGTAAAACCTGACCTGCGCCCGACCCGATCTCCTTACCAGTCACGAACCGCATGGCAGCCGCGAATTCCCGCGTGCCCGTCAGGCCGCTCGACTTTCCGCCGGTGATAGCGTTGATCGCTTCGCCCAGCTCGTCATAAGCGTCACCAGATTCAGCCCCGCCTTTGTTACTGATCCAGTTGGCCATGTCGCTCATGCCGTAGTTGATCTGAGCCATGCGGTTGGCGTACTCAGTCAGCTGCGTGCCGTAGCCGAGCATAGCTTCGTAAGATTCCTGGCTGACCGTACCGCTCTTCATTTCCTCGACGACCTTCGTGGCCGCCTCGGTGTACTTCTGCTGCGTTTTCAGGACGTCCTGCCGCAGGGCAGCAAGCTCTTCCCTGTACTTCTGCTGTACGATCTTATCGAAGGCGTCCTTGCTGAAGAACAGCCCGCCGTTAGCACGCTCCAGCGCCGCCTGATAAGCGCCGCCGTCCATAGCCATCAGCTCGGTGAAATCCTTGGATGTCGTGTCCAGCGCACCGGTAAAGCCGGAGTCCTTCCAGATCTTCGCAGCCGCCTGCTGGGCAGACAGAAGCGCATTGATATTGTCCTGGGAAGACTCAATGGTATCGGCGACAGCGCCGCCGCCAGCCGTTTCGTCCGGTGCCTGTTTCGCAGCCTCCACGCTCGCAACGGTCAAATTGGCCAGATCTCCAATTGGGATCCGTAGCCCTTCCAGCAGGGTACCGAGAGCACCGAACTTTTTAGTGATCTGATCCGTAATGCTGGCAGCGTCTTGCCCTTTGCTGGCCATGTCATGCATGCTGTCCATGGCATCTTCAAAGCCGGCTGCTCTTAACAGACTGTTTAGAAAGTCAAACTTCTGCAGGCTGGCGTCTTCGCCTTCCCCGGCAAGCATCTCGCGCATAGCCAGAGACTCCCGGATGGCATTTGCCATGACGGTATTATACGCCGGTGAATTCAAACCATTGCGTACAAGGTCTGCATACATCGGGAAATACTGTCTGGTCTCCTGCTCGGCCCCATACATGGCGTTTGTGGCGCGCATCTGGATATTTGCCCAGTTGCTGAAGATGTTCTGGAAAGCCTTTTCACCACTGAGCGCCTCATACATCGTATTGCCGTACGCAGCAGCGCTTTCTTTCATCTGGGCTTCGATTGCCTGATACTGCTGCTGAGCAAAGCGATAGCCCTGCATTACTTCGGCCGTAGACATCTTTGTCTCATCAAAGCCTTCGGCCATCTTCTGGAAGCCCAGCATATTCTGGTACATGTTGGCGATAGCCCGAGCGCCCTCTGGTGTCAGGTTGCCCTTGTTGCCGCCATATGTTTGTAGCAGCCTATCTGCTCTGTTTCTAACAGCGCCGGCGTTGTCCGCTTCTTCACGGTACAGGGTCTGCATTGAGTGAGTGGGGTTAATACCGGTCCACAGGCCAGTCGCCCAGCCGCTTGTGCTCTCCCATACGCTACCCAATACCGACGTGACAGCGTCGCCAACCGAATCAAAGCCGCCATTGCCAAGCATAGCACCCAACGTCTTATACATCGCAGACGTTCCCATGACATTTTGCCCACGCGATGCACGAGCTGCCATCCAGTCGGTAAATGCCTGGTCACTCTCTGCCACCTGCTGCTGTCTTGTCACAGCTGCCTGATGTTCAAGTTCTCTTAGCTGGCTTTCCAGCTGAGCAAGTCGCGAGGTTTCCTGCGTTGTAATGGTGCCTTCCGCCTGCTTCTTCTCCAGCTCCTGTACCTGCTGGCCGACCTGATCACGCTCCGCAATCACCGCATCCGCATTACGTTTCGTCTCTTCGTACTGAGCATACGAAGAGGATGCGACAGCGTTGAGATGTTCGGAGCGGTTGACGACATTTTCGCTCAGCCAGTCCATGCTGGCGTTCAGCAGGGCCACCCCGGCGTTGATAGCAGCAAACGTTGCGATGCCGCCGATTGCATTCTTTGTAAAACTCTTGAGCGAGCTGATCAGCCCACCCGTAGCTTTGGTAGCATCCACAGTCCCTTCGGCCTGTTCGATAAGCCGCTGCGTGTATTTGTTCGCCGTACGACCGTTGATCTGCGCGGCCGCCAGCGATGCCTCTTTATTGTTATAGGTCAGCGGGTTTGTGGCGTCCTGATACGCCCGGTTGTAGGCCGCAATAATATCTGCCTGTCCGCGTCCGCCCCTGTGCAGGTTAAATGCGTTGCCAATGCCAGCCCAGATGTTACCGTTGCCAGACCTGAGCATGGAGGCCGCACCCATAATGCCAGCCGCTACGCCATGACTGCCAGATCCAACGCCCAGCCCGAAGATGTTACCCATCAAGCTGTTTAGCATATTCATGCCAACTGTCCCAGCCTGATACAGTCCCTTCAGAGTGTTGGCGGGCATAGCCGTCATCGATGCGGTTTCCTGCGCTGCTTCAAACTGGGCCTTGCGCGCTTCTACGGAGTCCAGCCATCTCTGATGCACCCGGTTCATGGTGCCCTCTGATTGCTGGGCGGTTTCCAGAGCGTTCCTGGCCGTCTCAAAGTTTTCAAGCAGGGCCGCTGCCTGGTTTGACCTGACCTTGCCGGCCAGTTTCTCCAGCAGGGCGCTGCGGTTGATATCGCTCATCTTACCCCAGACTTGAGCGATATCGTTCATGATGTCATAGGTGCTCCGGAAGGTCTCCTCGTCGGCCATGATGTCGACGCCGCCTTTACCGTCAACATTGGTCAGCCCCATGACTTCGGCACGCATCTTGGCCGTACTGCTGGCCATGCCTTCTGTAGATTCGCCAGCATCTTCGAGCTCCGCCTTTGCACCACGAATTCTCATACTGAGAACCTTCAGCGCTGAGCCCGCAGCTCCAGCGTCTCTGGTGACCTCAGCGATGGCCGTGATCATGGCCGTGCTCTGGTCAATGTTGTTGCCCGCAACGTTCAGCGCAGAGGCTGACTTCTGCAGGCCGTTAGAGATATCTTCTACGGTGACCGCGTAGTTGTTGGCCACTGCGGTCAGCTTATCGCCAACGATATCCGCGTCGCCGATCTCCAGGTCGCTGAAGCCCTTGATGGCCGCGATCATGGTATCTGCCGCGTCGGTCGTATTCTTAAAGCCGCCTACGTTGGCAAACTTCGTCGCCGTTACGCCCAGCGCCTGAGACTCGGTCAACCCGTAGCCCATGTGCGCAAACGTGCTCGTCGTCGCAACCAGGTCGCTGATCGAGGAGCCGATAGCCACAGCGTTCTTGCCCGTGCTGGTCAGGAACTGATCATACTCGGCGCTGGTGTTGCTGGTGACCTTCTTCAGGTCGGCCATCTGGCTGTCGATCGCGGAGACGTTCTGCGCCGCCTTCTTCATGTAGCCGGTGAATCTGCGCCACAGCATCATGGGTGCGGCGATGTTCATCAGCGACCGCGTCAGCGCGTCTACAGGTGGTTTGGCTCCGCCCGCCAGCCTGCTGATGTTGGTCAGGGAGGTGTCAAGCAGCCTGCTGTTTCCCTGCACCCGGCCCATCGCGGCCTGATAGGCGCCCATGTCCTTGGCGCTCATTGCCGCCCTCGCCGCATCGAGAGCCTGCTGAATGCCGGCAGATGTACTCCTCTGGCTTTCCGTCCAGCTGTCCATGCCGCCATTGCGCTGGTTCATGCTGTTCAGCTTCGCCTGATACTGATCCAGCGCGGCAGACTGCTGAGCCCAGTAATCCTGTGCGCCGATCGCCTGCATGGAAGTGTTGACCGCCTTTAGCGCTTCCTGTACGGCGTTCATCTTCGCGGCAAACTGATCTGGCGCGGCGCTCATCATGGCATCCATTGCCTGATTCAGGTTGTCACGCAGATCCTGATCAACGCGGGAGTAATTTTTTCCGCCGGTGGTCTTTGCCATCGCCTGCTTGATCTTCTCGGTCGCGTTCAGGTCGTGCATCAGCTGCTGGGTTTCTGCCCTCATCTGCCCAAGCACAGTATCAGCCGCAGACTGATCGCGTCCATTATGACGGATGCTCTGGAACTGCTGCTGCAGATTCATCAGATTCTGAAGCTGCTGCTGCTGAGCCACCGCCCAGTTGGCGCTGTCATTACGTCCCGGCGTTCCGGTCGGGTTCATCAGCAGGCTAAGCTGTTCCTGGTAGGCCTTCATCTGCTCGACCTTTTCGGCCCACTGTACGTTGTTGACTTCGTTCTGGTATTTCTTCAGATCCTTGGCGTCCCCGGTCGCCGCGTAGGTCGCCTTGGCCAGATCCATACGATCTCTGGCAGCCTCGTTGACGTTCCCATAAAACGCATTGCGTTCCGCTCTGGTCTGAGCGGCTTCGGTCTGTACCGCCTGGCGGGTCTGCTCTTTTGCGCTCCTCTCTGCCTCTGCATCATTCTGCTTTTGCGCAGCGGCGGCTTTGTTGGCAACCCGCTCTGTCTCGCCAAGCTGTTTATTCAGCTGCCCGATCTGGGTTGTCGCTCTGGAGAGATAAGATCTTGCGTTTTTAATACCGCCGTCGCTCAATGCCTGTTCGGCCGCCGTCAGATTAGCGCTGGCCGCTTTTGCAAGGGTAACCTGCTCCTTGCTCCACTTCCCGGAGTCACGGCCGCCTGCCCGTCTGCTGGACGCTTCCAGATCCACGCGCTTGCTGGCAACTCTCGCCCGCAGCTCTTCGGTTTTGTTGCTCTTATCAGAAGCCGCTATGTTGGCCGTGGCCGTATTCATGGCCGTCTGCAGCTTCTCAAGCGTAGACTGATTCTGCTTCGCCGAGTAGTCGCCGTAGGCTTTTTCGATAGCCTTCCGGTCGCCGCTGCCAAGCAGATCATTCTTCATCATCCGCTGGTACTGACTTTCGGCTTTCTTCGACGAGCTTTCAAACTGTTTGAGTGCCTTGGAAACTTCAGTGTTCGCAGTGCCGAGATGCTCCAGCGTTTTATCGGCCCAGCCCTGCTGCTTCGCGGCGTCCTTCGACGAGCCGTAGTAGCGGCTGGCGGCCTCTGCGTCCTTCAGACTCTGCGGCTTATCAAGCCCCGCCGCCTTCAGCTTTGCGCCCATGTCGGCGATCTGCTTGTCGGCATTTGCCATCCTGGTCTGGGTGGCCTCAGCTTTATCTGCCTGCTTACCGTATTCCCTGGTGCTGCGCGTCAGATCGTCCGTGTATTTCTTGACGTTTGCCAGAGCAGCAACGGTTTCGGCCGGCGTCTTCGCTTTGTCCAGCTGTGTCATTGCCTGACGAAGATTTTCTGCCTGCTTCGCGTTCTGCTCCGCTCCAGGCATACCGAGTGCCCTGTTGGCCGCGTCCTTCCTGCTCTGGATGCGGGCGCTGCGCTGTGCGCCGGAAACCGCTGCCCGTGACTGGCTTTCTTCCTGCTGTACCGCCTGCTGTGCCCTGCGCGTCAGGTCATGGAGTTTGTTGTAATCTTCAACCTGTGCTTCGATATTGCCGGTGTGTTTCTGAAAACTCTGCGTCGCCTTATTGATATCGCCGAAAAGCTTTTTGACGCTTTCGCCATTGCCAAACACGGCCTTTGCATCATTCGGGTTGATGCCGATCGCATTCAGCCGGTCTTTCAACCCCGCTACCATCCCGACGCGCTTATCAAACTTACCCTGTATATCATCAATGCCGCGGGACACGAGATCCTGACGCATACCTTTATTGATCGCAGACATCCGCTGATCGAATGTGTCGAGGTTATCCGTAAGCCCCTTCAGCTCGTCTCTGGTCAGGTTGGTGACCTTACCGGTAGCCGCGTCTTTGTGCCCGAGTTTAGTCTGGCCCTTAGCATTCTGATATACATAGTCAGAAATGTTGTCCAGCAGGCGCTCGCGCATGGTGTTACGCCCGTCCGCATTCAGCGCCAGCGCATCATGTTTCAGCCATGTATTCAGACGCTCCTGCTGCGCGGCCGTATCGCTGTTCAGCGCTTTCTGTAGATCTTTCAGTTTCTGCGGGCTGGCCAGTGTCCTCGATGCTGCTCCGCTCCATGCGTATCCTTCTTCCGGCGAACCCGTTACACCATACTGCAACCTGGCAGTTTTGACGTCGCCAAGAGCTACGCTCTTTGCATTCAGCGAAATGCCACTCAGGTTGCCTTTGCCGTCAAATGTCGCAGAAATATCCGACGCAGACGATTTGAGCGAACCGAGCTGTTTGACGATGTCATCAGCAATCCCGCCGAGTTTATAGTCTTCACGCAGGGATTTGTTCAGCTCCGTCAGGTTGTCAAAATACCTGACTGTGTTTCGGTCGACAGGCGGCGTACTGCCACTGCCACCGGTGGGCGGCACTACGGGTGGAGTACCACTGCCACCTCCTGCTCCGCCACCGGCACCGCCAACCGGCGCCTTGCCGCTACCGCCCGGAGCACCACCAGCGCCACCCTTCTGCTCGAGATCTCGGACAGCATCTTCAAGCGCTCCGCGGGCCTGCGCTTTGCCCGTCTTACGCTCCGACCCTTGGTCCGACTGCCCACCGCTGACTTCCGGTGCTTTGTCGCTGCTGACTTGCACCTTGTCAGCTTTGATTGATGTCTCTTTCCGGCCGCCGGTCTCACGTTGTTCGCGCTGCGCTGCCCTCTGCTCATCCTGCTGTTTTTCGCGGCGCTCCCGTGTGCGTTCCGCTGCTGGCGGCTGCTGTTGCTGCCCCTTTGTCTTGGCCAGCAGTTCGTCTTCCAGCGCTCTGCTCTCTCTGACATATGCCATGGTATTCTGAGCAATAGCTTCGAGCTGCGCCCGGTTTTGGGCACGCATTTTCTCCGGGGTCATCCGCAGCTCCGGGATCGTAATTTTACTATTATATCGTTCAGGATGCCTGATATCGTCTTCGCTCCAGAGGCCGGTGATCATCTGGCTGACATTGTCCATCATGCTGACAGCATTTTTCGCCCTTTGACGCCAGGAGTCTGAGATATTCTCGCCATGGTCTTCCATGATGTCATTCCATAGCGCCCGCATAGCGGCTGGCATATCGGCAATGTGCGGGTCGTTCAGCAACTGCTCAAGCCATCGAGCCCCCTCAGCAGACATCGCCTCCCCACGTCTGGCATTGTAATACTTGCTGTCGCCAGACCTGAGGCCCGCAATTTCATCGCGCAGTGCCTGATATACTCCGGTCGCCTGGAGCTCTCCGTTGGTTGCCTCAGTCAGGCGGTCTACAGATGCCTGTAGAGCCTCTGCGGCACTGATAAAACCTGACATATCCGGCATATTGTTCTGGTTGTCGCGCCCACCATTATCTTTGGATTCGACAACAACATGTATCGTTGTGGCACCATCCTTGCCGCCTTGGACAACCTGTATATCCCCGATATTAAAAATACCATTACCCGTTGCCTGAACATCTTTTTCAGTCATTTATCTCACATCCGTCCTCTCATTTATCCAAACACCGCTTGCGCTGCCTGCTGCACAATGTCAGACACAACATCCGCCGGCGGCTCCCACGTCATCGATACCTCGCTGGGCACCGACCCGGTTAGATCCCCGCCCGGCCTCCATTCGTGGTTAACCATCTCAAAACCGCGCTCATAGGCCGCGTGCGGTGCAACGTTGGCGACACTGACTGTTGAATGTAATTGTGTGCCACTCACCTGAATCTCAGAGTGGGTGATCTTGATATTGCCACGTTGCGACAAAGTGTACCCGCGATGGTAGATCTTTGGCTTATACAACCCATACCATGTATTCGCGCTGGCAATAGCTCCTATCATAATCTGCTCATACAGCTCGCCTCCATCAGAAAGCGCCGTTTCAAATTTGTCCGCAAACATAGCCATGCCTATCTGAATAATTGCTTCTTTGAGCGCAGACGTAGCGTCCATCCCCACACCCCCTATGCAAAAAGCCGGGACTTTATGCCCCGGCCGTAGCTTTCAAAATCAAAAAAGCCGCGCCATGCGTTCGGCACAGCGCGGCAGGTCAGCAAATATAAAAGGGAGCGGCCACCTTGTAACTCATCCACACACCACTGCAGAAGGAGATAACCGCTCCCCATATATGATTATACCACACAGGCTCGTCCTGTGCAATCCCCTTTTACGCCTCTACATTCCACTCTGTCATTTCCTTGACGATCGTGTGTACGTAGGAGTTACCGTTCCATTTTGCATATACGTCATACATTTTCAGCATGTCTTCCTTCTCATACGCCGCCAGCTTCCGATCATCCAGATGCTTGTAGTATATTCCCGTGATCCCGTTGCGCAGCTCTGCCAGGTGGGCTTCCCGCTGACGCCCGTTCTCCTCTTCGATCCGCCCGATGGCTTCCCGCATCGTGACCAGTTCCGTGTTGATTCCGTTGAGTTCAATCTTGATCTCGTCGACGTTGGTGTCCCGCCTGATCAGGTTCTTCACACCCTGCCGGGCCTTTTTACTGACACTGAGCACAGCCGCGGCGATGGCCGTCACCGCGCCGATCATCGATGACAGCCATTGCACCACGGTCGTAATCTGAAAATTCTCCATAAACGCACACTCCTTTATTCTTCGGGCGGCGTTTCCTTTTCCTGTTCGGCCACAAACTGCTGAAGCAGTTCCACAGCCCTTTCGGTTGTCAGTTCGCCGCCTTCTTCGATCAGCCGGTTGAGATGACGCAGGGCCCGCCCCGCTTCATCCACCAGTGTTTCCAGCGGCCCCATGTCCAGATACAGCTGGGCGCCGCGCTCCGTCATCCGTTCAAACGCCCGGTACTTTTCCACCCCGGCGCCTTCCATCAGCCAGTTTTTAAACCGTTCGACGCCCACGGAGAACACCATCTCCATGAAGCCCTCGAGGTCGTCCACACCGTCCGTTGCCCCGTAGTTGGTGAACAGCCGCATGGCCGCCTGCAGCCACAGGTACTCGGCCCCGATGGCCATGGTCAGACGTTTGTCCGGATCTTCGTACAGGTTGCTCACATATTTGCTGGCCATCTCCAGCATTTCGCCGTAGGAAACCTTCTCTTTGAACGTGAAATCGCTTTGCTTCATTGTGTTTCTCCTTTTCAGGCGTCAGCCTTTGCGATATTCTTGATGGCGTCATACCCGCCGTTGGCAGACAGGCTGACCACCATCGCGTTGATCAGGTCAAGCGCCACCGCTTCCCAGCCGGTCATTTCACCGGTAGCAATCTGACCGACGACCAGGATGGCCAGCGCGATAATGTAGCTGATCAGCTGCGCATGCACCTTGGGCAGCGCGGCCTTGATCCCCTGTGTGAGCAGACCGGTCGCCAGCACGCAGCCGGCAAAGGTCAGCAGATATTCCCATGTGAAAAACGTATCCATAGTCCTTCCTCCTTTACGGCAGCTGTTGTTCCAGCGCCGTCAGTCTCTGGTCGATTGATTCGTACTGCTGCAGAAACGTTGCGTACAGCTGCTCGGTCTGGTCGGAGTTTTCGGCCGCCGTGTTCATCGCGCTGACCGCCCCGTCCTTCGCCGCCTCTGCCGCCATCTGGGCAGTCTGTGCGTCGCGCCTGGCCTCCTGCGCCTTGTCCTGCTCGCCGAGCGCCGCCTGATACGCAGCGTCTGCCCCGTTGTGTTCGCGCATCGCCAGCTGGGCGTACTGCTGTGCCGCAGCCGCAGAAGCCGCCGCGTTGTCCGTTGCGCCCGCAATAGCCGCCCGGTCAGTCGCCGCGTTCTGCGCCGCCGTCTGGGCGTCGATGCGCTCCTGCTGGGCGATAGCCGCGCTGCCGGAAGCATTCGTCGCAGACTGAGCAGCAGCCGTGGCCGACGTCGCCGCGTTCTCCGCGTACTCATTCGCCAGCTGCGCCGCGTCGTCTGCGTCCTGTGCGTACTGAGCCGCCTGCTCTGCGCTCTCCATCGCTTCGTCCCGGGCCACTGCCGCCATGTCTCTGGCCTCGTAGGTGGCGTCCCGGGTCTCCGTCATCGTAGCCAGCAGCTCTTCGCACTCAGCCAGCAGGGTCAGCGCCTGTGCTCTGGCAGAGCGGATCTCATCCGGCGTGGTAAAGCTCTGGTGAATGCCGAGCCGGTATTCCGGGCTCTTCTTCAAATGGGTGCCATCCACCCACCAGCCTTCCACCTTCGCGATGCCGCTGATGGCCGTGTCAACGTCCGTCAGCACCGCCGTCAGCACGCCGCCCTCCTGCGTCACATCCTTGAGGTAAAACTCTCCGTCCGGCCGCCTGTACCAGATCTCGCCCTCGCCCAGCGGCCAGTCTTCATATGCCCGGCTCATGTCGATGACGATCTCCGTCACCTCGTTCTCGCTCGACACCGGGATGTAATACACTTGACTTTTGTCAAGCAGCTCCAGTCTGATGGTCTCCATGCTCTCACCTCCGGTACTGTGCGCCGCCGGCAGTCGGGTGTACCTCGACGGGTGTCAGCGGCTGTACGGTGAAGATGGTTTCATCGCCCACAGCCATGATGTCATAGAAATAGTAATGCCGCCCCTCCTGCATGTCCTTTGTGACAGAGGCAGGCACGGTGATCTCCGTGGTCAGGTCGGCCAGCGTCTGATGCCACACATGCCGCCCGTCCCGGGAACGGATGGTCAGCACCAGCTCTCCCTCTTCGGTCGTCTCGCTGACCGGTGGGGTGAATCTGCTGTCCGCTCCCCGGTAGATCAGCATGGGCTCGTCGGTGTTCGGCGGGTACATGCTCTGGCCGTCGTCCCATTCCCACACGGCCTGCGGCGGTATCTGATAATCATACTCATGCATCGGTTATCAACTCCCCTGCATCGCCGTTACGATGCTCTGTATATACTCTGCCAGCGTCTGGCTGCCGATCATCACGTTAGTACCGAAAGCCACTGTCCAGTCCGGGTTGACGGTCAGCTGGCCGGGGTCAGTATCCGCCAGGTCTGCCGCTACCTGCCCGACGCCGATTGACCGGCCGTTGTTGGAGAAGTGCAGCATATACTGAAGCGCTGTCAGGCGCACCACCTGCTGGGCGCTCATGACGTTGTCCGTGATCACCAGCACGATCTCGTAGCTCAGCATGGTGTCCAGCGTCAGCGTGTCAAAGATCTTCTCTGTGCCGTTCGGCAGCGTAGCTTTGTCAATCAGCCAGTCGGAGGCCCCTGCCTGCCGCAGAGAAACTTCACCCCTGACCGTGTTGCCGGCGATAGCCGTGGTATCACACTGAAAGGCAGCCCGTACCTTTGCCGTCGATCCGCGATCCAGCGGTGTGCCGTCCGTGTCGCATCTCACGCAGGCAACAGAAGTAAAGGATGGCGGCGTATACGGAGTAGCGGGGGCCGTCGTACTCAACTCCCGGCTGATCGTCCTGCCGCGGGTATCCGTTGCCGTGATCAGGAGCTTCAGCACCCCCGTCTGCTGCACGACAGTGCTCAGCTGGGTGATGTTCTCCGTGCTGGTGGGCCTGCTGATCGTGATGGCGTCGCCCCAGCCCGCGTAACGGACAGAAGCGATGGTGGCGCCCCTGCTGCCTGCCAGCGTTCCGATATTGAACTGGAGCCGGGTGACGCCTGTCAGAATCTCGTTACCCGTCAGGGTGTCTGGGTTGACAATACTGTAAGACACATTGTTCATCGTGAGACCCATCGACGCCGGTACCGTCACCTGCATCGTGTGCTCGCGCATGCCCACCGACTGCCCGTCGTATAGTGTGTCCAGCGTAATGGTCATGGTCCCCGCCGTGGTGTCCGACAGTTCCGCCAGCCAGTCTTCGTCTGTCGGCACATTGATGGTCGCCGTGGTTACTCCGGCCGGAAGAGTCCGCGGGTCGCTGCTCTTCTTGCCAATCGTAAACCAGTAGCTGTGCGAAGGCGCGCTCGACGCCCGGGCCTGTTCAATGGTCAGGTGTACAGCGCCGCCGAAGTCAACCGTTGTCTCCGCGACGGTCAGATTCGACCGGAGGTCTGATCCGGGGTCCTCACCCGTGGTCTCCACCCGCAGCACCACAGTGATGGTGGACTGTACCGTCTGGCTTTTGGGGTTCGGCAGATAGGCATAGAACGAAATCGTGGCCGAGTCAACGCCGTTTTGTACCGCAGCGGTGACATCCAGCGCCGTCTCCGGTTTGCAGCTTTTGCTGACACTGCCCATCACTACGCCGATCGAGTCCTTCTCGCTGTGCGTGGAGGTGAACGTCAGCGTTGCAGAGCGCACTTCGGGGTTCGCACCGAGCCGGCTCAGATCAAACTGTATGATGTGTTTAGACGGTGTTACGCTGACAGAAATATGCTGCGCTGTGCCGCTGCCGGAGCTTGAAACATACATCTGCGTCTTGCCCTGAAAGGGTGATGGGTTTCCCTGTATCTCAATTACAGCCATCTGTCATCACCCCCGTCTCCCGTAAATAATGCCGAGCCCGTTCTCGCTGCTCGTAAATTCAAAGTTGCCGATCATCAGGGAGTCTTCGACCTCCCCGACGGTGATCATGAATTTGTGGTTGCTGATGTAGGCAACCTTCTGCTCGTTCTCATAGAAGCCCAGTTCTTCGTTGTTCAGCCTGCTCTTGAACGGGCTGCCGAGCTTCCCCTGCTCAATCCCGTCCGCGCTGAACCGCTGCCATGTCTGGGCGGTCGTCACATAGTCTCTCGCCACGCCGTACTGCTCGTCGGCGTACTCCTTGGCCTGTGTGAACGTGTTCGTAATGTCGCGGCTGGTCTGCGTCTGCAGGCTGGTGATCCGCTCATTCAGCCCGTTGTCGCCCTTCTGCATTTCGTCGATCAGGTTGCTGATCGTGCTCTCTGTTACCTGAATGCGCCCCAGCATGCCAGCCACAGTTTCATGCGTCTCTTCGTCGACTTCCGTCCTTCGCACGCTCACGTCCCAGCTGTCCAGCAGCTGCTGCACCTGCGTCTGGTATTTCGTGCTGGTATTCATGGCCGCCCGGGCCGCATCGAAGGCATCAGACAGCGTTACTTCTCCCCAGCTGAAAGACCCGTCGCTGTACAGTGTAACGGCGCACCGGTACATCTCCATGCCGGCAGCAAACTTCAGTTCCACTGCCACCGTGTCCCCGGCCATGGGTGATCCTGCGACCCCCACCCCGTAGTCGGACAGTTTGACGACGCTGCCGTCCAGCCGCCACGCGGCTCCGTCATAGACAAGCCTGTACAACCCGGCGGCTCCTTCCACTGCATGCGCAAACAGGATGGCGTTGACCGTAGCCCCGCTGATGCCGTCGCCCGTCGTCCGGGCGGTCGCCTGATAAGCCCCGTCCAGCGCACCGCTCTGCACCCATGGCGCGGGCGGCGGGTTGGTCGTAGGAGCAGCGGGCGCGGGGTCCCCTGCGTTGACCAGACAGGAGTACTCCGTATAGCTGACGATGTCGCGGATGTTGGCGATCGTTGCCTCGTCCACCGACACACACGTCCAGTCATACGTTACGTCGTCTTCCGGCGCGGGCCGCCAGTCATAGGCGTCCTTCCCGTACGTCAGCTGCATGTCCTCTACATACAGCGTGTCGTCCGACAGCGGGTACAGGTCGATGTAGTCGCCCGCCGGCTCGGCGATCAGCAGACTGTACAGCTCCCAGTCCGTGGTGATATCGAAGATTCCCCACGTTCCGAGCGCCTCCATCGTCACCGACATCGGGACGCTGGATTTCATTCTGACCGCCAGCCGGTAAGCTCCTTCGGGACGCGGCGACAACGCTTCAATCCGCGCAAACTTGCCCCGCATATTCGATAATGTGCTTGCCGTATCGCATCCCCTCCTCTATAATCACTCGGTGCAGTGGTATACTGCGGGCTCATATTTCAGCACGTCCCGGGCGATCTGCTCGTAGAGCATGGTCTGGTTGCCCTGATAGTCCGCAAGGTTGTCGTTGAAGAACTGAGCCACTTCCCGGCTCCAGATGACATAGGACAGGTCGCCGCCCTCAGGCAGAGAGGCATACTGCGTGCCGACGAAAACCGGGTTGCCGTCAAACGCGCAGTCATACAGATCCTCATATTCCCCATGGTATACCTTGTTGGAAGGGATCACTGTGATGTTGATTTTGACATTCCCGAAGACCTTCCTGGCGATCAGCAGACGATCCAGTGCGTCCGCTTTTTTGGCGTTGTCCACATAGATCTTAATGACCCCTGCGGCCTTATCAAACTTCAGGGAAATTTCCGGGTCTTCTCCGAGCAGTGCCTGGAGCTTCTTGTAATACGTTTCCCACGGTGCTGACAGTTGTGTAATCTTCAAAATCATGCTTTTCTCCTTATCCTACGGTAATCATAGTCCACATATCGTCCTTGGCCTGCTGGATTTCCGGCAGCACCTTGTCCAGCGCGTTCAGGATCTCGACCAGCTCTTCCGGGTTCAGCGTAGCCTTGGCGTCGTTCACCAGCCGGGTCAGGATGTCCAGATCCCCGGCGATCCCCACCAGCTGCGCCTGTACCGTCTCAGGGCCGACCACCTTGTCGAAGGGTGCGTCTTCGGCCTCTTCGTCTTCGGGCAGCTCCTCTGGCGCTTCCTCCGGCAGCTCTTCCTTCCGGCCGCCGAAGATCCCCCTGATCTTGTCCAGCAGGGATTCCTTCTTCTGCGGCTCTTCTGCCACAGGCTCAGCCGCTACGGGTTCAACCTCAGCGGGCCACTCGATCACAGGTTCCTCTGCGACAGGTTCCTCTGCCGGCCCCTGCAGCTGCAGGTACTTCGCCATCGTGTAGCCCGTCTTTCCGTTATAGCTGATCTTCCACCACTCGGCGTTCGTCTGCTCGACGACGTCAACGATGGTGCCCTTCAGCACCTGACAGACCTTGGCCGCCGCCTGGGACGGCTCCTTGCGTACATTCAGTTTGTTGTGCGGGTTATTGACCACCGCCCGCATGGTTCTGCTCATGGGTTTCTCTCCGCTTTCCGGCGTCTTCGCGCCTGTATAGTCCAGCACCTTGAGCTCACCCCAGTACTCCCAGTGACTGAGCTGGCTCGTCGTCACGCCGGACTTTGTGCCCTTTGCTTCAATGACGGTGTTGTCGCCGATATAGACCCCGGTGTGGTGAATCTTCTCTTTGTTGCCCTTGAGAAACACCAGCGTCCCGGGTTTGATGGGCTGGCCGTCGTCGCGCCCTTTGGTTTCCCCGGCGGCGTTGACCGGGATGCTGACCAGCTTGCCCTTCGGCCTGCTCCAGTCGGTGTACAGGTAGGTCGCGTGATGCACAACCTTCTCGCCCAGCTGCATGCAGGCCCAGTAGATCAGCCCGCTGCAGTCGGTCACCATGCGGCCGATCCATTGTTTTCCGTAGGCGACCGTCTGCTCTCTGGTCGCAGCCGCCTGCTTCTCCGCCGTCCAGATTACTCCGTGTGTGTCGTAGATAGGATATAGCCCCATCTTTCGGCGAGCGGTATTTTAACCTTCTCGACAAAATCAGAAGCTGATATCATGCGACCACCCCCTTTGTCAATCGTCTCGATCTGTGTGCCGGGATAATAGAACGCCAGAATCTCCCGGTAGGTTCTGCCTTGTGATGCGGCGTATCGGGCTCCGCGCTGGCTCATGCCTACGCCGTGTCCTGTGCGTCCACCTCCGGCCGCTGCGTCCCACGGGTCGTCCTGTGCGATCAGGTAAGGCCTGTCGCCTCCCCACCGCTCCTTCGATGATACCGTGCGCCCGCCGTTGCCGGCCGAGTACACCGCGCTGATCGCGCTGCCTTTGTACGTCAGGATCTCCCCGGCCGTATCCTTCGCCGCCTGTACAGCGGTCGGGTACTTCGCCGGGTCGTTCCGGCTGGCCCGGTAGGCCTGTGCCGTAGAAGAGCTGTCCGAGATGGCCTTGCCCTTCAGCACGCCGTGGTTGACAGCGAACGTCCTTGCGGCCACTGCCTGTGCCCGGCATCCTTCCGTCCCGCCTGATGCGAGCTCGGACGCCGTTACGGCCGCCACATAGTCTTCGAGTTCTACCTCTACAGTATCCCCGACAGCCGCGCTGAAATAGTCAGCGTTCTCCTGCCGGGTGATGTTGACCTGAATCTTCAAGGGCTCACCCCTCTTTTAAGAAAACTTCTGGTAGGAGTGCTGGACGTCATCCTGATTAAGCACGACGTACTTCATGGTCGTATCGAGTTTGTCGTGCCCGAGGATGGCGGCGACCTCCTGGATCACCATGCCGCGCCGGATGAGGTTGGTCGCCAGCGTCCTCCTGAAACGATGGGGATGGACGTGAGCTACCCGCGTAGCCGCGCCCAGCTTACAGAGCATGGCTCTCACCCCGCCGGCATGCATGCGCTCGGTCCCTTTGCCAATAAAAAGAGCGGGCAGGTCGTCCGTCCGCTGATCCAGATATGTCTGAAGCATCATGGCCGCTACCTCGTTGAGGTACACCGTGCGCTCCTTGTTACCCTTACCCAACACTTTGCATTCCAGCTTGGAGAAGTTGATGTCGTCCCGGTTGAGCTGCACCACCTCGTTGATGCGGCATCCGGTAGACTCCAGAAAATAAATGATCGCCCGGTCGCGGGCACTCTGCGCACCCATCTTGAGCCGGGCGAGTTCTGATTCGCTGTAGACTTCTCTGATCTTCTTCGGTCGCCGTATCGCGCCGAGGTTGGTAGTGGGGTTGACCTGTATCAGGGACTCCTTCTGCAGCCAGTTGAAGTACGCTGAGAACACCTGCCTGATACCATCCAGCGTGCTGTCGCTGATCCCGCGTGCCTTCTCATCTGCGAGATACCGCCTCAGGTGGTACACCGTGATTCGCCGGGTGCCCGTCCTGAGCGCGGTCATCATGCGCTGCAGCACGTACCGGTACCGCTCAATGGTTTTCGGGCTGCGGCCCTGTACGGCCATGGTCGCCAGGTAGGCGTCCAGCAGGTCGTCGTTATCGTCCGGCTCGCCCCGGTTGTCGGTCAGCTCGTACCCGTCAAGGTTCTCTGCCACCTCTGTCATCACGCGCTTCATATCGTCGGCCGTTAATAAAGAAGACAGCCTCTGTTCGAGACTGTGCATGAAAGTAGCTCTGGCTTCCATAGACATGGCGCCGCACCCCGTTTCTATAAAATTATCCCCCAGATGGGATGACTGGATTATAGCACGCGGGTGCGGCTTTTTGCAAATCAGCGGGGCCTGTGTTGAGTTAAAGTGTTATTTAATTAACAATTTGCCACGCTTCATTGACATACGCCCACGCTCTATTACTGCCTCTGCCAACTCTCACAGCCTTTATAGTCATAGCATCATAATCAATACAGAAAACATCGAAAGCCTGTTCTGTTACTGTTCCCATTACTGCACCATATCCGTCATCTTGCAAACAGGCGTCGCATGTGGTGCATATTGATAACACATTCCTATCCACATGGCTCGCATCAACATGCGAATGTCCATTGATGTGGCATATTATCGTGTTTTGAGCATTAGTAAAATCAACATTTACGCTCCACGTATCAGTAAACCTTATAGTGTCAGTAGTATGATTTGCATATGCAACGAGGACTTTCTGAACGTTTTCTATTGTTGCTGAATAGTCTGGCATATCAGGGTCGGATGTTGCATGGCTTATAACAATAATTCTATATCCTGTTTTCTCAGTCAGGGCAGAAATCAACCATTGAATCTGCTCCGGCCTTACTCTTATCAGTCCATCTATTTCTGTTCCGCTTGCTACCGGAGATGGCTCATGAGAATTGAGCATGATAAAGCGTGTTTTTTGTGAATCAATATCTATGCAGTAATACCCACCCGGCATCCTTTCACGTTGCCAACGCTCAGACGGACGGAAGATGGCATTGTAAACCTCGCCATATGTGGCGTTTATCCTTGTACTGCTTCCAATACTTTCTTGCTCATAAAAATCATGATTCCCTGCAACGGAGAAAAATCTGTCATGCCCGACATATCCAGTAAAATCAAACATAGCCTTGAATTGGGCAGACAAATCTTCGGCCCCACCGAATCCCCCTTGATAATCCCCGCCGCCGATTACAAAGGAACATGCCGTTTTTTCGAGGATTTCTCGGAGTAAAAACTTGCTGTTTCCTGCGTTATTGGCAAAATGAACATCTGTGATAAATGGGAAAACCACGCCGTTTATAAATCCACATTTATCATTGATGTTTTTCATTTTGCTCTGCAACCAATCGTTCGCTGTATAGTATTCCGGAATTACCCCGCCGATTTCTTCTGTGATGCGGTTTACATGGAACAACTGTTTTTTAAGCATCTTTAACGCAAGCGCGCTGGTAAGTGGGTCGGAATCGCTTTTGTAAGATGTGATATACAACTTTGTGCCATTTTGTGGAATTGTAAACTGATAATCAACAACATTTGTATCTGACGTATAACCAAGATCGTATAAAAGCACGGTGTTATTGTCATCCGTAACGATAACAGAATACTGTTTATCATAGTTATATACACGGCCGCTGTAATAATAAATCTGCCCTGCTTGCACGTTTAAAATAGTCGAAAAATAAGTCATGCCAACATCTGAAATATCATTGAAGCCGGGGTTTGGATAATCATAATAGTATCTGTGTCCGCTAACTGGTGTTATATCGACGTTTATTATATTATTTTCAGATCCGATAGCGTTTTCTGTATCGTCTAAGGCGCTCTTTAAATCAACCACGGAGTTGCTCAGAGAGGTGTAATCCGCGGGGATAGAGGCGGCAACAGTCTGCGCCTGGCTGGCGCTCGCAGCCGCGGCAGAGGCGCTTCCGGCAGCAGCGGTCGCACTGGCCGCAGCCTGAGAAGCCGCAGTACCGGCGGCAGTTTTCGGCAGCTCCACCCAGGTCGTGCCGTCCACATCCAGCTGCCAGATGTGGCCGTATCCCGCTGTAAAGGCGATGTCGCCCGGACGGGCATCGGGAATATCAGCGAGCTTCGTCTGGTTGGTCACCAGATACGTCCCGGCGTCCGACACCCATGCCCCGTTTTTCAGCGAGGTCTCCATACCACTGACGCGATAGATGCCGTCAGCGATCAATTCATTCGTCATAACTCATACTCCTTTACAATCAGGTAGAGATGGCAACAGTCCCGATGACTGCGGCCTGTGCGCCGTCAGCCGTAATCTTGACGTTGATAATATACATTGGGGTATCCAGCGACATGCCGGTGAAGAACACTTGCGGAGTAAGGTTCGGGTACTGAACGGTTTCTCTCTGCGTACAGACAACCTTCGTATAGTCGTTGTACTGCAGATTGATCACACACCTTCCGGTTGCCGCCACCGCCAGTATTTCATCGCAGTCCACGGTCATCGCGAGATCCACCCATCCGCCGCCAAGAGTCAGCGCAGAGGCCGGCACCGCATTGACCGTGAGGCTCTTTGCAGCCTCGGTTTTCAGGACAGCTACGTCGCTGCGCACGGTATCGTAATCCGTCGGGATAGACGCCGCCGCACTCGCGGCCCTCGCCGCATCCGCAGCCGCAGCGCTCGCACTCGCAGCCGCCTGAGCCACTGCAGAGGCAATGGTCGCCGGGAGCTCGACCCACGTCGTCCCGTCCGCCGCCAGCTGCCAGACCTTCCTGTACCCGGCAGTAAACGCCCGGTCGCCCGGGGTCGCACCTTCGATAGAAGCCAGCTTCGTCTGATCCGCTACCAGATACATCCCCGGGTCAGATGACCAGGCCCCGTCCTTCATCTGTGTTTTTAATCCGCTGACGCGATAGACGCCATCGGCTACATATTCGCTCGCCATGATCATTCTTCTCCCTTCGATTCAGATGAGCCGGCTGTCGTGTCAGACACCCATGCGCCTGAGGGCCAGCACAGATCCCATACCTTCCTGCATGTCGATGCTGACGGTGGCCCATGTCGTGCCGTCAGTGCCCAGCTGCCATATGTTTTCGTACCCGGCAGTGTAGGCCATATCTCCCGGTACGGCGTCCGGGATGTCAGCGAGCTTGCTCTCGCTTTCTACCATATAAACCGATGCGCCCGCGCTCTGCCATCTGCCGTCAGCCAGTACCGTGTCGCTGCTCAGCTGCCAGACGCCGTCGGTGATTTTCTTATTCATATTCATGCCCCTTTCGCAGGAGGGCGACCGTCGTCTGACAGCCGCCCTCCCCAGGTCTTACTCCTCGGCCAGCTCCGGGTAACCGGAGTCGATCAGGAGCTCTCTGACTTTGTCCTTCAGCAGCTTGGGTACCTGCGCGAAGGTCTTCTTGCCAAGCAAAATCTGCTGGCACCAGAGCATCGCCATCATAGTTTCCCCCTCCTTGTTAAATAGCAGCGTGCAAATAAACGATCGCAGTTTACCCACCGTAAACCACCTCGCTCATTTCAAGCAGACACTCGACCAGCATGTCGATCGAGCCCTGCTGTTCTACAATTTTCTCCCGCATTTCCGCTACCGTCATGGGCCGCTCGTCCGGCTCGACCGGTTCGTCTGGCTCTACGGGTTCCGGTTCCGGCGGTACCGGGTCGACGGGGATCTCCTCCCCGCCGTCCAGCATCGCCATGATCTCGTCATATTCGACGGCGTCGATCACGACCACCGTCGCAGGCTCGCCCACCGGCCAGCCCCGTTTGACCGGGGTCAGCCAGGTGTCAGCGTAAATGGTTTTTCTGTCGCGCCCCTGTACATAGCACGCAGCGTCGGCCCCGCAAATCATCAGACAGCGGTGCTTCACGTTCCACGTCAGCCAGGTAAAACCGGCGTCGATGACTTTGTCGTCCTGAATCACTTTGTAGTACGTCAACCGTTACACCCCCATTCGCTTACAGAGAGAAGCACGGAACGACCTGCATCCGGCTGGTGGTCGGGAATGTGTTAGAACCGCCGTACCAGGAGACGATAGCGAAGTTGACAGTATTAGCCGTCGACGCGGAACGCGTCCACTGGTTGCGGGCCGCAATCCATTTGCCTCCCTGTGTCCCTGCAGCATCGATGTGATCGCTCGAGTTCATGGCATAGGAACCGATATATCCGTGCTTGGCGACCGTTTCGGCGCTGATGTACATATAGCCGACATCGTAATACTGCTCGTTGATCCAGACGTCGCCCTCATGGATTGTGTACAGCGCGTCCAGCAGAGTCGGGTCTGTCTGACTGGAAATGATCTGCGCGTCTTCAGAGATCTTCAGACCGCAGAATTTAATACAGGACGGTCTCGTTGCATAGAATGCGATGGGCGACCCCTCCTGCGCATACGTCGTACCTGTCAGAGTATTCATTTCATATCCGGATGCCAGATAAACTTTGTCTTCGGACGTCACGGCGTCGGTGGAGTTACCAGCCACTGATGTCACCCTGACCGTTGTCAACATGGCCTGCCACGCAAAGGGCAGGGCGCTGAAGAACATACTGTTCAGGAAGGTACGCATCGGCATCGACGGCCAGCCGCCGGTATTATTCTGAGTTGGATTTATCTGCTTCAGCAGCGCCAGCCCGTGGTTGGCGATAAACGATGCCGCGCACCGCTCGGCTGTATCTCCGGGAAGCCTGTACCGCCCGGAGTCGATGTACTCCATCCGCAGCGTTTCGTGCGGCCATGTAGCCAGCTGTCGGATAGCAACGCTACCGAGATCTGCGTACCAGATCTTGCACCAGTGAATCCATCCGGTGGCCGGGTAGTCGTAGGACGAGGATCCGATGGGCAGCCCACCGAATGCAAGCACAGCATCCGTATCCGCAGACTGCGTCCTGACCAGCTCACCGATCAGCACGGTGTTGTTATAGGAGTCGGCGGTCGGGTTATTGGATACCACGTACAGGTTGTTGGATCCCTTGTAATGCCGCAGCACCACGATGGCCCGCTGCATCCCGTAGCCGATCACCAGATGCTTGTCGCCCCACTGAATGTCGGGCGCAGAGTTGTAGCGCAGGCGGAAGCCTTTGGCCCCCTCCTCCGTCATACAGCTTGCCAGCGTAGCGTTGGCCGTGGTGGCCGTAAACTCGTAGTCGATGGCCAGCGTGAAGTCCGGGGCGTCCGCGTCAAACAACTTGATGTTGGTCTTGACGACTTCCGCCACGGTGCCGCCGAAGAATTTGTTCTGCAGCACCACTTCGCTTCTCACGTTGCTGTACTCGAAGTCTTTGCCAAGCGGGATATCAATATAGTCCTTGGGTTCCCAGAATTCGTCCGCCCGTCTGTTTTTCACCACACCGCTGATCTGGGCCGGCGTCATATCCTTCAGCTCTACAGTCTTTGGCATCATCATGGGAGCTCTGTCCCATACGGCATAGACATCAGTGTCTCCGGTAATAAAGCCGGTGCTCTTGTCCCAGCCTGTGAAGACCTTGTAGATCAGGTTGGCCTCTTCGTCATCCAGCGTCGGGAAGACGGTCTGGTTGGCGTTGTAGGTGACCTCGGTGCCATAAGTCACGTTGTTCAGCACCTTCAGCGGCTCTCCGCCTCTGGCGGCAAACCAGCGCACGGTGTAGACCTTCGGTACGTTTGTATACTGCGCCCTGATGGTCTTGTTGGCCAGCACGGCGCTGTTCAGGTCATCCCACCCGCTGTAGGTATAGGTGTACTGCTGGTCTTCCTGCTTGACCGGCGTATAGACTTCGCCAGCCGCTACAGGGTCATACGGCGTACCGCCCTGATCCACGTACTGAATGTACGGGTTGCCCTTCTTGTCGAGAATCTGTGTGCCGTCCTCGTTGACGAACGTCACCACGTACTGCGGCGTGATGTCCGTATAGTCGATCGTAAGGTTCGGGTAGTATTCGCCCAGCAGTGCCAGCGTCCGGTCGCCCACGTAGTTGCAGTGAATGGTGCCCGTGATCACAGGCCATGCCTCCGGGTCATTGACCAGGTTGCCGTCCGCGTTCAGCTGTTTCCCCTGTGCGTCGCTGCTGGTCAGCGCTCTGAGCAGAGAGAAGTCCGAGCCGGTAATGGTCTCGTCGATCCCAACCAGACGGATGCCAAGGCGCAGGTCTGCCAGCTTTTCGGCCAGAATGTCCAGCACGCCCATGTTCGGGGTGTTCTCCACGCGCAGCATGACCAGATCATCCAGACTGTCATAGCTGAATGTCGTCATGTACGGCTGGTTCAGCACCACGATGCGCTTGGGCCGTCCGAGCTCCAGCGTCTCCAGAATGCCGCCGTTGGCAAACATGAAGTAGGGCACGGTTGATCCACCGGCATACACCGCCCTGATCAGCGTGTTGGCCGTCAGGTTGATGGGCGTGTCCGTAAAGCCGGTGCAGCCCTGTACGTTCAGCGTATCCAGCAGCACGCACGCGCTGGTGTCCAGGCTGGACAGGTCGCCGTTGGTATAGCCCTCTGCGTTGGATCCGATCAGCAGGGTTTTCAGTTTGCCCGCGTTGGTCAGGCCGATCTCATACGGGTGAAACGCCGCGAGACTGGACAGTTCTGTCAGGTTGCTCGCGCCGTGAATGTGAATGTTGTCCGACCGGCCGAGGACGTTCGGAGAAACAATGGAGGCCGTCTGCCCGGCAGCCCGCTTGTCGCTCATCTGCGGCGAACCGCTGTCGCCGTAGGTGACGCCAAGCCACATGGCCTGAATGGCGGCCATGGAGATGGTGCTGTCGGCAATCGCGACGGGCGTACCGCACCTGAAGGCCAGCTGGTCATTCAGGAACTGGTCGCACTGGTATTTGGAGTACAGCATGACCGAGCGCCGGTAGATGAAGGATTCCTTCTGCTCCGTACGCGAGCCGCGCTGCAGATACTTGTAGGCGCTCGTCTGCGTCCAGACCGGGTTCTCCACGTCCACGGAGTAATCCCAGTAACCCTTCGTCCATGCGTCTTCGTACTTGTACTCCATGTCCTCGTTGACCACGGCCGGGCACACCAGCTCAGCGTTTTCGGTGATATGCACCTGCCGAAGCACAGCGTAGTTGAGCGTCCCGCTGCCGGTGTTGCTTCTGGTCAGCAGCTTTGCCCGGGCCTTGATCTCGTCGGCGAAGGCGTCTTCAAACATGCACCAGAGCCGGCTGTCGTAGCCGTTGAACTGATGCGTGCCGGTTCTCGGCAGGATGTAGTTCCAGTCCGCGTAGTACGGGATGCGGATATAACCGCTGTTCTCCGCTCCGAAGCAGGAGTCCAGGTCGTACAGATCCGTGTACCAGACGCCGAAGGTGGAGTTCTCCCAGTCGATCTTCGAGATGTCCACGACGCCGGTATCAGGCGTTACGCAGTCCCAGATAGACGTGGAGGTGTCGGTAAACACCAGCGATTCGCTCCGCACGTCCTTGCAGCTCAGGAACATATTCTTGGCGCGGTTATCACACAGCGCCACCCATTCAATGAACAGGTAGTAGATCAGCGCGTGCTCCATGTTGAAGTGACGCGGGAACTCTCGAATGAAGATCGCCCGCTTGAGCGCCCGCTCCGTCGTATAGCTGCGGCCGTCGTACACGCCACCGGTACCGCTCCGGGTTGAAGCATCCCAGAAGTTGGCGCGCTGATACACCCAGGAGAACAGTACCTGAATGTGGCTGTAGTCAGGATCAATGCCGGCGTCATCCAGATCGCCTTCGTCCGGGTAGCAGCTTTCCAGACCGTTTCTGGCCTGCAGCTTATAGCTGGTGCCGTCCGTCGCATAGATCTTTTCCATCAGCCGGTCGGTCGTGAACGTGCACAGCGGGTTGGAGTTGTCCTTGAATTCCCACTTCTGCTGAAGCGTATCCGCCCCGTCGTCGCCGTCGTCCTTCAGGCCGAAGGAGCTGACGTTGCTCTTGTCGTTGTTCAGACACCCGTCGCCCGCAAACTGAATGACGTCCGGGGCATAGTCTTCAAACAGGGTGTCCGGGTCATAATCTTCCGCTGCCATGTTGAACAGTAGACACCTGAAGCCCCAGATCGTGTTCTGTACCAGACTGCCGGCTTCCTTGTCATTGAACAGGGTGTCGGCGATGTTGGCGTTGAAGGTGTTGGCGTGGTCGGTAGACATGTAGTCCATCTTAAAGCACAGGGTGCTCTCGCCCTTGGACAGCGGCTGGTTGTTGCTGTCGTAGCCCTTCAGGACGTACTTGACCTTCTCCGTCCCGCTGCCGTCCGCTTTGTTCCTGACCAGATACACCTTGAAATTCTTGCGCATGAACCGCTGGGAAGACGTGCCCTGTACCTTGATCGAAGATACGAAGCGGTCGGCCTGATCCCTGTCCAGCATGGAGAACTCCGTCTGATAGGATCCTGCCCCGTCCGGCTTGGTCAGCACGGTGCCGATGTACTGGCGGTCATTCTTGTGGTTGGACAGGTTGCCGATGAACAGCAAGCACGGGTACTTGAGCCGGGCCTTTGCGTAGTCGACATGTCCGTTGCTGTTCAGGATGTCATTGAACCTGTTCTGCATGATCCTGTCGCGGATGTCAATGTCGCTGTTCATGTGGTTGCGCAGCACCTCTGCCCGCGTCAGCCCGCGGTTATACATCCTGACGTCGTACAGCTTGGTCACGCAGTCGTCCGATCCGATGGTGATGCCGGCCGTGCCGTTGTACACAGCCGTTTCGTCGTACAGATAGCTGTTGGCGTACTCGCCGTTGATGAAGATATTCGCGTAGCTGGTGAAGCGGTTGTCCTGCGTATAGGTCTTCGGCTGAATGACAAAGGATACCCGGATGTGCTTTTCGTCCTTGATGTACGCGCACGGGATAGATTCTTCGTTTTCAATAAAGCCGGTGCTGTCCAGTACGGGAGCCTGACCGTCAGCCAGCAGATAGCACACCTGCGGCGTGATCACAAAGCCGACCCCGTTTGCGTCCAGGCAGCTGAAGACTACGCTGTTCTGATTGGTCACGTTGTCCAGCTCGAACTCAAACTCGATCGTACGTCCGCTGGTCGTCACGGTCGCTCCGCTCGCGGCGTCCAGTACGACGGTTTGATTGTCCTTGTTGATGAAGTCCGTGGTCAGAATCGGCAGCTGAATATTCATGCGGGCCGCCCCTGCGATGGTCAGGGATTCGCCGTCAATGTAGCCGTCGTTGACCCAGTTGAAATCCGTCAGCTCGGTATAGATGTTGACGTCGTTGCCCGCCGCGTCTTCCAGCTCGTAGACGTACTCTTCGCGTCCGACGGTGCTGTTGGTGTAGCCGGCAGGCCGGTAGCTGTAGACGAGGCCGGTTTCCACCGGGTTGATCTCATAGCTCGTCTGCACCTCGGTCACCGTGAAGGTGATGGTCGAAGTGGTCGTGCCGCTCCTCAGCTCGATGTACCCGGTGCCGAGATCTGGATACCGGCTGATCGGCAGTGCGGTCATTCTGTTGTTCTGGATGTCGCTGAAGGAGGCCTCGTAATAGTTGGTCTCCGCCCCGTTGTTGGATGAATACACCCTGACCGACAGGCTTTCGGTCGTCTCTCTGCCGGGCGTATAGCACACGTAGTCCAGGTACAGCGTCTCGCCGTTTTCGATGACGTCGTCCCGCAGGGTAGCGCCGACGATCGGGGCGTCGCCGACCCCATTGTCGTAGAGAATCGGGAAGCGTACTTCGTTGGAAGTCGCCCCTTCGGGCGTCGCAAACCACAGTCTGGCGCTGTGCGCCCCGTAGCTGTAGCTGCCGGCCAGCCTGACCTGAATCCTCAGCTGCTGGTTGTGGCTCTCGCCGACGTCCACATGGGTATATTCCGCCCCATCAATATACAGATATACCGTCTTCCTGACGCCCGCGCCCGTGCAGGTGTAGGGGATGGTCAGGTTGCCGGTGTAGGTGGCGGAGGCGTTGAACGTCGTGGAGATATTCAGCGCCACGCTCGTGATGTTGTACTGGATGGTCTTCGACTGCGCATCCTCGTCCGACCGCCCGTTGGCGCAGATCAGCCGGATGTTGGTCACGCTGCCCTCTGTCAGCAGGTCGGTCACGTCCAGCCGCTGCTGCACGTTGGCCGGGATCTGCTGGTTGGAGATGTAGGTAATCCAGTTGGCCGCGCTCGCCAGCTTGTACTGCACCGTCAGCAGGCCGTTCTGGTTCTGCAGCTCGGAGCCGTAGTATTCCGTGTAGGTGAACGGGATCACGGTCCGCTGGTTCGACGCCACGGTCAGCGTGGTAGATGTCAGCCCGTTGATGATGCGCACCGCGTAGCCGCTCGCACCGCCGCCTCCGCCACCCTCGATGAAGACGGGGTTGAACAGGTCGTTGCCGTCCTCGTCATAGAAATGCAGATAGTGGTTCGCGTCGTATTCCACCGCGTCGATGGCCAGCCCCTGATCGATCCCGATCGTCTGGCTCGACCCGCTGGAGTAATCCACGCGCAGGCCATCTTCCGTCCGGGTGATGTTCGTCACCGCGTTGCCGACCGCGTCTACAGCCAGCTGCAGCTCGGACACCACGCCGCTCAGGTCGGTCAGCTCACTGGCCGCCGCTGCGCCGATGTTGCTCCGGGCCTGACCGCGCTCCGTGTTGTTCAGCGTCTGCGCTTCGCTGTATTTGACCGTTCCTTCGGTCAGACTGTCCAGCTGATCCAGCCCGAGGTTTTCGAGCGCCTGCGCCTTCTCTTCCGGGCTCAACTCCTGCGCCTCGCTGTACTTGACTGTCCCGGTCACCATCGACCCGATGTCATCCAGACCGATGTTGGCCTGTGCCTGCGCCTTCTCTTCTTCGGTCAGCTCCTGCGCCTCGTCATAGCGCACCCGGCCGCTGACCATGTCGTCCATATTTTCCAGACCGATGTTGGCCTGTGCCTGCGCTTTCTGCGCCGGTGTCAATACCTGTGCCTCGGTAAACTTCACGGCCACGCCGGCCGCTTCTGCGCCGATATTACTGCGGGCAGTCGCCTTCTGTGCCGTGGTCAGTCCCTGGTCGTCCGCATAGGATACCAGCCCGTTTCCCGCCTCGGCGACCTCCGCTTCCACCCCTGCGATTCCCTCTTCGATCTTGTTCATCGCCGCCGATGAGATCGTATCGCCCGGGCTCCATATAGTTTTTTGGTATGCCATGCGCAACCCTCCTGATGAATCCCACTCAGATCTCCGCGTTGAACAGACCCGTCATTGACAGACCGTTCGTCAGCAGGCAATCCTCCTGCTCCGCCAGATACTGATATGGAAGAAATTGTGATGGATAGAATCCTGTATCATACATGCGCCTGTTCTCAAACGTCATCAGCGAGTCGATGACGAAGGGCAGCTCGTTGGGATCATCGTGCGGCAGGATGGCATAGTCCGCCTGGCCGACGTCCGCGATGGGCTTCTCCCGCCCGGAGTCCACAGCGAACTCGGGCGCGGCGCTCTTCACGATAAAGTTTCTGCCGCCGAGAAAGTTGATAATGCCGTCATTCTGGACGACGCCGTCAATTTTTTCCTGCATGATCTCACCCCATCAGTCTGGCGAAGATCACGGCCTTCGTCCCCATGGCGCCCGGATCAATCGTGATCTGGTGCCAGTTGTCCAGCCTGTCCGCCGTCAGCCGCCTTCCGTCGATGAACCACTGAATGCCGCCCAGCGCATAAATCTCCGCCTGTGACAGCATCCTGCTGCCGGCATATACGTCGGCCGTCAGGGTCATGGATCCTTCCTCCGCCCGGTACGTCATGCCAGATTCTGATGTGATCTTGATCACCACGACGTCCGCGCCGCGCACGCCGAACTGCGTCACCGTATAGACGGTGCACGGCTCTCCCCCGTTGGCGTATTCCGTCAGGGTCTTCGTCCACAGGTAGTCTCCGCCGCCCGCTTCCGGGATGGTGCTCTGCCAGTCCGCTTCGTCGCCCGGCGGCTCCGTGCCGCTGTCACCGATACAGTAGGTGACCGTTACCGTCTGCCTCGTGCGCTGGTTGATTGCGTCCGAAAACTCCGTACTGCCCGTTACTGTCGAAATGATCGCCTGGTCAGACAGCCTGATGGAAACCTCTTTCATCGTGTCGTCGTAAAGCTGCTTGAGCGCCAGCTGCAGGGATCCGTTGCCGACGATATCCACAGCGTTCAGTTCGTTGATAAAAGCCTGACGGGCAAACAGCTCGGACACGTTGATGTTGTTGGCGATCATTTTATTGATCATCGCGTTGTTGACAAAGATGTCCTCCGCGTTCAGCGTCTTCGCCGTCACACTGCCCTCGACGATCTTCTCCCCTGCGTTGATCGACAGGTCGGCGACCTCATCGTTGCCGATCTGGATCCTTTCCTCGGCATGCAGTGTCGGGACTCCATCCGGCCCGACCTCGACGGTCACCTGATAGTATCCGCCTTCCTTGCCCTTAACCACCAGCTGGCCAACCGTCAGGCTGACCATGTTGGCGTCTGTCACGGCGAGGTCCGCGATGTACAGCTTGCCGCCCAGACCCTTCTGAATGATTACGTCGTCCGCTGTCAGGGCCTTGATCTGCGCCCAGTCGATCTTGGCGTCGCCGATCTCTGCCTGCGCGATCTTCGCCGCCTTTGCCTCAAGGTCAGTAATCTGCGCCGAATCAATTTTCGCCTGACCGATCTGTGCGTCCGCAATCTGAGCGAAGTTAGCATGCAGTGCGTCAATAACAGCCTGTTGGATGTTCGCGTTATAGATGTCCGCCGTCCAGATCTCAGCAAACCTGGCTTCCAGCTCGTCAACCTGACTGCGGTTGATATACACGTCATTCAGGTATAGCTTGCCGTCCTCGCCCAGCGTGGCGATCTGGCTGATGTCGATGTCTGCGTTGCGGATGGCCCCTGCCACAAAGTCATTCAGCCCGGTGATATTGTCGACATTCATCACCAGATTGGATGTATTGACGTTTGAGACGTCGCCCTCAATCTGATCCGCGCTGATTACGGCGCTGGAGATCATGCCCTGCATGTTCTTCCGCAGCGTCTGCATACAGGCTTCTACGATCTGTTGAGCCAGCGCCTGTACAACGTCGCTGTAATTATCAGCCGCCATGCTCCATCACCTCCGTCAGCCCCCGTATGTCATATCGCTCATTGACCTTCAGCTTGCGTACTCCCATAGGAGTACCACCCATCGCGGCGGCGTCCTTTGCGTTGAGACTCTTCTTGTCCAGTACGTCCGTGTATGCGATGAACCTGTCGATCGGGATGTAGTACGTCTCCCCCGCCTGCCGGAAGTTGATCACCAGTCCGGCGAAGATGCTGGGAAAGGCGGCTGCCTTCTGCAGCCCCTGGATCTGATGCTTCTTGATTTCAAAGGTATGCTTTTTGCCGTCCGTTTCAAAGTCTTCCCGCCAGTAGGTAATACTCTGTTTGGTGCTCTTCAGCTCCAGACAGTATAACCTCTGCCCGGTATACATAAGGCAGTCAAAGGGGTTACTGACAGCGTAGGACGAATTGCCCCCAGTAAACCCGACTGCCGGGTCATGCAGTCTCAGATAGTAAAATTCTTTGGGGACGGACGCCTTGAAGTTGTTTTCAAATTTCTTTCCTGTATTCATGCCGTCTCCTTTTGTAAAGAAAAATGCCTGCTAACTATGACGAAGGTGCTACCCCCGTCATTACAACCTCGGCTTTGGTTTCCAGAAAGTTGCGAAAAGAGTGGCTGTTGAAAAGCCACTCCTTTCTGCTTTATCTGCGTCTCTTCTTTTTGCCCGCAGACACAGCGGGTGTTTTTTCGGGCTCCACCTGTTCCCCTTCCGGTTCTTCGGAAACTTCCTTCTCCGGTTCGCCCTCGTCACCGGCTTCTTCACCGGTGTTCATGATCTCTTCGATCAGCGCCCGTCCGGGAGCCTTCTCCCAGCTCAGGGCGTCCTGTGCAGCCAGAATGTCTCTGGCCGCGCTCCGGTCGAGCTGCCCGTGCGCGTACTGCCACATGGCGTAGTACGCCTGATAATGGCCTTCAGCGCAGCAGGCTGCCCGCCATGTCTTGTTGATCTTTTTGTCACAGCTGTCACAGGCGTAGTATTCCTTGCCGCACGCCAGACATTTGTGATTTGGCTTGTGATTGTCCTGCATCGCTTCATCCTCCGTACATGATCAGGCGGCAGACCTCACGAGGCCTGCCGCCGTTGTGTTATCGATTACTGTTCGGGGATGGTGACGGTGAACAGCTTCTTCTCGTAGTCGCAGTAGTCCTGCATGCAGCGCAGGGTGAAGGGGTGCTGGCCGTCGGTGGTCAGGTCGAGATCGAACTCGGAGCTGAGCTTGGCAGCCGGGAAGTCCACGTAGGCGTAGTACTTCGTGGTGATGTCGCAGGTGTCGTGGCCCAGAACTTCCAGCAGGAAGCGGCCGGCATCCGGGAAGTTGATAGCATCCGCGGTGGCCTGCACAGCGCCGTTGCCATCCGTGCCGTCAGCGATGTAGTCGTAGAACACCAGAACCTTGGAGCTGGTGGTCACGTCGGTGGGCGGGGTGATGGTCTTGGTGGCGGCGTTCACGGAGAACACGCCAGCGCCGGCAGAGGCGCCGACTTCGTACTTCTTGCCGACGGTGCCATCGGGATTCAGGGCATACGCGAAGGGAACTTCAGCGCCAGCGGTGCCGACGGGGATGTGCTTGAGCACAGCGCCGGTGCCGGTAACCCAGTCGAGGGTCTCGCAGATGGAAACCTGCAGGGTGTCCTGAGCGGTAGCAGCCTTCTTCACGGTACCAGACTGAGCAGCCAGCAGGCCCAGATCGAACAGGGCGTTGGTGCCGGAGAATTCGCAGGTCTTGGCACGCTCGAAAGTCATGATCGGTACACCGATGGCGTCAACGGCGTCGGTGCTGTCAGCGGTCATGGAGATGCTGGGGTCAGTGATCTGATTCAGGGACCAGAGCATTTCGTAGGTGCCCTTCTTGAACATGGTGCCGCGGATAGCGCGGTCGATGACGAAAGAAGAAATATCGAAAGCCATAGTTCATACATCCTTTCTTTGTTTGTAGTGTGTTCAACAATACAAAAGGCGGCCCCGCTTAGAGCCGCCATTGTTGATAAAGTGATTAAGCTTTGCCGTCGTACAGGTCGCGCAGACCATCCAGATATTTCTTCTGGATCTTGTCCGGGTTGACCTTGCCGGCGTAGATACCGTTTAACAGCAGATTGGCCGAGTTGATCGTGCAGATACGCCTGACCGAATCGAAGAACGGAAAAATGTGCAGATCGTTCATGTCGTTGACGCCCAGCGTTGAGCCGGGGCTGTTGGCCAGAAAGCTCGCCAGCGGCATCAGGGTCGACTTATAGTCCTTGTCCCGCTGACGCTGCTTGTTGAGCCTGTCCTCTTCAACCATGAATCTCCTGGTCGTCATGTTGCCCGCATACTCCGGCTGTTTCTTGATACCGTGTATGGTGGCCACGTAGTTGAAAATATGACTGTAAATCAGGATATCGATCTTTACGCCGCTGTCCGGGTCATACATGCAGTAGCTGTCGTTTTCAACCTGCCGGTACCACCCCATCTTCGTGAAATCCACGTCGCCAAACAGAATCCTCGTGCGCTCTACCGGTATCCCGTGCATGATGGACTTGAACAGTTCAAAGTCCGGCACGTCGCCCCAGTAGACGCCGTCGTCTGCCAGCTCGGACTTCATGTCCGATGAAATTACCGTGACCGTGTTGACCAGTCCCCAGTAGGATTTTTCCCCGTACTGGATGATCTCCCCGATCGTCGGCTGGTGTACCGTGATCAATGGATTGACTTTGTAGTCAGCGCCGAAATAGGCCGCGCCGAAATCAATCGGCTCCACGGGGACTCTATCGATCAAGCCCTTCGCCAATGGCATTACCCCATTTCGTCCTGTAGACCATGTCCTTGGTGCGGAAGTCAGAGGAGAAGATGATCCTGTAACCGCGCTGGGGTTTCATTTTCTGAAAACCCATGTCCGTCCGGTTGTTGAGCAGGGCGTCGATCCGGGAACAGATCAGGTCTCTGCGGATCTGGCCGCGCCCGTTCTCGTCAATAAAATTCATCTGGCTCTTGTGAACGCAGACATAAATGTGTATCTCAAAATCTCTTGCGGTCGG